GGGTTTTCGGGGAAAATGGCTTAACCGGCGCAAAAAGCCGAAAAAGCCGCGTGGATAACCGAAAAGCATCACGCATCGTTAGCTTTGAGGGGATGCTCATAAAATTGAACAACTTTTTTGGCGCATAATGTTGCGGCGATGCTGCATAGACTGCATAAGTTGGCCCCGACCTCAGTATATGAGGCCGGGGCTTTTCTCATGTCTTGTAGGTGAACGTGTGGGTCGATCCGTTCTTGAAGGTGATGGAGATGACGCGGCCGTCGTTCACGACGATGTGGTCGATGATCTGCTGGAGGAAGCTGCGCGGGATGGAGGGGTCGATGGCGCGGATGTACTTCTCGTAGTCGATGTAGCGGTCTTCAATCAGCTTGTTCGCCATGATGTAGTAGCTGGCCTTGCCGATGAAGTCGTCGCCCAGTTCCTCACTGGACTCTTGATTCTGCAGTTCCTCGATGCGGGCGTTGACTTCTTCGAGCTGTTTGGTGATCTGGCCGCGCTGCATGACGAAGTCTTTCTCTGGCATGGCTTCGTCGTCGTAGAGGTACAGGGCGTTCAATCTGGCGAGGGCGTTGTCGAGCTTGCGGCGCCGAGCGCGGAGGGTGTCAATTTCACGGATGGAGTTGTCATCACCGGAGAAGGCGATTTGCGGGCGGTACTCCACGGCGTCGCCGGCAGAACGGAACGCATCGAGAAGCTGGCCCAGAGCGTCGGTGCTGACGGAGGCCACGTCCTCGAACGCTTCGCCGCGGAGCAGCTTACGCTCCAGAACCTCGGGCGTCGTGGCCTCAGAGGAGTTCTTGGAGGCCCTGATGATGTTGGCGACGTAGTTCAGGACGAACGGGCCGAGCGTGGTATCGGAGATGTACTTGTTGGTGCAGGAGGTTCCTTTGCGCCGCCGACTGCCGCAGGCATATTGCGAGGGACGGAAGCCGTTTGCCCGCCGCCGGTCGAGGTTGGCTGTCATGTTGGAGCCGCACTGGCCGCAGCGGAGCAGACCAGCGAAGATGTGGATGTTCTTCCTGACGTATGTTTTGTGAGAGGGAACGCCGCCGCGCTTGTTCCGAGTCAGCAGGAACTTCATGCGGCAGAATACATCTTCGTTCAGAATGGGTTCGTGGTGGTTCTCGACGGTGATCCATTCGTCAGAGTCGCGCTTCTCGATGCCCTTGCCGTCGGAATGGACATTGTAGACGTACTGGCCGATGTACCACTGGTTCGTCAGGATGGTGCGCACCGTGGTTGGCGTCCATTGGCCGCCCGTCTTCGTGACGATACCGGCGTCGTTGAGGTACTTGGCGACATAGAGCAAGGACTGGTACTGCTCGTACAGTTCGGCCATGCGGCGGATGGCCTTGGCCTCCTCGGGGACGATGGAGAATGTCTTTGTTTCCTTCGACCACGAATAGCCGAAGGGGACACGGCCACCATTCCATTGACCGTCTGAGGCACGGGAGAGCATGACGGCCGTGACGCGCTCGGCGGTGGTCTTGCGCTCCAGTTCGGCGAAGATCAGGATAATGCGCATCATGGCCTCACCGATGGCGGAGGAGGTGTCGAACTGTTCGTTCTTGGAGACGAAGGTGACACCGAGGGACTGCAGTTCATCGTGCATGGTGGCGAAGTCAATCAGATTGCGACTGATGCGGTCGATCTTCCAGACGACGAGGTGGGTAAACTCGCCAGTGCGGATGCGATCCATCATGGCCTGATATTCGGGGCGGTCGGTGTTTTTGGCTGAGTAGCCGGGGTCTTCAAACACGACGTAGTCGGTGATGCCCAGAACCAGCGTGACATAGGCAATCAGCTCGCGGCGCTGCACCTTGAGGGAGTCCTTATCGACCTGCCAGTGAGTAGAGACGCGAATGTAGATGGCCGCTTTCTTGGCGGCCAGTTTCTCGGCGATGCGAGAAGCCATACGAAGTCCTCCTTTTTTCGGGATATTCCATAGGAACGTCCGACCAAAAATCCACGGACGTTCCGAGTATAACCGTAACCATACCGTAACCGTAACCTATACCGTAAACGTAACGTAACCGTCAGATATAGTTTTGGGGCACCGCTACCGCGATGCCCCGTATGTGTTTTTATTGCGAGACTGTTTTTGCGAAGCCTCTGGCCGCTGCTACAAGCCCCATCGTGCCATCCATTAGGGCGTCAATGCTGAGGGGCAAGACACTGATGGAGCCATCAGGTGCGGGCTTCATGGAGGCTGTGTCCGCATAGGGAATGAGAGCCTCGAAGAAGCTGTTGGCCTCGGCGGGATCTCGCCCGTTGCTTTGGAGCTGGTGCCGGGTGACACGGGGCTCGGCCACCACGTCCGAGCGATGCTGCCCGATGGTGAACTTGAAGAGCTGGTACGGGCGGCCATCTCCGAGCGGAGCATACTGAACGATGATCTCACGGCCGATGGAGACGGCGCTGAAACCATCCATGACTTCGAGAGCGCCGATGAACTCGGTCACGTCGTCGGGGTCAACGCCTTTTGCGGCAGAGAAGCGGTCAATGAGTTCGCGGCTGGTAAAGACCTTGTGCGCGGAGGCTGAGTCGATGACCTCGAAGAGCAATTCGCCGTCGGCCAGCGTTGCGACGAGAGCCTTGCTGATGTTGCCTTTGTCGGAGAAACCCGCAAGGCCGGCGCGAACAAGGACGTCGATGATGTCGGCAGCCTGTCCTTCAGCGCGGTAGAAATGGTCGGCGCAGACCTCGTTGAGCTGCTCCGCGTTCCACGCCCTCACGATGGAGGCGACGCGGCGCAGATGCTTTGGGTCGGCGTCAGTCGGTGAAGCACCGGCAAGGGGGAGGGGCAGCCTGACGGCGACGCGGCCGGTGGGCGAGATGAACAGGTCAATGTGATACTCGCGCCCCACAGTATCGGTGAGGCTGATGCCTTGCCCGATGCAGACGAGGTTCTTGTAATCGCTGGGGATGTTGTCCAGACGTTCGACCTCCGAGCCGATTTCGGCAAAGAAGGCAGAACGTCCCAAGTCTTTGCCGAAGATCATGGTTAGTTCTCCTCTCGATATTTTTTGAGTACGGTCTCGACGATGGTACGGTCATCAGGCGAGGCCAGAGCGTACAGAGTGGCAAACTCGCGGACTTCTGCGGGGAGCGCCTCGTAGCGGTCATTGCTGAGGCCCAGCAGCCAGTCAACGGAAACGCCGAAGTAGCGGGCGAGCCGAACGACGTACTTGAGTTCAGGCTCACGGACGCCCTGAAGGTATCTCGACAGGGTGGGCGTCGAGACGTTGATCTCCGCGGCGATGTCCTTTGAATAGAGACCCCTGCTTTCAATCAGGTCGCGCAGGTTCTTCTTGAAGGCGGTAAAATCGAGTTCGAGTTCCATGATGTTTCTCCTTTGCCAGCGTGATTGTTCGTATTAGCCATTGTAAAGCTCTTTGAGTGAAATCGCAAACATTTTTTGCGAGAAAACTGCAAAAAACTATTGACATTAGCCGCGTGGATAATTATAATAATCACATCAGTTAATTATCTTCAAAAAAAGATAGGCAGAAAGGGGTGAACATTATGAAACCACTCGAAATCAAGGGAGCCCGTGCAAGGCTTGGATTTACGCAGAAGTACATGGCAGAGAAGCTCGGCCTCACGGAAGTCTCCTACGGGAGAAAAGAGAGAGGCGAAGTAGAGTTTACCTTGGACGAAGTCCCGGAGGTCGCCAGCCTGCTCACGTTGAACAATGCGCAGGTGAACGACTTTTTCTTCGACGGCAAGTTGCCAACTGGTTAATCGAGGCCATCATCGGTGTCGGTGTATATTTTTTTGCCCGATGATTAGCCGCTTGGATAATTTCTCTTGCCACTACGGTAATTATAGGCGATTGGAGGCTCAGAAAAAATGGGACGTGACGCTACGAAAGCGGCGGGAAATCCGTGGTATCAAGCCAGAAAAAAGGCTGCTGAATATGACGACAGGCTATGTAGCCGTGAGAGCGCGGCTGAGCAGCTCGGAATGTCGGTGTCTTCGCTGGCAGATGCGGAGCTGGGGAACACAAAGTTCATGCCGGTTGACAAGGCGGTGCTCATGGCTGACAGGTACAACGCCCCGTGGCTGCTGAACCACTACTGCCTGAACGAGTGCCCGATTGGATGCAGGCATTCGCTCTCCGATGAAGTGGTCGGCATCGACCGCGTGACGGTCAAGCTGCTGAAAAGCCTGAAGACCGAAAAGCTCGGAGATGTCAAGGACACGCTCCTTGACATCGCGGCAGACGGGAAAATCACCGAAGACGAGAAGCCGGCGCTTCAAGAGGTTTTGGCCTACCTCGATGATTTGGCAAAGACCGTGAGCGAGTTGAAGACCATCGGCGAGATGGCTCTGCACGAAGATGGTGATGCTCATGGAACAAAGTAGTCTGATGGCTATACTCGCGGAAGAGTATGGCATCAAAAGCCCACAGGAGCTTGCGGAGGCTATTCGGCGGATGAAACCGTTGGATCTGGCCCCGTTCTGCGCGACACCTGAGAAAACGAAGGAGGACAAAGCATCATGACCCGAATGGAACGGCGAAGAATACGCCGCCGCATCTTGCGAATCAAGCTGGCGACCACAGCGGCCGTGCTGACGCTGACCACGGCCAGCATCGTAGCCCTGACAGGGGGGGCGGCCGAAACGGTGCCTGAACAAACACCGCAGCCGCCCGCGTTGCAGGCTGAGCCGGTTCTGCTGGTTGCAGAGCACGACAGTACATACCAGCCCGTCCAGATGACGGCCGAGCCTGTTCAGGAACCGGAACCCGTCGAGGAAGAGGACGAGAACGAGAAAATCGAGGCCGCTCTGCTGGAGCAAGGCTATCTGCACGAGGAAATCCCGCTGGACTTCGACCTGCAGTGCCACCTGATTACGGTCTGCGAAGAATACGGCGTCCCTCAGAGCGTGGCTCTGGGTGTTATTCAGGCCGAGAGCTCGTTTACGGCCACGGCCTCGAACGGCAGTTGCTACGGCTATATGCAGATCAACAGCATCAACTCTGCGTGGCTGGCTGAGAAAATCGGAGTCACGGATCTGACCGACCCGTACCAGAATATCCGCTCTGGCGTGTTCATCCTGAGCGACCTGTACGGGAAGTACGGGGACTGGCACAAAGCGTTGATTTGTTACAACTACGGTGAGGGCGGCGCTCAGGAGCACGTCTTCAGCAAAGGATACACGACCACGTCGTACAGCCGCACGGTGATGGAATACGCGGACGCATGGGCGGAGGTACTGGCATGATCGACACGACGAAGCTGAATACCGAGGAGCTGGGCAACATCATCGTGGACGTCCAGAACGAGACTGGCTTCTGGTTCGATGTGGATGACATGGTCGCTATCATGCAGCACACCATCCGCAAGGCAGACCTGAACGGCAAGGACGAGGAGTACGTGCCTCTGCTGTTCAGGAACGAGCTGGAAGACCACGTGATGCGTGAGCGAATCAATGCGATTGGGAGGAGAAACTTATGTGCTCGATCTGTTTGCACAGCCCTTGCCTAAGCGGCTGCCCGAATGCGCCAGACCCGACGCCGGTGACGTATTGCCGTTCCTGCGGCGAACCGATTATCCCCGGCGACGAGTACGCCGACATCGACGGCGAGGCGTGGTGCGAGGGATGCTTGGATGACCTGCCTCTCTGCGTCCTGATCCCGAAGTTGGGTTGGGAGTGGAAAACGGTGCAGGAGGGCGAAAACGTCCAGTGCGTGGACTGTAAGTGCTGCGGAGACACCGAGCCGCTCCCAGTTGGAACGGAATACGGCGAGATCGACGGGGACGCCTTCTGCGAGGAATGCCTCGAAGACACTCCGCTCAGCGATCTGGTAGAGCGGTGCGGCCATGACTGGAAAACCGCGAGCGAGGAGGACATTCCCGATGGATATGACGGTTGAGGTTCCTGAACTGCCCGAGCTGACCTTCGACGAGGCCAGCCACATCTACCGGCTGAACGGCGACATCATACCGAGCGTATCAAAGCTGATGGAGCCGCTGAAAGACCAGTGCTACGGCGGCATCAGCAAGCGGACGCTGGAGAACGCCGCCAACAAAGGCTCCTCGGTGCATAACAGCATCGAGAACTGGATCAAGTTCGGCATCGACGATATTCCGTCGGAGCATCGCGGCTACTTCAACGGCTTCATGGAATGGTGGAAGCAGTACAAGCCGCGGGTTTTCGGCTCTGAGGTGCGCATTTACCACAAGCTGATGCGCTACGGTGGGACGATTGACCTGCTCTGCGAGATCGGTGGCCTGCTGGAGCTGATTGACTTCAAGACGACCTACTCGCTGCTGGAGATGACCTGCGGCGTCCAGCTTGAAGCCTATTCGCAGGCCCTCATTTCCCACGGCATCACGCCGCAGCGGAAGCACATCCTGCATCTGAAAAAGGACGGGAAATGGGCGTTCCGCGAGTTCCCGGCCAAAGACCCCGCCAGATGCCGCGTAGTCGGGGCGCTGAAATGTCTGTACGACTATGAACAGTCTTACAAATAAACGAAAAGGAGTGTCAGTATGAACGACGCAAAGACCATCGGAAGCAATGCCCTTGTCCTTGACACCGCAGAAGAGAACGTGACCGTGATGAACGCTGAAGAGAGCAAGCTCGGCAAAGAAGTCAGCTTGATTGAGCAGCGGGCCGAAGCGGTCGTCGTTGCCTCCAGGGCGGACTTCGAGGACGCTGGCCTGTTTCTGAAGCAGATCAAGCAGGCACAGAAACAGGTCAAAGACTACTGGGAGCCTCTCCGCGTGTCTGCCAAGAAGAGCTACGACGAGGTTCTGGCCCACAGAAAGGAAATGATCGAACCGTTGGAAAAGGCGGAGAAGATCGTCAAGGCCAAGGTGAACGAGTACAGCACGGAGCAGGAACGCAAGCGCCGTGAGCAGGAGGAGGCCATGCGCCGACTGGCTCAGGCAGAGATCGACCGCCACCTGAACGAAGCCGCCGAAGCAGAGGCCAACGGTGACGCTGTTGGCGCCGAGTACGCTATGGCCGAAGCCGAGATGATGGAAGGGGTGTCCATCGCCGGCGGCGTCCAGCATCAGACGCCCAAGGTCAAGGGCATCTCCCAGAGCAAGACGTGGGAAATCTGCGAGTCCGAGTGCGACTGGTCTAAGGTTCCTGTGTCTCTCATTGGCATTGAGCTGCGCCCGGTCGATAAGGCTGCGGTGCTCCGCCTGATTAAGATGTCCAAGGGTCAGGTCGAGATCCCCGGCATCAAGTTCCGCGAAACCTACACCACCAGCGTCAGCACCCGGTAAAACCGGAGAATAACAGGAGGTCAACATGAGTAACGAAAACAAACTGAGCACGGCGCCCGCTGGGGCTGTGGCTCAGAAAACGGCCGGCGGGGGAGCCTTGAGCGTCTTCGCTGACGGCGCGAGCTTTAATACGGCTCTGCGCATGGCCCAGTGCCTTGCGTCGTCTACGGTAGTCCCCAAGGAGTACCACGGAAACGTCGGCAACTGCATGATCGCTATTGAGATGGCGTCCCGCATCAACACCAGTCCGATGATGGTGATGCAGAACCTCTACATCGTCAATGGGCGTCCTGCGTGGTCGAGCCAGTGGATCATCGCCATGATTAACAGTAGCCGCCGGTACAAGACCGAGCTGCAGTTCGAGTTCGGCCGCGATAAAGCTGACGGCGGCCTGAGCTGCCGCGCTTGGGCGGAGGATTACTCCGGTCACAAGGTCTACGGCCCGAAAATCACGATGAACATGGCGAACGAGGAGGGCTGGACGAGCAAAAACGGAAGCAAGTGGAAGACCATGCCTGACGTGATGATCCAGTACCGTGCTGCTTCGTTCTTCGGCCGCATGAACTGTCCTGACATGATTATGGGCATTTACAGTCAGGAGGAAGTCCTCGACATGGGCGACATCCCGACGGACGGCTTTGCGCTGGTCGTCGATCCCAGCACCGGCGAAGTGACCGAGGCCGAAAAGGATGAACCCATCACGCAGGATCAGCGCCAGACGCTTTTCAAGATGGCAACGAGCGCCTTCGGGCAGGAAGCGAACGGCATCCTGAAATCCCTGCTGGCCGCCGAGGGCTACGAGTCCACGGAGGGCCTGCCCACGTCTGCGTATCACCGCATCACCGAAAAGGTCATGGAAATGGCTCAGGAGAGAAAGCCTGAACCCGAAGCACCGCAGGAAACCGGAGACACCGCCCCTGCCAGCGACCAGCCCGATTTTCCCGGTAAAGAGTGATGCGATCCGACGGCATAGCCGTCACACAGACAGGCAGGTGAGAAAATGGCATGGATCAGCGTACACGAAAGTATCGACGGACCGAAGCTGCGAAATCTGTATAAGCAGCTCGGTTGCTCAAAGTTCGAGGCGACGGGCATCCTGAACTTCTTGTGGTTCTGGGGGCTTACGAACGCTGAGAGGGACGGGCTCATACTGTATGCAGAAAAAGAGGACATCGAGCGATACCTGTACGGCGTCGGCGCAGGTTGTGTGCTCGATCCGAAGAAAATCGTGGATGCACTCTTCGATAGCGGCTGGCTCGACTGGTCGCCTCGCGGAATCTGTATTCACGACTGGGAGACTTGGCAAGCTCAATGGCAGAAGGCCAAGGACGCCCGAGAGCGCGACGCTGCCCGCAAGCGCGAGAGTCGGCGGAACAGCAAAGCGGCGGCCCAAAATGAGGAAAAAGCGGACGCGGCGAAGGACGGTCACACGGACAGTCCTGCGGACGGCGAGGAAAAGCAGCTTAAAATCGACGAGGGAGAGGCCCCCACGGCCGAAAAAGCACCGACGGAGCCGCCTGAACCGCCGAAGCCCCCTGCAGAACCAGCAACACCGAAGTACACGCCGACCTTCGACGAGTTCTGGGACGCATACCCGAAAAAGGCTGAGAAGGGTAACGCCTTCAAGAAGTATCAGGCCCGCATCCACGAGGGTTATTCCCCGGAGGAGCTGCTGATGGCCGCTCGGAATTATGCGACCCAGTGCAAGAGGCTTGGCACCGAGAAGCAGTACATCAAACACCCGAAGACGTTCCTGAGCGACAGCCGGCCGTTCCTTGACTATCTGCCAGATAAGAAGAAGGTCCAGCCGCCCGAGGACGCGGTGCCCGACAACAAAAATCCGTTTGCGGAATACGGGGAGGAATGACAAATGCAAGGATTTGACCCGCAGACCATTTTGCCCCGTATTGCCGCCCAAGGGCTTGAACGGCAGGAGATCCGCCCCGGCGATTGGTTCGACGATGACGGAATGCTCATGTGCGGGAAGTGCGGTGAGCCGAGGCAGGGGATGGTGACGGTGTCCGCTCCGATAGAGGGCAACCCCGAGAACAAGATGACGTTCAAGGCCACCCGTTCCTGCAAGTGCGACCGCGACAAGGAGGCTGCCGAGAAGCAGGCCGAGCAGAACAAAAAGGACATGGAGCGTGTCGCCCGTCTGAAAAAGGCGAGCCTCATGGATGAAAAACTCCGTGAGGCATCCTTCGACAGCTTCCAAGTCACGAAGTACAACGCCCGAAATCTGAAGCTGTGCCGCCGATACGCTGAGGCGTTCGACGAGATGGTGTCCAAAAATCAGGGTTTGATTTTCTGGGGAAGCGTTGGTACGGGTAAGAGCTTTGCGGCTGCCTGTATCGCCAACCACCTGCTGAACCGCGGCGTCCCCGTGATGATGACCTCCCTTGTGAAGCTGCTGGAGCTCATTCAGGGCGGCGAGGAGAAGGAGAGCGACATCATCGCCCGGATGAACAGCGCGAAGCTGGTCATCTTCGACGATCTGGGTGCCGAGCGCAACACCGATTATGCGCTTGAGAAGATTTACAACATCATCGACAGCCGGTATCGGCGGAAGCTCCCGATGCTCCTGACCACAAACCTGACCATCGACGAGATGAAGGACGAGGAGGACAGACGGTACAGCCGCATTTATGACCGCATCTTCGAGACCTGCTACTCGATGCAGTTTACCGGCCCGAGCTGGCGGAAGAAGGAAGCCAACCGCCGGTTCACGGAGATGGAGAAGCTGTTCGATATTGACTGAAAGGAGAAGCCACATGGAAATGAAACAGCGGGTACAGCGCCTTATCGCTGACGTCGAGAGGGCCTGCATCAAGTACAAGCTGAACATGACGATTTACGACGGGAAGCTCGCATTTGTCGATCAGGAGAGCCGCCGCATCGTCGCAACGTGGGGCCCGCAGTTCAAACTCAGCGAGGAGCCTGAACATGGCGGGCAGTAAAGAAGTCTTCTATCTCAAGATTGGGAGTGAGGCTGACCGTGTGACGGTGGCCTCGATCCTGTTCCGAAACGGGTACTCCGTCCAGCCCGTGAAGCAGAAGAAGGACGGGAGAAGCAACGAATACCTCGTCAAGTATTGGATTGGCGAGACGATGGTGGAGGGGGCGGAGATACCAAAATGAAGCTGAAGTTTTCCGTCCTTGGAGAGCCGGCGGGCAAAGGCAGGCCGCGATTCCGAAACGCTGGCGCGTTTGTTCAGCCCTACACACCGGAGAAGACGGTCAGCTATGAGAACCTCGTCAGGCTCGAATACCGCCGTCAATGCAACGACTTCAAGTTCCCCAAGGACACACCGCTTGATGTGCGCATCACGGCGTACTACGGCATCCCCAAAAGTGCCAGCAAAAAGAAAGCGCAGCTCATGCGCGAGCGGAAAATCAGGCCGATGAAGAAGCCAGACTTCGACAACATCGGCAAAATCGTGTGCGACTCCCTGAACGACATCGCCTATCACGATGACGCCCAGATCGTAGACGCACAGGTAAGAAAGTTCTTCAGCGACGACCCGAGGGTTGTCGTGACAATTCAGGAAGCAGAATAGGAGGCAATTATGAAGAAACTTGCAAAACTCAGTCCCGGCCGCATTTTCAACTTCGCCGGTGAGAAGTTCGTCGTTATGGAACAGCGCGACGGCGCCGCGTTTGTTCTGCTGGCTCAGAGCAAGGAGTCCTGCCCGTTCAACGACAAGGACAACGTGGAGAACCGCAACGACTATACCTGCTCCACTTTGAAGGAGCGCATCGACAAGTGGGTGGAGGCGCTGCCTCGTACCTCGGCGGAGGCTGCGGCCATTCTTCCGTTTGAGGTGGATCTGAGCTGCACCGACCGCAGCAATGGCTACGGAACCATCACAGTCAAGGCGGCGCCCCTGACGCTCTGGCAGTACGGCCAGTTCAAGGAGCTGATCCCGCTGAACGAGGATGACTGGTACTGGCTCGTCACGCCTTGGGCGTGTCGGTGGCTCCGCTCCCCGTACACCTACAACACCTACGTCGTGTGGCGCGTCAACTCCGGCGGCAACTGCAGCAGCTACTACGCATCCAGCTCGTACGGCATCCGCCCCGCTTTGCTTCTTAACTCTGACCTCTTGGTCTCTTTGGACGACGAGGTTGAGGATGACTGCTGCGGTGAGTGCGACTGCTGTGGCGGTAAGGGCCTGCCCAGCCTCGATGGCATCAGCACGGCGACGCTGCTGGAGGAGATCCAGCGCAGAGCGATGCGAGCCGGTTCGGTCTTCATGGGTGAGGACGGGACGGACGAATGAGAGATCTGGAGTTTAGCGGCTATTGGGAAGGCGATGCTGTGTACTCGTGCGACTGCTGCGGCAAGGAAGTATCGTTCCCGTTCGATAGCGAGGACATCGACTCGAAGGCCCACCGGAAAGAGCTGCGGGAGCGGCTCGGATGGATCACGACGAAGGTGGATGGCGAGTGGCACGACTTCTGCTGTGAAGCCTGCCGCAACAAGTACATCCGCGACACGACAAAATGAAGGAGGAAAATATCATGAGCAAGGACTATTCTCTGTCCCTGAGAGGCGAGGCTTTCAACAGCCTGTGCGCTGACTTCGATACCACGCTCCGCGACGTGCTGGCTGGCATGATCGAGACGGAGCAGAACACCGGCGAGATCAACATTAAGGTCAAAATCACCCTCACCGACGACTCGGCCCCCGACTACACCGTGGCCGGCGGTCATCAGACCAGAGAGGTGACGAAGCCGAAGTTCGACCACACCGTCGCCTACGTCATCCAGCGCAAGGAGAAGAAGAGCGGCAGCTTCTCCGGTAACTTCGAGCTGGTCTTCGATAAGGCCAGCGGCCAGTATTTCTACCGCGACATCGACAACGGCCAGACCACGCTCTTTGATGGTGACGGCGATTCTGCTGACTTCGCCAACACCCACTATGACGTCGTTGACGAAGGCCCCAGAGGGCTTCCTGCGGCCCCTGAGAGCAACGTAATCGACGGGGAGGAAGTTGCACCCGCGGACGCAGAGGACGCCACTCCTGACGCTGCTGGCGAGTTTGAGGAGGAAGCCATCGACCCCGCGCATGACCCGTCCAAGCCCTTCGGCTGGCTTCGCCAGTTCATCGGCGAGACGATGAACGTCACCGAGGCAATGGGCAACTACACCGTCCGCACCCAGAGCAACAAGGTCGTCCTGTCCTCCGCGACCAGCCCTGAGAACCCGTTCTACTGCTCCGCTGAGAAGCTGAGCCCCCATGTCGGCCACGCCGTCGTGTGCGTCGGCTATGGCGACGACGAGATCGTGAACATTTCCATTGAGTGCGAGGATTGCAGCGAGGTTCTGTTCGACATCGACTCCCCCAACGTCGGCATGGAGAATGCCGTCGAGGAAGAGGCTTCGAGCGAAGAGGAACCGACCGAGGAGACGGATGCGACCGACGCCGCCGCGGAGGAAGAACCCGCCGCTGAAGAGCCTGCTGACGAGAACGAGCCCAACGGCTACGAGTACGACGAGCCCGAGGCGTAACGAACCGCGATTTGAGCAGAGAGGAGGGCTGACGTGAAAAGCCCAATCGACATAGTGCGCGGCAGGATCGTTGACATCGACAAGCACGGCATCGTGACGATCAAGGCCCGCTACGACGACTGGCCGATGCTCCTGAAGCGCGAGTACAAGGAGTGCAATATCCAGATGATCGACAGCCGCCCGCTGTCCGATAAGCAGAGGCGCACCTGCTACAAGCTCATTCGGGAGATCTCGAACTACACCGGCATGGGGCTTGACCCGACCAAGGAGTACATGAAGCTAAAGTTCATCGCAGAAGACCTGCAGGAGACGGCTGACCAGATGTTCTCCCTGAGCAACGCCCCTATGAGCCTTGTGTGTGCGTTCCAGCGGTTTTTGGTGAGGTTCATCCTCGACTGGGACATTCCGTGCAGCTTCTCTCTGCTCGATTTCGTGGATGATGTTCAGGACTATGTGTACGCTTGCTTGGTAAGCAAGAAGTGCTGCATCTGCGGGGAACCGTGCGACCTGCACCACGTCGATCATGTCGGCGCGGGCCGCGACCGCGAGGAGATCATTCACGAGGGAATGGAGGTGCTCCCGCTTTGCAGGGAGCACCATTCCGAAGTCCACGCGATAGGGTGGCTGACGTTCCAGAAGAAGCACCACCTCACGAGAGGCGTCCTGCTGGATAAGCACCTGTGCAAGCTATACAGACTGAAACGAAAGGAAGAAACCGAGAATGCTGAACAAGATAATCTTGATGGGCAGATTGACCCGCGACCCTGAGCTGCGGCGTACCGGAAGCGGGACGGCCGTGACCTCGTTTGCGCTGGCCGTTGACCGCGACTTCAAGGGGCAGGGTGGCGAGAAAGAGACGGACTTCATCGACGTGGTCGCGTGGAGGAGCACCGCCGAGTTCGTGAGCAAGTATTTCACGAAGGGGCGCATGGCCGTCGTGGAAGGCCGGCTCCAGATCCGCGATTGGAAGGACAAGGAGGGCAATAACCGCCGCAGCGCGGAGGTCATGGCCGACAACGTCTATTTCGGGGACAGCAACAAGGACGGCGGCAATCGGTCTGGCGGCGGCAGCTATGGCGGCGGTTACGACAACAGCTACCAGCAGCCCAGCGGAGATTTTTCGGAGATTGCCGATGATGACGACGGCGAACTCCCGTTCTGATAGGAGAGCATCGAATGGAAAAGAGTAAGATCGAGTGGTGCGACAGCACATGGAACCCCGTGAGCGGCTGCTATCATCCCTGCCCGTATTGCTATGCCAGATCGACAGCGAACCGCTTCAAAGGCTGCGACTGCGCGGCCGGTGGAGAGACTGACGAGAATGTGGTGTACCTGAAGGAACGCCTGACCGTCACCAGCAAGGACGGCGTCACCAGAAATGCAGCCTATCCCTTCGGCTTCACGCCGACGTTCCACGAGTACCGTCTCAACGACCCGCTGACGAAGGGGTTCGGCAAGACGATTTTCGTCTGTTCGATGGCTGACCTGTTCGGGGATTGGGTGCCTGACGAATGGATCAAGAAGGTGTTCGACGCCTGCAAGGCCGCCTCTGGGCATAGATACCTGTTCCTCACCAAAAACCCGGCGCGTTACATCCGACTGTACGAGGCTGGCCTGCTGCCTGCCGGTGACGAGTTCTGGTATGGCTCAACGACGACCGAGCGTGATGTGCCGATGTTCTGGTCGGACGAACACCACACCTTCGCCAGTATCGAGCCGATTTTAGGGCCGCTGGGCAACCCGAAGAAGGACATCATAGAGCCGATGGACTGGTTCATCCTCGGCGCGGAGACGGGCAACCGCAAGGATAAGGTTGTCCCGAAGCGCGAGTGGATCGAGGGCGTGGTCGAGCAGGCCAAGGCGCTCGGCAAGCCGGTCTTCATGAAGGACAGCATGAAGCCCATTTGGGGCGACGATATCATCACAGAGTTTCCGTGGAGCGAGTGAAAGGATAAGACGATGACCAATGATGTGAAGATTTTTGCAAAGACCATCGAGCAGGAGGCAACGGAGCAGATCGAGAAGTTGTCCCACCATCCCGTGAGCGATGGCTCCAAGGTGCGGATCATGCCTGACGTTCACGCCGGCGCTGGTTGCACCATCGGCACGACGATGACCATTCACGACCGTATCTGCCCGAACCTCGTGGGCGTGGACATCGGCTGCGGTATGCTGGCCGTCAAGCTGGGGCGGGCGAGGCTCGACCTTGACGAGCTGGATAAAGCCATCCGCTGGAATGTGCCCGCCGGCTTCTGCACCCACAACTACCCGAAGGAGTGGTTCGACCTGAGCGGCCTGAAATGCGTCGGCATCGACAACAGCCGTGCGCTCCTCAGCATCGGGACGCTCGGCGGTGGCAATCACTTCATCGAGGTTGACAAGGATAAGAGCGGCGGCCTCTGGCTGGTGATCCACACCGGCAGCCGAAAGCTCGGCCTTGAGGTGGCGAACTGGCATCAGCACAGAGCGATGGAGGCCATGACAAAGCCAACCAGCGGGGAAATCAGCCGTGTCGTCGCCGAGTACAAGGCTGCTGGCCGACAGAAGGAAATCGCCGGTGCGCTGGAAGAACTGAGAAAGCAGCACAGCGACTTCGGAGTACCCGACCTCGCGTACCTGACCGGCGAGCTGATGGATGACTACCTGAACGACATGGAAATCATCCAGCGTTACGCGGAGGCCAACCGTCAGGCCATCGCAAAGGCCATCCTGAAAGCTATGCACATCGTCCCGCAGGAGCAGTTTACGACCGTGCACAACTACATTGACCACGAGAGCATGATCCTGCGGAAAGGCGCCGTGTCTGCCAAGAAGGGCGAGCGCCTGATTATTCCGATGAATATGCGCGACGGTTCTCTGGTCTGTGTCGGCAAGGGCAACGACGATTGGAACCAGTCGGCGCCGCATGGAGCTGGCCGCCTGATGTCCCGCAGCAAAGCCCGAGAGTCTATTTCCATTGGAGCCTACCGCGAGACGATGCGGAACGTGCATAGCTCCTGCATCAGCTACGACACCATAGACGAGGCACCGTTCGCCTACAAGGACATGAAGGAGATCATGGGCTGCATCGGCCCGACCTGCGACGTGCTGGAGATTATCAAGCCCATCTACAACTTCAAAGCATCGTCATAAGGAGGGATAGTCATGGGAAAGAACGGATACCTGCAACGGCAGAGGAACACGGTCAACGTCTACCGGCAGGCTGAGAAAGAGACGTACATCCAGTTTATGACCGATACGCTCATTCTCACCTTGAACGACCCAGCCGTCATGGGGAAGGATGTCTTCGGCGAAAAGCGCATCCGCCGCGTGGTGGAGGCGTGGGGCAAGGTCTTCGACAAGTACCACGGCGCTCTGGAGAAGGGTGACGAGCAGGACTATTGGCAGATCAAGATGGACATGAACTTGAAGGGCATCCTCGGAGAGAAGGACTTTGAGCCCTTCGAGAAGAGGTATGAGTGGGTCAAGCAGGCGTGAGCCTCGCGGGGCCAGAGCGAAAGTGAGGTGAACGGGGCTTCCGAACTCTATGAACGAGGAAAAACACTACGACGTCGAGGCCGTCAAGCAACGGCTGATAGACCTCCGTGATCTGAGGCGTGAAATCGAAAATCAGTCCGAGAGGCTGGAGCGGTTGGAGACGAAGCTGGTAGGCGTGGGAGCCCAAGCCCTCACGGATATGCCAAAACCGCCGAGCCCATCCAACGACCGCATCTCAGACTTGATGCAGCAGAAGTTCGACCTTGAGGAAGACATCCGGGCGACGCTGGAACACAGACGGCGGGAGAGGATGTTCTTCGAGAAAATCATCCGTCGGCTGAAACGCTCCGACGAGCGAGCTGTCATCCGAAGCCGATACCTCGACGGGGCAAGCTGGGGCGATGTGGTGGATCTGCTGTACGGGGACGAGGAGGATCTGTTGGAACGGGAGGATATGTACCGCAAGCGGGTGTTCAAACTCCACGGCAGAGCTTTATTGAGCATGGCCCAGTACATCGAAGATAACGGCCTGATGTGGAACCCCGACGACTACGACGAAACTGAATAGGAAACCGAGAGCAGGCTTTGCGGCCTGCTCTTTTTCTGCCTGCTGATAACATTAACGAAATGATTTATGATTGTGGAAATAATATAGAAAAATTAACGTAAATCTATTGACTTAGGTAGGTAACGCAGTATAATATACTCATAAGATAACCAGATGGATAATTTGAGATAACCAGTAGGAGGAAATAACGATGACCAGATTTCAGATGGAACTCAGCGGAAAGCTCGGCCAGTTTTGGCAGAATGAAGCCCAGAAGGAACTTGAGCGCGTGAAGTCCGACTTGGACTCGTGCAAGATTACCATTGACGCCGACGGCGTTGCCCGCAACAGCATTGGCCGTGCGCTGGCTGACGATATGCTCGAAAAGGTTGAATTGGTCGCTCCCGACTGCGTGAACGTGTCCGCTACTCGCGCCACCTACGCAGCAGAAGTGCGGGAGGCCCTGAAAGGTTACGCCAGCCGGCAGCCCAACGACGAAGAGATGCACGAAATGAGGTCGGCTTTCGGCACCGGAACTACGGTGGTCGATGTCCTGAGCGGACGGAGGTATGCGGTATGAAAAATGGCGGGTGGGTCCGGTGGAGGCATTGGACGGAGAGTGGGCTGGTTGCGTTCGGGCAGATGCCTATCCGAGATGTCGGGCGGGAGCTTCAGAAGTTTGAGGCTGAAGCCCTCAAGGTCCTGAAAGAGACCGGCGCAGATCACGTCTTGTACGGCGTGAAAGAATACGACAGCGATGGGGATCTCGACACGGTCCGCTTCTATCTTGAACCGATGTCGGAGCAGGAGTTCGAGGATCGCGTTGTGAAGAACAGCGCAGGGATGACGGTCTATGCCGTACATAAGAGATAAGGAGGAATGCGAAATGAAACTGAAGGACATGGTGGAACTGTTGTCAAACAACGATGCCTGCGTGGTACTGAAGGTGAAAGACGGGCAGGAAATGAACCTGATCTCGCTCGGCTGCTTCAATGGCGATGAAGTGATGATGCGCCTGACGAAAGGAAGAGATGTGACCTGCACGTTGTTCCGAAAGAACGGCAAGAGCTTCTCGTGGCACTGGGGAGCAAGCGGGTTTACGCTGGTCGCAGATCAGGTGTGGCGAATGGGCCAACTCATTCAGAGTTGTATCGAGAACGACTTCGGCATCAAGTGTAAGTATTGAGGAGGGAGAAGACATGATTCTGAAAGTCCGGGACGAGCAGGATTTCAACCTGACCATGAAGCAGAACATCGACTGCGAGAAGGGTTTCATTGAGCTACTCGTGACCGCGTGGGACAAGAAGGCCCACACGACAGAGACGCGAGTCTTCTCCGCTGAGAAGTTCCGCGATGCTCTCGACTATTACCGCCAGAAGGAAGTGGAGATGTTCAACGAAGCGGAGGCACCCCAGCAGAAAAGAGAGTTCCACGTGAAGACGCCGCTGGGCGAGCTGCGCATCCAAGCAAAGCACGGCGGCGGGGATATTCTGGCTGACTATCCCGGCGTGTATGTGGACCTGATCCGTGAGGGATGCGACCCAGAGATGATCGCCTGCGTCGAATATGACAGCCACGATGGCAGGATGCTGACGACCGTGTATGACATTGGGCATGACGAACCGACTGTCATCCATCACTACGATTTGGACGAGGAGGAAGAAGCATGAGCAGACGCCTGACGAAAGAACTGGCGCAGAAGTGGATCGAAGAAGCGGATCGCTGGGCGGTCGGCTACGGCGTGGACTTCGAGTACAAGGACTGGGACATTGGCATCCGCAAGGTAGATGACTCCTTCGAGTCGTACCGATTTGGCCTGAATGGCCGGCGCAAGGGAACCGGGGAAACAATCAGCAGGCGCTATTGGAGCGTTAAGGACGCCTTACTGCATACGTTCAATGGCTTCAACGAGAATGCGAACGACAGAAATCGCTACGGTTCGCCTGAAGAGGCCATGCGTGACCCGCTTGGCTGGCTGGCGCGGGTCAACACCAAGATTAGTTACCTGTACCGCGACGCCGACAACTACAAGATGCGTCACGAGGTTGTGATTGCCGGCAGCATGAGCGAGGAACAGGAAAAGGCCATCGAGGACAGCCTTGATGAAGGTGTTTACTTCATCCCGTCGCAGGTTGGTTTGCCTGATGACCGCTTTGGCAGCGTCACCGCAGCAGACCACCCGTGGTTTGAATGGGTAGGTGTTGAGCCTACTGCAGACCGACCGACGCTTCATGTGACGGCTGAGGAGTTGACGGCCAAGTTCGTAGACGCTGAGAACGGATGGACGGAGTCCACGGACGCGCCAGCGGACGGTCTGCGCCCGTACAGCGTGACAGTCCGAGAAACGCTGTCCAGAAGCGTGATTATCTGGGCTGACAGCCGCGAAGGGGCTGAGGAAAAGGCGGCCGACCTGAGTAACGACGGAACCATCAGCCTGACGGATCAGGATTTCATCGACCGCGAGATCGAATGCAACGGTGTGGCTGAGGCATACGACCTGAGCACATTCAAGCAGTACGGCAAGGAGGAGTGAATATGGCATACGAAATTGAACTGCACTACGGCTTCGAGAGAAGCCACGATACCTACGAAACCTACCACGCTTTCGAGGCGACAGACATCGAAGAAGAGGCGGATGACGCCGCCATCGAAGCGAAACTCGCTGACCTGCTCGACTGTAGCCCGGATGACGAGGACTTCGACTGCAAATCCATGCGCATCACCCTGCCTGAGAGAACGGTGGAGCGCATCCGAGCGGAGGGCTATGCAGCCGGAAGACTTGGCGTACTGGCCCAGATGATTGAGGGGCCGTGGAACAACGACGCCTGCAAGGGCTACGCCATCATGGCAATGGAACGTGCTGGCCTTGACCCGGAGATGATTCGCAAGGTCAGTAGTGCGATGACCGACTGCTTCGACGATACCACGGTCGCGGAGGCCGGCCGGTACTATGTGAAAGGGGCGGTTCGATGAACGACGAGACTACACGGATTGCCGAACGGTACGGCATCACCGAGAAGTGCGCATCACTTGAACGCGACCTGCTGAGCATCGACGGCGTGACCAGCGTTGAGTTTGACCTGAACGGGTTTCTGAACGACATACATCAGGTGATCGTTCTGGTCGGGTACGATTTCCACATCGTCACAAGAAAGCTGCGGCTGGCCGTTGATGTGGTGAATACGGCGTGTCTGCACGGGCTCGAAGAGTCTGGCGACAGGATCGAGGACTACGGTGAGCACCTGTACCTCGTTTTCAACTGCGGCCCGAGCTGGAGGTGAGGTCATGACTATTGCTACCAGAGGGAGCGATGTGGCAGCTATGATGCTGCTCTACAAGGAAATGGCAATGGAGATGGCCGAAGACCTGAATGAAATTGCTCAGATTGTCGGGGATGGCGAGTTCATCAATGCAGAACGGATCTTTGAGCGATACGAACAGCAGGCCAGCGGCCCGACCGCCTTTGAGAACGTGCTGATTCGAGAAGGGCGCACAACCGCAGAGGAATGTGCAGAGAACAGCAGAAAGAACATTTTCATCAAGGCTATGCTCAGAACAATCAAAGACCGCAGATACGTTGTGCATGGCCGGTGGTTGGAAGATGACGGGGTACAAATTTGCTCCAACTGCGGGGAGGAGCATGAGTGGGCCGACTATCGTGCTTTGTGGTGCGACTGTTGCGGAGCAAAAATGGACTTGGACGAGAAAGAAGGAGACACGGAATGAAGAACATCTACCTGCTGGCTGGCCCGTCCGGTTCTGGCAAATCCAGCGTTGCCCACGAACTGACGAAGCGGTTCGGCCTGAAAGAAGTCTGGTCGTACACAGAACGGCCACGGCGATACCCAGACGAACCCGGCCACATCTTCGTGACACCGGAAGAGTTCGAGGCCGCCGGCCCGATGTGTGCGTTCACCATCTACAATGGCTACCGCTACGGGGTGCCGCAGTCGGTCGTTGACAACAGCGACATCTACGTTATCGACCCTGCGGGCATTGCCTATATGCAGCACAGCTACAAGGGCAGCAAGGGCATCGTGGTAATCGGCATTTGGGTGCCCGCCGAGGTGAGAGCGGAACGTATGGTTGCCCGTGGAGACAACCCGGACGAAGTCGATGCGCGTATCAGGTATGACAGGTCGGCATTCAAGACGCTGCACCTCATGTCAGATGCGTGGTTCCGAAACGTGGATCTGGATGTGACGGCCAGAGCTGTATTTTCCTACATCGTAGAAATGGAGGGCTGAGTGTGAGCAGACAGAAAATTGAGCGGCGCTACCATAAGATGCAGGCAGACGCAAAAGCGTTCGGTGCGGAGCTTCTGACTGAGGAGAGCATTTTCATTGACGATGACCACCTCGATTGTGTGTGGTACGGAGGCTACATCGGCGGTCTGAAGTACAAGGGCTACGAGGTGTCCATCGAGGTTCATGGCGACGTCGAGATTACCGGCTTCATGAACGGCCGCGATTTCCTGTATAAGAACAAGCAGAACACCGGAGCGATGAATATGGCAGCGTCCGATACCCTGAGAACCACCTTCAAGAGCGATTCGGAGCTGTGGGACGCCCTCAATGCAGACGAAGAGGCTGAAAACAAGGTGGCCTTTGAGAACAATAGCTGGATCGAGGCATTTGTGAAAGACCCGAAGGGGCATTGGCACGGGTCGAGCGTCGTGGATGACGCGGATGACGTGCTGGACGCCTGCGGAGGTATTTCTGGATGGATCGACTGGCTCAATGAGAACTACATCAAGGAGGACAAGGCATGAGCAAACACATCACTCGGGAGATTTGGGCAGCGGCCGGGGACTTCTACAAAGCAGCCCAGCCCGGAGACACGGTGGACGAGCAGATCGTCAATGACTTCCGAGACTGCGTCCCGCCGGCGTCGATGTCGAGCGGGTATCTGCAGGTGGGCGAGGCATACGACCACATGGTAGACGAGAACGGCCGATGGCGCCCGACGTTTATGACGTTCGCCTACAAGGACGGCGCCTGGGTCTACTGCGGATGCTGCTTCCACGGCGAAACCGTTCACCGTCAGCGTATTTGAATACCTGTATCGGGGAGTAAAAGACAGGAAAAGAGACAAAAAGAGAGTAACAAGAATTGATGGAGAGCAAACGGGATTGAAGTTCACCATCAACCTGTATTATCGTGTAGCATAGAAAATCTGGAGAGTCCGAGGGGGACAAGAAATCCAGACGAAACGGAAAGACAACAAGGAGGTTCAACGCATGAGCAAGATACTCTTCACTTCGGAATCGGTCACGGAAGGCCATCCCGATAAAGTTTGCGACCGCATCTCTGACGCGGTGCTCGACGAGGTCATGAAGCATGATCCGAATGGCCGTGTGGCCTGCGAGACCTGCTGCACAACCGGCATGGTGCTGGTCATGGGCGAGATCAGCACGGAGCATTACATCGACTTCGCCGGTATCGCCCGCGGCGTCCTGAAGGACATCGGCTATGACAGCCCCAAGGCGGGCTTTGACGGCAACACCTGCGCGGTCATGGTCGCCATCGACGAGCAGAGCCCCGACATCGCAATGGGAACCAACGACGGTGTCGGCGGAGCGGGGGATCAGGGAATGATGTTCGGCTACGCCTGTAACGAGACACCGGATCTGATGCCCCTGCCGATCACGCTGGCGAATAAGATGGCATACCTGCTGATGAAGAAGAGAAAGGACGGCACGATCCCTCACATCCTCCCCGATGGCAAGACACAGGTGACGGTGGAGTATGACGAGGGGGGCAACCCGGTACGGGTTGACACCGTCGTCATCTCTACCCAGCATGAGGAGTGTGTTGCCCCTGAGGATCTGGAGGAACCCCTGAAGGAGCACGTCATCAAGCCCGTCCTCGACGAGCTGCTGACCTACCAGCCCGATATGGACGTTGGCACCTATAACCTGTTCGTCAATCCCACGGGCCGTTTCGTCAAGGGCGGCCCCGCCGCAGACTCGGGCCTCACCGGACGCAAGATCATTGTGGACACCTACGGCGGCTATGCCGCGCACGGTGGCGGTGCCTTCTCTGGTAAAGATCCCACTAAGGTTGACCGCTCCGCAGCGTATGCGGCCCGCCACATCGCAAAGAACATCGTGGCTGCCGGCATCGCTGATAAGTGTCAGGTTCAGCTCGCCTATGCAATCGGCGTACCGCAGCCCGTGAGCATCCGAGTCGATACCTACGGCACCGGCAAGTACGCCGAGAATAAGATCTGCGACGCCATCGAGGCCGTCTATGATCTGACCCCCAGAGGCATTATCAACTGGCTTGACCTGCGCAAGCCCGTCTACAAGAACACTTCCGCCTACGGCCACTTCGGCAACGTCATCGGCGAGGAACGTACTTGGGAGAAGACGGACACCGCAGAGAAGCTGCTCGACGCCATCAAGTAAGCGCAACAGACCCAGCAAGGCGCTGCTTGGTGAGAACCCATGAGTATCACAACCATACGGCGCCTGAGGGCCTGAAACCTGCATCGAAATCGCCACGACGGCGGTACGGTGAGGCGGAGGGCCATCGGCTGGGTATGTGTCACCCCTAAAAAGGGATTTCACAGCCTGCCGCAGCGAGGCGCGAGGCATCCGAACAAGGTCACAAAAATGCGTAGCGACACCGTAAAACCTTGCTTTAGGTAGGCCGTATGGTACAATAAAGTAAAGATATTCAGGAGGCAATCACATGGCAATTATGACAGGTCGGTATAGCAACAAGGAACTCCGAAACGATGGGTATTATCCCGTCGGCATCAGCGTCGGCAAGCCCAGATTTTCAACTGGGTACGAGATCCGCGAGCAGTGCTACGCGCTGGCTCCGCGGTACGATATGCTGAAGCTGGGCTATGAGGAGTACAAGTCCGAGTATTTCAAGAAGCTGGATAAGATCGGCGTCGATAAGATTATCGGCATCGTCCAGCGGCTTGACGCCAAGGCTCAGGAGGAAGACAAGAAGCTGGTTCTGCTTTGCTTCGAGGACATCCGCAAGCCTGAGAACTGGTGCCACCGCACGTTGTTCGCGGAGTGGTGGCTGGCCCACACCGGCGAGGTCATCGAGGAGATGCCTGAGGCTGACGCTGTGAAGCAGCCCAAGGCGGCACAGCCGCCCGAAGAGAAAGTTGAGCAACTGAGCCTGCTGTAACAGGCAGGCCGGTGATGTGCGGTGGCGGAATAGGTAGACGCGGCAAGGGTATGCGGCGCAGAAGGGCACAACAGAACGCAGACCTATTGGGGTTAAGTAGCTACCTCGGACGGGAAGAAAGCACGTTGTACGCTGCCTGCGCTATGCGGGGTGACAAATCCCCGCCCGCACATCAATACCCGGAACTGGTGAAAGAGCATCACGCCCTCTATCCTTGAGGGAGTTCCTACCTCGCAAGTAGGGTTCCGGTCCATATACGGGCGAATGTTCCAAGGCTGGCGATGCGGTCTCCAAAACCGCGTGTGGTGGGTTCGATTCCCAACCGTCCGTGCCATAGGCCCCGACCATCGGGGCAACATCCGGGAATAGTGAAAGGTATCACGCTCGGCATCCTGTCGAGAGTTTCCGCCCCGCAAGCGGATTCCCGGTCCATATCCGGGCTTGGTGAAAGTGCATCATTCCTGCCTCCCCGGCAGGCGTTCCAGCCTCGCGAGCTGGGGCCCGGTCCAGAATACGAGAAGGGCAGTCGGAGAACCGGCTGCCTTTTCTCTTGCATCGAGGAGTGACTCCATGAGGAAGATCGGACTGATCGTAGCAGTCGAAGAAGCGGCCATGCGCCAGAAATACGGCGAAGGCTACGATTTGAACGACGGCTACGGCACAGTGCTTTATCAAACCGCCAAAAGCCAAGTCTACGCCCTGTATAGCGGCGCAGGTGAGATTTTCGCGGCCGCCGCAACACAATACCTTATCGACCGCTACGAAGTCGCTGCGGTTCTTAATTACGGCGTAGTGGGAGGCTGCAGAGAAGACCTGATGGCCGACGAGCCTTGCTTCGTTGACTGCGTGGTGCATTGGCAGTACGACCTATCCGATGTGGACGGTGTGCCTGCTGGCCGGTATATGGAGTACCCAGACAGACGGCTCCCGACCGACGAACGGCTCATGGAGACGGCAAGCCGAGTGTTCCCGAACCTGCGTCATGTGTGCTGCGCCTCTGGCGATAAGTTCATGGGCAAGGCCGAGGAAAAGCTCTGGCTCAACAGAGAGTTCGGCGCGGATGTGTGCGACATGGAATCAGCGGCGATCCTGCTGACCTGCGACCGCAACGACGTTCCGTGCCTGATGGTGAAAACGGTAGCCGACAGCGTTAGGGGTGGCGCTTCGGAATACTGGAGTGAAAAAGGCAGGACAGCGATGACCTGCATGGACATCGTCGATAAGCTGATCGACGAGATGTAAGTGAAGACCACGACTGAGAGGTGACGACCGCAAGGCCGCCGCCTCTTTTTCGTGTTCTCGAAACCGATAGGAGGTCAGTACAATGGCGTTTTTTATGGACCCCGGAGCGATGTTCCTTGGGTGCCTGAACGGTGTTGAGCAGAAGTTTTTGATTGAGCTCATTAAGACCGCTCGGCGTTCCGGGTACACGCGGTTCGTAGAGCCATGCGCCGGTACATTCGCTATGGCAAATCTGGCAATCCAGTCGGGGTTCAAGCCTGAGCAGATCGAAACCAGCGACGTGAACATGATGACCTCGGTGATGGGCTACGCCATCACGGGTCAGTCTCTTGAACCGCTGCAGATCCACGCGCAGGGCTTCTCCGATGAAGAGCTGTTAGACCCAGCCGTGGCCCTGTACGCGCAAATCTATCTGCGGACATCGAAGAGCGCAGGGAACGAGTATTTCCACAACATCCTGCGCGACCTGCACGACAGGCGTGAAGAGCACATCGAGAGCATCCGCCGACAGCTTGAGGCCACGAAGAGCCTGCTCGGCGGCATGAGCTACCGCCCGCTGGATATGTGGGATCATCTCCGCGAGGTGAAGGACGACCCGCATACGATCATCGTGGCAAACCCGCCGACGTACTTCGCCGGCTATGAGAAGTTCTACGACACGCAGGGCAAGATGACTTGGAAAGAGCCGCCCTACGGTATGTTCGACCCCGAGACTGGGCACCAGCAGCTCTACGACATGATGATGGATGCCCCAGCCCTGCTCCTGTGCTATCAGGAGAAACGGGCGGGCGAGGCCGTCGGCCACACCATCTTTGCCCGCTCTGGGACACGCGCCGACCTGAACTCGTACATCACGACGAACAGGGAAGAGGAAGCCGTGGCCCTCGCCAAAGGGAAGAAAATCAAGCGCCCTCAGGAGGGCAAGCTGGAGCCTCTGAAATGCAGTATGCTCCCGCTCGACTATGAGATCACGGAGGACAGCGACATCCGAATTATCCAGATCGCCGGCGCCAATGCGCAGTATTACCGGATGCTCTGGACGCACAACTTCGTCGGCTCGCAGGCGACCTACAACCGCGCCGTCCTGATTGACGGCTATGTGGCTGCGGTCTTCGGCATCTCGAAGATGGCCGCGGACTCCATCTTTGTGTGGTACGTCATGAAGGCGCCGCACAAGCTGTACCGCCTCGGCCGTCTCTGCTATATGCTGGCCCAGAACCAGAGCTTCGTGGACACGCTGCTCGACGACATCGACCAGGAGAAGGTCACGAAGATGCGGACAGCCATGCTCACGAAGTACGCCGAGAACAAAGAGGTTCGCGGCATCATGAAGCTGGTCAACCGGCAGGAGGACGCGAAGAACGGGTACAAGCTGACCTATGAGGCCGCCCTTGTGGCTGGCCGTGACGAGAAGGCTACGTTGGCCGAATGGCTGAGGAGGGAGAAACAATGGCAGCAGAAGAGAGCGCAGCAATGAGCTACGAGAAGATTTACGACATGGGCACTGGCCTGATTATCGCCAAAGTCCAGCTTGATAAGGTGAGGGAGCAGGACATCAACGCCCGCATCATGAAGAAGGAAATGCAGGATCAGCTCACCGCGAACATCAAGAACCGCGGCCAGCTTGAGAGCCTGCCCCTGCTGGTGGAGAAAGACGGCGTTCTGGAGATTATCTCCGGTCATCACCGCATCAAGAGCGCCCGCGCCGCCGGCATGAAGGAGATTATCGCCATCATCGACGTGAGCGGTCTGTCCCGCTCCAAGATCGCGTCGAAGCAGTTGGCCCACAACGCCATCAGCGGCTTCGATGACCCGTCCATCCTGCGCGAGATCTGCAAGATGCTTGACGACGTGGACGATATGCTGGAGAGCTATATCGGCAAGGACATCATGGAGGAGCCTCTGGAGCAGTACGATAAGCTGCTGTCCCCGGCGGTGCATTTCGACTTCAAGAACATCACGTTTTCGTTCCTGCCCCATCAGGTGAAGGATATGGACGCGCTGGTGAAGAACCTTGAGTCCTCGGCCCCCGAGATTATCGGTGTCGCGCCCTACGAGCAGTGCAAGCAGTTCATCGAGGCGCTGGCCCGCTACCAGAAGTTCTCCGACATCCGCAACGTCGGCGCCGCCATCCACTCCATGATCGAGAGCGTCACGGAGAAGATGGACGAGGTCGGCTTCAAGGACGACGAGGAGTGGACGTATCTGACGAAGATTTTCGGCAGCAACGCCATCCCTGCGGAGTCTGCAGCTACCATTACGAAGGCCATCAAGAAGGCCGAGAAGGACGGTGCTATCACGAGCAAGAACCGTTGGCAGTTGATCGAAATGCTTGCCACCGAATATCTGGCAGGAAAGTGAGTGATGTGATATGCCGGCCCTCAGCAAGTACAATCCCGAATACCACGACGATTGGGCTTGGTCGCTGGCAATCAAGGGAGCCACGAACGACGAGATTGCCGAGGCTTTCGGCATCTCGACGCGCACCTTTATTCGCTGGAAGCAGGAGCATGAGAGTCTGAACGACGCAGTCGAGCGAGGAAAGAACATTGCCGACTCTAAGGTCGAGAAGGCGCTTTATCAAAGGGCTTTGGGCTACCAGATTACCGACACCGAGAAAACGATTGACATGGATAAGGACGGCAACCCGAAGCCCGTCCGCATCAAGAACACGACGAAGAACATAGTGCCAGACACTATGGCAATTATGTATTGGCTGAACAACCGCAAGCGTACCCAGTGGGCGCAGCGGCAGGAAGTCGCCCTCTCCGCCGGCGATGATTCCGAAGATGTTCTGATCTATCTCCCCGCGAACGGCAGGGACGATGGCGACCAGCAAGAGTCCTGAGAGAAAAGTCCGTGTGCTGAAGCCGCAGTTCGGCCCGCAAGAGAAGTTTCTTGCGACCCCTGCGGACATCTGCATCTACGGCGGAGCGGCCGGCGGCGGCAAGACCTACGGCCTGCTGCTGTCGGCGTTGAGATACAAGAATGTCAAGGGCTTCGGCTGCACGATCTTCAGGAAGAACTACAAGCAGATTTTCGCCCAAGGCGGTCTGTGGGATGAAGCCCAGAAGATGTACCACGGTATCAACGGGGCACAGCGCAAAATCTCAGACGGCACATGGTCGTTTCGAGATAAGGACGGCAACGAGGTTTCCAAGGTGTCATTCGCGCACATCGAGCGTTCGGAAGAGCTGGACAACTGGCAGGGCGCTCAGATCTGCGAGATCGGCTTCGACGAGCTGACGCATTTCAGCGAGGAGATTTTCTTCTATATGCTGTCCCGTAACCGTTCGACCTGCGGTGTCAGGCCGTTCGTTCGAGCGACCTGCAACCCTGACGCCGATAGCTGGGTGGCGAAGTTCATCGCATGGTGGATCGACCAAGACACCGGCTACCCCATCCCTGAGCGTTCTGGCCTCATTCGCTACATGATTCGGCGTGACGAGGTCGTTTACTGGGCGGACACCAGAGAGGAACTCTGGGAACGCTTCAATCTGACCACACCGGAAGAGAAGAACGAACCGAAGTCGGTGACGTTCATCATGTCTTCCGTGTACGACAACCAAGAGCTGCTGCGTATCGACCCCGGCTACCTGTCCAACCTGAAGGCGCTGTCGGTCATCCAGCGCGAGCGACTCCTCAAAGGCAACTGGAAGATCAGGGCCGCCGCCGGCCTGTTCTTCAAGAGAACGCAGCTTGGCGAGATCCTGACCATCATGCCGCAGGACGTCATCCAGTGGGTTCGCTGCTGGGACTTGGCGGCAACCGAGAAGACAGAGAACGGCGACCCGGCCTATACCGCTGGCGTCCTGATGGGCAAGCGGAAGAACGGCCGATACGTCATCGCGGACGTCATCAACAAGCAGATGAACGCCTCCGATGTGCGAAAGACGATAAAGCTGACTGCTCAGGCAGACCGTGCGGCGCACAAGCGCGTCCGCGTCCGCCTGCCGAAAGACCCCGGCCAAGCCGGTAAAGAGCAGGCCGAGTCCTACATCAAGTTCCTGTCTGGCTTCGACGTTACGGCCGTCGCTGAAAGCGGCAGTAAAGAGGCCAGAGCTGAGCCTATGGCCGCACAATGGCAGGCCGGCAACTTCGACATCATGTATGGCGAGTGGAACGAGGCGTATCTTACGCAGCTTGAGAACTTCCCAGACGGAAAGTTCAAGGATATGGTCGATGCAAGCGCCAACGCATTTGCGGAGATCGAAACGAAGACGGCGTTCAACGTCGGCAACCTGATTTGAGAAAGAGGTGAGAGGGTATGGACGACAGACGCAAAGACCAAGCCGAACGCATCGTGAAGAGGTACGCCCACCTGATCGAGATGCAGACCGGCAAGGCCGTTCGCCCCTACCGAGCCGACGGCTACGTGAACATGATGAACAAGTACGGCACGAGCAAGGACACCACGGAAGGGTATCGGTTCCGTGCCGAGCCTGTGGTTCCCGATGAACTGCTCACCATGTACTATGAGGGCAACGGCCTGTTTGCGAAAATCATCGACACGCCCGCAGAGGAGGCCATCAAGCACGGCTTCACGCTGGAGAGCACAAAAGACCAGAAGATCGAGGACTTCTACACGGAGGCTCTCGACGAGCTGGACTGGGAAGAAACGGCCATGACCGCCATCCGCTGGGCGCGGCTCTTCGGAGGTTCCATCGCCGTGATGATGATTAACGACGGCCGCGGCATCGACGAGCCTCTGGACTGGCGCAACATCCGGTCGATTGACGATATTCGCGTCTATGACCGCTCGGTGATCCAGCCCGACTACCAGAGTATGTTCTCCTACGACCCGCGTGACCCGTTCCGCACCAGAGGCTCCCGCCTCGGTATGCCCGAGTTCTACCACGTGACGAGTCGCACCGGTTCGTTCACCGTTCACGACAGCCGGTGCCTGGTGTTCCAGAACGGCATCTTGCCCGAGAACACGACCAATTCGATTTACCAGCTCTGGGGCATCCCGGAGTATGTGCGCATCAATAGAGCCATCCGCGACGCGGAAGTGGCCCACGGCAGCGCAACGAAGCTGCTTGACCGCTCTGTTCAGGCGGTCTACAAGATGAAGGATCTGGCCGCAGAGCTTGCCACCGAAGAGGGCGAGGACAGAGTCTTGCGCCGTCTGCAGACGATTGACATGGCCCGCGGCCTGCTGAACAGCATCACCATTGACAGTGAAGGCGAGGACTACGACTTCAGGCAGTTCCAGTTCAGCGGTGTCTCCGACGTCATCGACTCGACCTGCAACTTCCTGTCGGCGCTGACCTCGATTCCGCAGACCATCCTTTTTGGCCGTTCACCGGCAGGCATGAACGCTACCGGCGACGCTGATCTGGAGAACTGGTACAACTATCTGGAGCGCATCCAGAAGCGCATGGTGAAGAAGAACCTGCGTTACCTGCTGTCGGTCATCTTCCAAGCTGGCGTCCGTACCGGCGAGGTCGATGAAGTGCCGAAGATCAAGGTGGAGTTCAACCCCCTGTGGTCGCTCAGCGACACGGAACAGGCAGACCTCGACCAGAAGCGGGCCCAGACGCAGTTCACCAGAGCGCAGACCGCCCAGCTATACATCGACAAGCAGGTTATCGACCCGAGCGAGGTTCGCGCCAAGCTGGCCGACAGTGAGGAGTTCGATGTCGAGAATATGCTCGACGAATACGACGACGAGGATCTGTTTCCCGACGAGCCTGCAGAGGGCGGTCAGGTTTCCGGTGACGCTGGGCAGAGCATTTTCGAGCAGGGCCAGTTCGCTGACTATGCCGAGGGCACCAGCACCGAAGAGCACAAGAAAGACCCCGGCGGAGACGGTGAAGCTCCCGCCGCTGCACCTGCTGCGACCAAGTTGCCGCAGGACATGAGCGACGAGGAACGTCAACAGTCAGCCGCCAATGCACCGCAAAATCGCGCTAAAGCCTCGGTACAGAGTGTCAAGGGTGATGGGAATACATCTACCCCAGAAGATACAAAAGCCTGTGTAGGCGTTCTGGTGGTCTCTCAGGGCAAGGTTCTGAGTGGAACCAGAAAGACGGAGTTCGGCCACGGCCTGATTTGTGGCCCCGGCGGTCACATCAAGGAAGGCGAGTCTCCGAAGCAGGCGGCGTTCCGTGAAGCAGAGGAAGAGTTCGGCATCAGCCCGAAAGAGCTGATCCCGCTCGGCCGAGGCCCTATGGAGCCTGACACCGGCATTCAGCCGTACATCTTCCTGTGTACTGAGTACGAAGGCGAGCCGAATTGCGTGGATGGCGAAATGGCCGACCCGCAGTTCAGAACACTGGAGGAAATCGAGCTACTGACCCCGTCGCTGTTCCAGCCGTTTGCAGACGACGTGAAGCTCCTGAAGGCGGTTCTCCGAGGTGAACGTGACCCTTTTGAGACAGACGCCGACGACGTGGACTGGGTGACTATCAACGGCACCCACACGCCGCTGGAGGGTGGCGTAGCCATCGGCGGAGGAAAACTGCACGGGCAGAGCTTCAGCAAGGCAAAATCCAGCAAGGGCGAGCGGCGCACGGCCATCACCGGCGCCAAGTCGTTTTCGGACGCCCATGATGCGGACACGTTCTTTGGGGCGCGTCCCGACCGCAAGCTGCGGAGCGAAAATCGTGAGGAATACGACCGGCTGAGAAGCGAGTACGAGAACTCGCCTGTGAAGAGGTGGAACGACAGCCTCTCCGGTGAGGAGACTGACGCGATTATGAATTACGCCGGTTCCGATTACAGCGGCATCAACGGCCTGCTTCGTGGTGAAATGACCGAGCGCATGGTCGAGAACTGGAACGCCACGGGTAAGACTGACGTTCGTGATATGATCCAGCGTGTCGAGTCCGGTATCGACAAGTTTGAGCTGAAAGAGCCGATTACCGTGTACCGCACCTGCGAGAAGGACGTGTTCGAGTCCCTGTCCCAGAAGGTGGGGAGCACGTTCCGAGACAATGCTTTCACAAGCACGACCGTGCTGAATGAGAGTGTTGCGAGTGGCAACGTCCGCATGGAGATCAACGTTCCGGCGGGTAAAGGCGTCGGAGCCTACATCGGTTCGACCTACGGCCAGCCTGACGAACACGAGTTCCTGCTCCAGCGCGGCACGGAGTTCACCGTCCGAGGTGTCAGCAAGGTTGGCGACAGCTACACGATCAAGATGGATGTTACCGGCCGCGAACCGCAGGACTTCCAATACGCCACCAAGGAACAGGTAATCGAGCGTTGGAAGCGCCTCGGCCTCTACGAAGAGGGCGACCCGCGGCTCAATGAGATTTGAGGTGAAACCGCATGAGCACATCGAAGGAACAGCTTGCCGCCATGATGGGCGACAAGGGACGCTTCAACTGGTCGAGCGGAAATCTGGTTCCGGTTCAGGAGCCAGACGAGGGAGCGTCCAATGCGGAAGCAGGGAATGAGGGCAACGAGCAGAGCGGACAGTAACCGCCCTGCTTTTCTTACGCCTATAACCCATCGCCAAACCCGCGTAAATGACCGTAAAGGGGGCTTTGTCTTTGACCAACAACCAATACCAAGAGGCGGTTAAAAAGGCTGTACGCCCCAAGTTCCGGGGGAATAGACCCCTTCCCGCGAAGACCATCCCGCAATACCCGCAATCCGCAGAGCGTGAGTACCGCCGCATCGCCGGCGCCTATATGCGGCTGCTGAACGAGGAGCTGAAGAAGAAGCTGCCTGCCATGATGAACGAGTACAAGAGGGAACGGCATGGAGACTCCCGGCTGGATGACAGCCGTGACCTCGACGCCCGCATCCGTCAGATGCTTCAGGAAGTGTCTGCGGCCCTTGAGAAGCGCATCTCGCAGTTCGGCCTCGACAGCAAAATCCAGCAGATCGCCAAGATGACGCGGAACACCTCAGTACGAGAGTGGAAACGTGCCGTCAAGGACACGCTGGGCATCGACATTCTGGACAACTACTACTCGGGCGAGCTGTACGAGCAGGCTATCCAGAGATGGATCGCCGAGAACGTGGCCTACATCAAGAGCCTGCCGACCGAGACACTCGGCAATATGCGGCAAATCATTCTGGACGGCTACCTGAATGGCCGACCGATCCGAGACATCCAGAAGGACATCCAGAGCGAGTACGGCACGTCCAAGCGCCACGCTCAGCTTTTGGCCCGTGACCAACTTGCGACGTTGAACGCACAGATCACGAAGATGCAGCAGACCGACGCCGGCTGCAAGAAGTATCGGTGGTCTACGTCCCACGATTCCCGCGTCCGCCCGTGCCATGCGGCGCTGAACGGGAAGACCTTCGATTGGAACGACCCGCCTGAGATGTGGTACGACACCAAGGCTGGCCGAGTCTACACCGGCCGCAAATGCCACCCCGGCGAGGACTACTGCTGCCGCTGTGTGGCAATCCCCGTGTTCGACTACGACGGGGTGAATATCCCCATGAAATAATCAGGCGAGGAGGAGAGGACATGGAAACGAAAGAGAAGATCAAGGTCTTCATCGACTTCCAGAACGGTAAGACCGTTTGCATCTGCAAGCGCAGCCGCAAACGCTGCGGCAAGAACTGTTCGCCTGAGGTAGTCGAAAGGGACAAGTTCGCTGAATGGGAACGCACCTTCCATCGTGACCGCTTCGGAAAGAGCGAATAGGTGGTGAGTGCGATGACCAGATATAGACCCACCCGAAGCCGTGACGCTCCCATAGGGGCGCACCAGGCGCCAAATTCAGAAGAAAGGAAGGAAGAGCCGTGAAGAACGCTTGTGCGATCAGCAGTCTTGCACGTCAGCTTGGCAAGGTGAGTGAAAAGCTCGACAGCCTTGCGATGGGCGTACAGGACACTGAACAGTCCGCTCCTGATCTGAGCGACGTGTATCAGGGTTTGCTTCTCGACGAGATCGAGCACGTCCAGATTTTGACGCTGGAACTCACCAAGGCCGTTGTGGCTGCGGCAGAGGCAACCAACGCCGACGAGGGCGGAAGTGTCTTCGCTGCCGGCGACCTGACCGCTGAAAAGGCCGGGGACGGTGACGGAGACATCGGGCAGAGTGAGGAGAAGAAGTGATGCTCACGCTGCAGAACACTCCGAAAGGAGGTGGGCCCAATGAGTGAGGCCCCGAAATTATCTCAGGTGATCCGTCTGGACAGCCTCCCGCTGAACCAGACGTATTTCACTCCCGAAGGCTACCTGATGGACAGGCCAATCCTGACCAGCACGGGTATCTTCGAGTACACCAACCCTGACGGGAGCGTCAGGAGGGAGCTTCGGCTCCCTGAGGAAGTCTTCGCTGCTGAGAGCCTTGCATCGTATCAGGGCAAGCCCATCATCATCACGCATGATGCGGGTCTGGTGGATAAGGACAACGTCCAGAGGCACCAGATCGGAACCATCCTGACGGAAGGGTATCGAAGCGGGGATGACGTCCGTGCGGAGATCGTCATTCACAACACCGACGAGATGCGGTATTGCGGCCTGAAGGAGCTGTCCCTCGGCTACAATCTGACGCTCGATGAAACGCCGGGTGAGTGGAACGGCCAGCACTACGACGCCATCCAGCGGGACATCCGCATCAACCACTTGGCCTTGGTCCGGGAAGCCAGAGCCGGTGAACAGGCGCGGTTAAATATTGATGGCCGTGATCCTGCAAGAACTCTCAAAGGAGGAAAAGTCATGAAGAAGAAAAATGCTCCCAAGAATGCTCGTCGCGCTGATGGCGTTCTGTCCCCGGAAGAGCTCGCCAAGGCCATCGAGGAGTACAAGGCCCGCCGTGCTCAGCGCCTCGCCGCCAAGACCGACGAGGACCCCACCGAGGGTACTGATCCCGTAGTCAGCGCCAAGCCCACCAACGCCCCCGCTGCCGCGCAGGATGACGACGATACTGTTGTCGCTCCCGCCGGTCAGGAGCCTCAGACTGTCGAGGATAAGGTGGCGGCTGTCAAGGACAACCGTGACCGCCGCGATGCTGACGGCGACCCTGAGGATCTGGAGTCCGCGAAGGGCGTCATTGCCAATCAGGACGAGGACATGGACATCCTGTTCGACATCATCGACACTCTGCTCGCGCAGAAGGAGTTCGACGAGGCTGGCTGCACCGATCCTCAGACCGACGAGGGTGATGACACCACCGACGAGAACAACGACGAGGGCGACGACGACACCGACAATCAGGACAGCGACGACGACGCGATTCCCACCGCGACGCCTGCCGACCACACCCAGGGCGAAGTCCTGAACGCCGACGGTATCGACGCCATCATCCGCCAGCGCGTGAAGATCGGCATGATCGGCAAGGCTCTGAACCTCGACGGCGTCGAAGACATGAACATCTCCGCCGCCAAGAAGGCCATCATCAAGGCTGTGCGCCCCGAGATGCGTCTGGACGGCAAGAGCGATGCGTTCGTGAACGCCGCGTTCGAGTATGCCGTTGCCGACGTTGAGGCCCGCGGCAAGAAGGACGTTGGCTACCAGAAGAAGCAGATGTTCAACCGCGACTCTCGCACTCCTGCCAGCAACGGCGTCGGTTCCGCTGATGCCGCCCGTCAGAAGATGATCGAGCGTCGTCAGAATAGAGCAAAGGAGGAAAAGTAACATGAGTGCTCAGACCAAGTACGGCTATTCCACCCCTATTGGCGCGGCTGGCGGTATCGTTGATGTCGCTCCGCACCAGATCGACACTTTCCTCAACGAAGAGGAGAACGGCGTCCTGAAGTTCGGCGTGGGCGTCGTTCAGGGCAGCAAGCCCGGTGTCAATATCGCCCTGCCCGAGAAGGCTGCTACCGCTGCCAAGTTCGAGGGCATCACCACCAACAACCGCACCACCGAGTACGATCTGGAGGGCAAGCTCGCCGTTCGCAAGGGTGCTGCCGTCGGCGTTATGCGCTATGGCAAGATTTACGGCCGCGTGGCCGAAGGCGTCGAGCCTGCCTACGGTGACAGCGTTTACCTGATTACCGAGGGTGAAGAGGCCGGCTGCTTCACCAACGCAGCTTCCCAGGCCGAAGGCTCCACCACCATCGCTGTCAAGGGCCGCTTCGTCGGCGGTGTCGATACCAACGCCCAGATCGCCCCGATTGAGCTGTTCAATCAGGCCCAGGCGTAAGAAAAGGAGGAACGTGAATTATGGCTACCAAAAAGCACATGAACTATGATAGCGACGAGGCCATGACCCTGCGGGGCTCCAAGATCCCCAAGGCTATCATGGCTTCCGAGGGCACTCGCTTCGATAGTGCCGAGGATGCTTCCGTCTTTTTCGCCCGTGAACTCGACCACGTCAAGGCTCAGTCCTACGACGTCGAGTACCCCGAACTGACGGCCCTGCACCTGTTCCCGCAGAGCTCAGAGGCCGACCCCGGCGCGGAGACCATCACCTACTACACCTACGACAAGACTGGTCTGGCGAAGATCATCGACAACTACTCCACCGACCTGCCCCGTGCGGACGTGACCGGCAAGCCCAGCTTCGCCAAGATCAAGTCCATTGGCGACAGCTACGGCTACTCCGCTCAGGAGATGCGCGCTTCTCGTCTGGCTGGCAAGTCTCTGGATGCCCGTAAGGGTGAGTCCGCTCGCTACCAGATCGACGCCCTGACCAACAAGATCGCATGGTGCGGCGACGAGGAAAGCGGCCTGATGGGCGTTCTGTCCGACGGCCAGAACATTCCTCTCTACACCATCGGCGCCAACGCCAGCGGCAAGACCAAGTGGGCGGAGAAGTCTGCCGACGAGATCCTCGCCGACGTGAACGGCATGGCGAAGCAGGTTGCAAAGATCACCAAGAACGTCGAGCGTCCCGATACCCTGTGCGTCCCCGCTGACGTGTTCATGGACATCTCCACCCGCCGCATTCCCGACACCAGCACCACGGTTCTGGCGTTCATTCAGGAGCACGCTCCGTACATCAAGAACGTCGTGTCTACCGCTGAGCTGGATGCCGACTCTCCCGAGACCAACCCCTACGCGGTTGGCGGCAATCCTCAGGGTGTGGCGTTCCTGTTCAAGAACGACCCTCGCAAGCTGACTCTGGAGAACCCGATGCCGTTCTACCAGTACCCCCTGCAGGTCGAGAAGCTGGAAACCATCATTCTCTGCGAGGCCCGCACCGCTGGCGTCATCGTCTACTACCCGCTGTCCGCTCTGATTGCGGTCGGCGTGTCCTAAGAGGGGAAATTTTTATGGGGAGGTTGCCAAGTGGCAATCTCCCCATAACATTCGCGTCAATCGAGAATAACGTCAGGCTGTCGAGGAGCCACCCTGCGGCAGCCCACGAATAACAGGAGGTTCATCATGAAGATCAGAAATAAGGGCTCCAAGATTATCAACATCGGCACGACGATCCTCATGCCCGATGCGTCTATGGACATCAACGAGGCCACTCTCAAGCTGCCCGCCATTCAGGCGTTCATCGCCAAGGGTTTGCTGGAGACCGACGAGAGCGAGGCCGCCTTCCAGAAGGCTGTCGAAGAGGCTGCTGCGAGAAAGCTGGAAGAGGATGCCAAGGTGAAGGCCGAGGCAGAAGCCAAGGCAAAGGCCGAAGCTGACGCGAAGGCCAAGGCTGAGGCGGAAGCTGCTGCCAAGAAGGCTGCAGAGGATAAGGCCAAGGCCGACGCCGCCAAGAAGGCCGCTGCAAAGGCTGCCGACGAGAACAAGTAAGGAGTGAGCGCCATGCAGGCCATTCAGTACATCCGACTGATCGGGAAAGAGTTCGTCTCACTGACCGACGCGGAGCTTCACCTTTGGGTGGAGATGGTTCGCCCTATGGTGAGCCGCAAGCAGTTCGGGAAGCTGTATGAACAGGCGATTGCCTATCTCGTCTGCCACAAGCTGAAGATGGCCGGGTATGGCGAGAATCCGCTCGGAGATATGGGCGCTATCGGCATCGGTTTCGCTGTTGGAAGCGTGTCCGAGGGCGGGAGCAGCATCAGCTTCGGGGCGAATCAGAGTTCCAACCTCGCAACGGATGCCGAACTCGGTTTGACCGCTTACGGCGTTCAATTTCTCCAACTCCGACGGATGGTTATTGTCCCCATCCATTGCAGCGGTGAGCTTGACAGCTCTGGCGGCAAGGGGAAGAACGATCCGTGCATCGTGCCCGTCGCCTCCGACGCCGTCCTCGGCGGCATCAAGGTACGCCCCGGCTCTGGCCTGAAGCTGGAACCGGACGGGACGCTCTCTGTTGACAGGGAGGAACCGTAATGGCGTTGAGCATTTCAGACCTGACGCCTGAGGGCAGAAGGTATTTCGAGCAACTGCAGAAGCTCTCCCGGCTTGAAGTGCAGGTCGGGTTCCAAGAGGGCCAGACCTACGAAGACGGCACATCCCTTGCGGACGTGGCCGCGTACAACGAACTCGGCACCTCTGACAGCCCAGCCAGACCGTTCATGCGACAGAGCTTCGAGAACCACGAGCCCGAACTGAAAGCGGCCTGTGAGCAGGTCAATAAGACGCTGGCCGAGGGCGGCACGACCGAAAAGGCCCTCAAGGATTTGGGCGTCTTCTGCAAGGGCCTTGTGCAGCAGGAGATCGTCGATGGCGGTTTCGTGGCGAATAAGCCATCCACCATCAAGAAGAAAAAGTCCGAGCAGCCGTTGATAGACACCGGCCACATGAGGCAGTCGGTTGACTTCGTCATCAAGGAACGAGGTGATTGACCGTGAACATTACGCTGTTCAACAAGAAATACTGGGTACGCCGGTTCAAAGAACCGCAGAACATTCGCGGTTACATCACCGCAGACCACGAGGACTTTGTTGCCAGTCTGCATATCCACCCGATGGGTTCGGATGCGATGATTGCGCTGCCTGAGGGCGAACGCAAGATGAAGCATCTGGAAGGCCACGGAACCGATGTGCTGATACCGGCCAGCGAAGCTACCGGCATCAAGGGCGACCTGTTGTACTACATGGGCGACTGGTACGAGTGTACCGCCGCCCAGCCGTGGGATCATACGGTGCTGTCGCACATGAACTATCAGTTCTGCCTCGTTCCGACAGACGGCGCACGGGCTTCGGACATCGAAGACCCGCCGCAGGATGACCCAGCAACAGCGGGGAAGACCCAGCAGGAGATCCCACCCATTACGAATTTCCCCATTGCGTCTGCAGACACCGTCGGCGTGGTGCGCATCAAGGACGATTCCGGGCTGGTGATTGACGAGGAGGGCTTCTTGTCGCTCGCAAAGCCGACCGACGGAGGTGATACGCCGTGAGAGTAGGGCAGGCCAAAGAGCTGTTCCGCGCTCTGACCCAGCAGTATTTCGGCGGTGCCAACGTCGTGTTCGCCAATCAGAGCCGCACGGCCAAGCAGAAAGTACCGCTCGTGGTGCTGACCCCCGGCAACGTCCACCGCCCGCAGGCTCCGAACTACACGTTCGTAGATGGCGAAGTCGTTGGGCATTACCTATCCCGCTTCTCGATTACGGTGGATCTGTTCACGAACGGTTCGCCGGTCGTCGATGAAGCATCGGGGAAGACCGTGGCATACGAGGATAACGCGGTGGACGATATGCTGTCCTTTGCCGACTTCCTCAATTCCGAGCATACCGTCCAATGGAGCCATCAGAACGATGTGAGCATCCTGATTGACGGCGATGTGCTGAACCTGACAGGTGTTGTGAACGATACGAGCTACGAGTTCCGTTCGCGCCTGACGGTTCAGTTTTATTTTACCCAAAAGGCAGTGGGAGCTTCCACGGCGCTGCTGGAAAGCAGCCTGCAGTACCCCACAGGCGAGAAAGACCCGGAAACACAGGAACCGACCTACACGCCTACCGAGCCGCCTGAGACTGATAGCAAGTCCGGGCCTTGGGGCGACGAGGAGGAGCCTATCATCGTTCCGACATTCGAGCCGTCCGCCAGCGGTGGCGGAACCGAAGAGCTGGCAAAGGAAGAAACCGGCTACTTCACCGAAGTTGAGATAAAGGAGGAAACAGGCAATGAGTAAGAACTACGACATGATTGCCACGGTGGACATCGACATCGCAACCCCGATTGTGGATGACACCAGCTTCGACAATCTGCTGATTATGGGCCCCGCGCCGAAGACTGGCGCCAAGTCCCCGGCCCGCGTTGGGGTTTACTCCGACATCAGCGAAGTTGAAGATGCCGGCTTCGTCACGAGCGGCGCAGATGCCGACCCTGCCGGTCTGGCCGCAAGCGTCGCCTTCGCCCAGAGTCCTCGCCCGACGGCGGTGTATATCGCCATCCAGCAGCTCTCCGAAGGCGCTGTCGTGGCGGGACAGACCATCAAGGACACCAACGCTGCGGTCGTGCAGTATGCGGGCAAGAAAGAGGGCCTCACCGGCTGCGCCATCTCCTTCAAGGAGTCTTCCCGCAAGCTGAGCATGGTTCTGGACGGCCCCATTACTGGCGTCAAGAACACCGGCCTTTTCGATATGCTGGCGGCGCTGATCGCCGACGGCTATACCGCGACCATCGAGGACACCGTCATCACCGACGGCGCCAGCTTCAAGGCTTGCCCTGTGTGGAACAGCCTGAAGAAGCTGGACAAGGGCGGCGAGGAGCAGTTCACCGTCGCGGTGAATAAGACCGGCGGTACTGCGGTGCTCTACACCGTGGCCGTTTCGTACCCTGACCCCGACGCGCCTGCGACGCAGGCCGCCGAGGACAACGAGCCTGCGACGCAGGCCGCCGAGGACAACGAGCCTGCGAACACCCCGGACACCGAACTGGAGACCCCGGCGACCACCATCGCCCGCGCTCTGTCGACCTCCGGTTGGTATGTGCTTTGCACCGCAGGCGTTGACCCCGCCAAGTACGAGGAGATCGCCGCGTACATGGAAACGCAGGAGAAACTCTTCTGCTACACGGAGCTGGATTGCTTCCCGGCCCCCGGCACCGTCCGTGAGGACGACGAGGATCTGGTACAGCCGTCCGTCGGCAACGTCTACTTCCGCACTCTGGGCGTCTATGGCCGCGAGACTACGGATCAGGCTGACGAGGACATCCCGCCCGCGAACCGCTACATCAACGTGGCGTTCGTTGCGAAATGGCTGAACTACGAGGCTGGTAGCGAGACGACTGCCTTCAAGCAGCTTGCCTCTGTGTACCCGTCCAAGCTGACCAGCACGGAGATGAAGGCTCTGGCCGACAAGAGCCTGAACTACTTCATCACGGTCGGAAGCAAGAACCTGAGCATGAACGGCAAGGTCATCGGCAACGAGTGGGCGGACATCATCCGGTTCCGCGACTGGCTGAAGAATGATATGCAGCTTCGCGTTGTCAATCTGTTCGTCACCCGCCCGAAGGTGCCGTACACCGACGCGGGTATCTCTCTGGTGCAGAACCAGATGATCGCCTCGCTGAAGTCCGGTCAGGATGCCGGCGGCATCGCCGAGAGCGAGTTCGACGAGGATGGCACCGAGATTCCGGGCTATGTCACGTCCGTTCCTCTGGCGGCCAGCCTGTCCGCGTCCGAAAAGGCGTCCCGTAAACTGACGAAGTGCAAGTTCAAGGCCAGACTGGCCGGCGCGATCCACTTCGCCGAGCTCAAGGGCAGCCTGACCTACGAACTGTAAGGAAGGGGGAACTGAGAGATGGGTAAGATCAAGACCTACAACCCGAAGGAAGTCACGATTGCGCTCGGCAACCACATTGTCGCTGGCTACGCCGACGACAGCTTCATCACCATTGACCCGAATGGCGATGGTGTGACCAAGAAGGTCGGCTGCGACGGCGAGATTGTTCGCAGCATCAGCCCCGATGATACCTACATCGTGAAGCTGACCGTGCTGCAGACCTCCGAGACGAACAGCTTCCTGCAGAACCGCTTCAAGCAGGATCGTCAGACCGGCGACGGTATGTTCCCGATCCTGATTAAAGACCTGAAGGGCGGTATGGTGTTCAGTTCCGACGCGGCATGGCCTGCCAAGCCCGCGTCCCGCGGATTCGGCAAAGAGTCCAACAACCGCGAGTGGGAGCTGCATACCGGCTCTGGCGAGCTGACCGAGTAAGCAACGCAAAGAGGCCGTCCGTAAAGGGCGGCCTCTACCGTACATAACGAGGGGGTTATGAACTATGAGAAGAATGCAGACGATTGAGAAGGTCATCGGGGAGAACACGTTCTATATCCGCCCGTTCGGCGCTTTTGCGGCGGCGAACATCAGCGGTGAACTGGCCGCCTTGCTGTCCCCGATTCTGGCGGGCATCGCCCCGCTGTTTGGCGGCCTCGACACGGGAGACAACGGCTCTGACGCCGAAGCGAACCCGCTGGACATGGACATCGAGGAGGCTATGCCTGCCATCAGCAGCGCACTCTCTACGATTTCCGGCGACAAGGTTGAACGCATGATGCGCAGACTGCTGATCGACCAGCAGAATATCAGCGTTCAGGGCGAGGACACCGACGGAAATACCGTCATTCTGGATAAAGACCTTGCCGACGAGGTGTTCTGCGGCGAACTGCAGGATATGTTCATCCTGTGCTACGAAGTTATCAAGCTGAACTTCAAGGGTTTTTTCAAGAGAGTCGGAATCCAATCTGGCAGCCTTATCGACAAGCTGCGGAAGGGGACTCCGACATCCGAAAATGGGGAGACTTCGACTTCGGACGCTTCAGCGAGCTTGAGCTGAGAATGTACTCGCTTATCAAAGCGGGTATCGCCACGAAGTCCGAGTTGGACGAAGCCTACACCCTCGACGAAGCTCTGAAACTGTACGCGCTGTATAGCATGGACAGGGACATCGAGCGGTTCCAAGCCGAGGAGATGCAGGCCGAAATGGGCAGATAAAAAGCCCGCTCCACGCAGGAGCGAGCTTTTCCGTTTGCGCCTCAGTACATGATGCGGACGAGGGCTTTGTAGTTGTCAGCGTCAAGAGAACACAAAGCCTTAGTCCCGTCTTTGAAGATGATCGAGACAGTGTAATCGCTGTTCTTTTTGGCGGAGTTAGCTCCAGCGATGGCGCCAATTCCGCCAAAGAGTGCTGCGCCAACAGCACCGCGGGCTACACCGCTGCCCATGCTGGAATTGCCCTCCTGCATGACCAGCTCGTAGTGGTCTACGGTAGTCTTGTTGATGAAGGTCTTCTTTGCACCGAAGAATTTGTTCTCGGTAATGAGAAGCCCTTTTTTGTCGCCCTTGAACGAAATCAGGCCGCTGTAATCACCGGCGAGAACCGTGTTTGCCATGATCGTGTGCTCCTCTCTGAAATATAGCCTTGCGGCTTATGAGTGATATTCTATCAGCTTTGAGCGGCACGGTCAACACGGAGCGGTCAAATCTGCCATGAAAGGAGGGCGATTGTTCGTGACGATTGCGAAGTTTATCAACGAGGTCGGCTTCAAAGTACGCGAAGGCGATGTCAAAAAGGTCAACGACTCCATCAAGAGCATCAAGAGCACGGCCACGAAGCTGCTCGGTGCAATCGGCATCGGGTTCAGCCTGACGAAGATCAACGCCCTCGTGGAAGAGTTCGGCGCCGCCAACAAGCAGATCAAGAGTTCGGTCGGCGAGATGGAGAACATGGACGCCGTGCAGGGGCAGGTGCTCCAGAAGGCGAACGCCGCCCGTCTGGCTTATACCGACATGGCGGGTTATGTTTCCAACCTTGCCAAAGCCGGTTCTGATATTTTCCCGGTCGATGATGCGATCCAGTTCACCAGCACCGTTGCGAAGCTGATGAAGACGAACGGCCGAAATGACTCGGCCATTTCGAGCATGATGGAGGGCTTCAACAAGTCCTTCCAGAAGGGCATCGTCGATACCGAAACTCTGAATAAGATGCTTGAGCAGGCGCCTGAAACGGCGAACGTGCTCGCACAAAGCCTCGGCGTCGCCAAGTCCCAACTGCTGGATATGGCGTCGAATGGCAAAATGACCGTCCAGCAGCTCAAGGATGCGTTCATGGACGCCTCCGGTGAGATCGACGCCGCGTTCCAGAACTCGAATATGTCGATTTCGGATGGCCTGAAGAACATCCGCAACAACTGGGGACTTTGGCTGACCCAGATGAACTCGACGCTTGGCGTCACAAATGCCATCGCCCGTGCGATGGTGAAGTTCTCCGATACAGCCATGCGCGTGATGAACCGTGTCCGAAATGCCGTGGTTTGGCTCGGCGACAAGCTCGGCGGCACCGACAAGGTGCTGAAGCTGATTGCCATTTCTGCAGGCGCTCTGTTTATCGCGTTCAACTTTGATAAGATCGTGAAGGGCGTACAGGCCGTGTTTACGGGCCTGCGGAACGTGAACAAGCAAGCCCTGCTGATGGCTGCGGCCTTCATCATCGTAGCCCTGTTGGTGGAGGATTTCATCAACTTTATGCAGGGCAACAATTCCCTACTTGGCAGCCTGCTCGAAAAGGCGGGCGTTGACGTGGATAAGTTCCGCGCCAACATCATCAAGATTTGGGGGAACATTAAGACAATTCTGACGGCCGTATGGCAGGGCATCAAGAATGTGGCGATCCCGATTTTCCAGACCATTTGGGGCGTCATCAAGACGGTGTTCGAGGCCATCGGCAAGATTATAGATAAAATCGCCCCGCAGTTCGCAAACCTTGCCGACCAGCTTGCGAACGGCAACATCGACACGGATAAGTGGGTGAAGGTCGGCGAGGCTATCGCAAAAATCATCGCCGTCATCGTCGGCGTGGTCGCTGCGGTCAAGACCGTCATCGCCGTGGTGCGAACGGTCACTTCGGTCGTGAAGGGCGTCTCGGCGGTGATCTCGTTCGTGTCCAGCCCTGTCGGCCTCGTGATTCTGGCGATTATGGCCCTGATTGCCGTGGGCATCCTGCTCTACAAGAACTGGGATAAAATCAAAGCCTTTGCCATTCGCATTTGGACGGCCATCAAGGATTTCTTCGTCAACATCTTCACGTCGATTGGGAACTTCTTCACGAGCATCTGGGAAGGCATCAGCACGTTCTTCTCCAGCGTGTGGAATGGCATCAAAGAGACGGTGTCCGGTGCAGTCTCCGCCGTCTGGGAGACCATCTCCACGGTGTTCTCGACGATCTGGGAGTTCATCTCAGGCGTCGCCACGAACATCTGGACGTCCATCACGACGGCGTTTACGAATATCCTGTCGGGCATCACCGGCACGATTGGCAACATCAAGGACAGCATCGTGACCGGCTTCACCGCCGCAATCGACTGGATCAAGAGTCTGCCTGCTCAGGCCCTGCAGTGGGGTGCTGACATCATCAACAATATTGTCGAGGGCATCAAGGGCGCGGTCGGTAAGGTCGGAGAGGCAGTCTCCGGCGTCGCCAGCAAGATCAAGGGCTTCCTCGGCTTCTCCGAACCGGACGAAGGACCGTTGAGCGATTTCCACACCTATATGCCCGACATGATCGACCTGATGACCAAGGGCATCAGCGCGGGCAAGGCCAAGGTACGCGACGCCCTCGGCGCTCTGACGGGCGATATGTCCATCATGGCGCAGGCCAACGTAGCCAGCCCCACGACGGCGCGGACGGCTATGGGCAGCAACAGCGTCAGCAAGAGCGTCGTGCAGAACGTGAACATCAACAACAAGTTTGAGGGCGACCGTGCCGGCCAGCAGAAGTCCGCAGCGGCGATGGATAAGGCCGCGGGCGACTCTACTGGCGAGATGGCCCGCGCCCTCTCGTATGCAAGGTAGGTGACATAGATGGCAAGAGCAAAAAGACCTGTCACCATTGCAGGCATCGAGTTCGACGCGCTTATCAGCGAAGAGCATGGCTACGAGGCTACCGTCCCTGAGTATGCCGTCGAGAGCGGCTTCTCCGTCAGCGACGCGATTATCCACGGCGCCGAAACGCTAAACATGGTTCTCTATGTCACCGATACTCCGGTCACGTGGAGGAGCCACGGCGGACGCGGCCGTGTTGAGCAGGTCACGAAGCGGCTGGAGGAGCTGTACTACGCCGCCGAGCCGGTCACAATCGTCACCAGCGACGCCACCTACACCAGCATGGCTATCGAGAACCTGACCATCAGCAAGAGCGCCGAGGTCGGCTACGCCCGCGAGATCCCGATTTCGTTCCGCAAGATTCGCATTACGACGGCGCGGACGACGACCATCCCCGCCAGCTACGGAAAGAGCGGTGCGACCGCCGCTTCTGCAGGCACGGCCAACACGTCCAGCGGGAGCAGCGGCGGCTCAGGCTCCGGTGGCTCTGGTTCGGGTTCTGGCTCTGGTAGCGGCTCGGGCAACAGCAAGTCGAGCATCCTCTACGGCGCCGCAAAGTCCATCGGCCTGATTTCATGAGGAGGGAAGCGAGATGGAATATACGATCATCGAAGTCCCAGACCTCAACGACAGCATGAGCCGTGTCGTCCTGAACGGCAAGGCGTATCTGATTCGGTTCACATGGAACGACCGTGGCGGCTTCTGGAAGTTCGGCCTCTACGATACGCAGAGCCAGCCTATCGTCATTGGCATCAAGATCGTGCCGAGGTTCCCTATGAACCTGTTCTACGGCGTGACCGCGTTGCCGAGCGGCGTGTTCGGCGTGATGACCAAGCTGGAGCACATCGGGAGGAGTGATTTTCTCGACGGAAAGGCCAGCTTCGTGTTCTGCCCTGCGGAAGATAGCGACTGACCCGATTTTCTCTCCGTCCTACGGACTGTCCGCGGACGCTCCGTGGGACGGTCACACATGAAATCCGAGGACAGTCCGCGCATAACCGTAACCGTAACCGTAACCGTAACCTATACCGTAATCTAACCTAACCAGTAAATATATTTGGTGTGCGTTTTGCAAACGCACGAGCGTGTTTTCTTTGCTTATTTTTCGTGATTTTGCTTTTTGTGCAAAGTCGTTTGTAAAACGAGAGGGGGGGATTTTGATGTCTGCGAACTTCGACAGAGAGTATCGCTTGGCTGCAGGCAAGGCCGGTGGTATGGGCTTCGAGATCGGCGAGAAGTCGAAGAGCCAGCCCGTCCCGCTGCACATCAATTTCTCCATTGAGCGAACAGACCTCGAAACGCAGAACACGGGCCGCGTGACCGTCTGGAACTTGAACAAGGAGCACCTTGCCACTCTGGACGAAAAGGACTGCGTCCTGTCCCTGAAGGCAGGCTACGGGAGCCGTATGCCGCTGATTTTCGCCGGCATCGTCACAAACTGCGTCACGACCCATGACGGCGCAGACCGCAAGACGGAGATCGAGGTGGTAGACAACCTCGTCGAGATCCGCGATACCTACGTCACGATTTCGTATGTGGGTACGGTGAACTGGAAGACCATCTTCGACGACGTGGCGAACCAAATGGGCGTAGCGGTGACGTATTCGTACAATGCCGAGTTTGCCGACATTGCCAACGGCTTCAGCTTTGTCGGCCTCGCCCGCGATATTATGACGAAGGGATGCGCCTGCTGCGGCCTCGTGTGGAGTCTGCAGAATGGCGTCATGCAGGTCAAGAAGCCGGGGGATGTCATGAGCCGTGAGGTCTTCGTTCTCTCTGAGGACTCTGGGCTGCTGGGCATCCCTGCCCGCGTCACCGAGGCTAACTCCGAAACGAGCGATAAGACCAGTATCGGGTGGGAGGTCGAGTTCTTCCTGAACGGGGCTATCCACATTGACGACTATGTGAAACTGGAGAGCAAGACCGTCACGGGTTATTTCCGCGTCGCCAAGCTGACGCAGGCTGGGGACAATATCTCCGGTGACTGGACGTGTACGGCGCGGCTCATGGAGGTGCAGGGGTAATGATGCAGGAGTTTGTGCAGGAGATCCAGAACACCGTCCAACGTGGGCTTCGCGGCATCCATACGGCCATGCCGGGGCGGATCGTCAGCTTCGACGCCGCAAAGGGCATCGCAACGGTCAAGCCCGCGATGAAGTTCAAGAAACCGGACGGGAAGACGATGGATTTCCCACAAGTCACCGGCGTTCCGGTCGTGTTCCCGCAGGGGGCAGGACAGGGCGCAACGATTGCGTTTCCGGTCAAGCCCGGAGATAGCTGCCTTCTGGTGGTGGCCGAGCAGAGCCTCGACTACTGGCAGTACGGGCAGGAAACCAGCACGGATCTGGCCTTCGACATGACGAACGCGATTTGTATTCCCGGCCTGTTCGCCCAAGGGAACCCCGTGGTCGCGGATGCCTGCGCCCAAAATGCGGTCATCGTCGATGTCAAGGGAACCCGCCTGACAGTCAAGGGCGGCTCCGTGACGATTTCTGCTCCCGAAGTCACCGTCGAGGGAAACCTGACTGTGACCGGCAGCCTGTCGTATTAGGCCCGTAGAAGTTCGCTACGAGCTTTCAGGCAAAAGCAACAATCTACACCCATGAGGCGCTACGACACCGTCTGGGTGATTTCTGGCGATTCCAGACTACTTCTGGGAGGGGGTATTCACCGTGTTAGACATCAGACTGAATGAGGACGGCGATATTGCCATCTCCAAGAATGGCGACATCTCCACGACGGAGAGCGTCAGACAGGCCGTAATGATTCGGCTGCGCTGGATTTATGACGAGTGGCGGCTCGGCCCTGAGCTGGGCTTCCCGTGGTTCGAGGCAGTCTTCGTGAAGAACCCGAACACCATCAAGATTAAAACGCTCGTGAGAGACGAGATCCTGAAAGTGAAGGAGGTCAAAGCGGCGACGGTCACATCGGTCGATTACAACACGGCAAAGCGAACGGCGACGTTCCGCTACACCGTCACCGTGGGAGAGGACACGTTTAGAGAGGAGGTAACGCTGTATGGCTGATTATGGCCTGACCCCGCAGGGGCCGAATATCAAGCGGCTGGATGTCATTCTGGAAGAAATGCACTCGGGGCTGTCGGAGAAATGGGGCGTGAACACGCGCCAGAACCCTGAGTCCCTGCTGAACCATCTGCTGACGAATGTGGCCGACGCCATCGCTGACCTCTGGGAGTTTGGCGAAGCGGTGTACTTCTCACAGTACCCGGCCACTGCAGAGGGCCGAAGCCTCGACAACGCCGCGCAGTACGGCGGCTCCACCCGTGAGGCCGCAGCGAAGTCGTACTACCCGATTCATTGTACGGGCAAGGACGGCACGAAGCTGGCCGCCGGTACGAGGATTTCCTCCGCGACGAACCCGACAACCTATCTGAGTATCACGGACACGAGAGAAATCAGCCGTACGTCGTTCAATCGTGCCTGCATCAAAATCGCGTCCCTCGGAACAGAGAGTGTTTACACCGTAGCCATCAATGGCGCGGTGTTTTCTTATAGCCCGACGGCGGCGGACACGCTCACGGTGCTGAAAGGCATCGCGGCGGCCATCACCGACGAGAAGTTCACGGCCTCCGTGGACGAGACGAATGAGTTCCTGAACATCGAGGCGGCAGACATCGCCTCAAACAATGTGCTGATTCTCTCCGAGAACCTGACCACGGAGACGGTGACGTCGATCATCACCTTCGGCACCGAAGAGAACGGCGACATCCTGATTCCCGGCGGGGTCATTACGAACATCGTCAACGCCGACGCTGGCCTGCTGGCCGTCGAGAACCTCTGCGGCTACATCGCGGGCCGTGACGAAGAGACTGACGTTGAGTTCCGCCAGTCCTACGTGGACAAAATCTTCAACCGTTCGAGCAATATGCTTGAGAGCATCCGCTCCGCAATCCTGCTGAACGTGCAGGGCGTCCGCAGCGTCGCCCCGTATGAGAACGCAACGCACCAATGGTATGTGGACGGCACCTATCTGGACGTGAAGGACGTGACCGAAACGCCCGCAGGCGACATCGTCCGTCCGCCGCACAGCGTCGAGATCGTGGTAGACGGCGGCGACTCGAAGGAAATCGCGCAGCAGATCCTCGCCAACAAAGCGGGCGGCATCAACACGGTCGGCGAGACCGTCGTGGTTCTGCCCGGTGAGTACGACGAGGAAATCACGATCCGGTTCAATCGGCCGACGACGATTTACACATGGTTCCGCCTGGGCATCACGCTCAACCGTTCCGAGGCTTTGCCGCCGAACTACGTTGACCTGCTGAGAGAGGTCGTCCTTGAGAACATGGACGCTCTGGACGCCGGCAAGGATGTCGTTCCGCAGCAGTTCATGAGCCAGCTTTACAAAGCCTGCTCTGGCATCAGCTATATCGACATTCAGCTTTACGCTTCGGCGGACGCCTCCGATGAAAAACCCTCCAAGTACCCCGACCGCAGTAAGAACATTACGGCGCGTCAGCGGGCCTACACCAAGGAGGAGATGATCGAGGTGGAGATTGATGGCTGATTATGTAGCGACCCTGAAAAACGACCTTGTCGAGCAGTTCCGAGGCAAGGCCAATATCGAGGCGCTCATGGAAGTCATAGGCGCCCAGCTTCAGCAGGTGTATGACTTCTACGACCAGCTTCGGCAGGACAGGGGAGTACATACAGCCGTTGGCAAGCAACTGGACGGTGTCGGCGACATCGTCGTGATGACCAGAATGGAGGCCGGCAAGCTCGCTGGCGACCCGATCCCGTTCGAGGTCATCGACGACGAGACCTACCGCCGGTATCTGATTTACAAAATCCTGAAAAACACCTGCGATTGCACCTACCCCGACATCATCAAGGCGTTTCGGATGTTCTGGGATCGGCCTCTGTACTACAAGGAAGATCCTGCAGAACCCGCGACGATGATTTTCGACACCGGCGAAATGGATGGCACCGTCGATACGACACCGCTGTTCACCACGCCGCTGCTCCGCGCCGCTGGCGTTACCTTGAAGCTCTACGCTCGGACGAAGACCGAGATGGAGACGGCAAAGCTCTACATTCTGAGCGGCCTCGGCTTTGCCGTCACGGAAACGCTGCTGCCCATCCTCGAACGCGATATTGATTACCGCGCCCATGTGTACGTCAGGGGCGGGTATTCGACCATCGCCGAGGACACACTCCCCGGCGTCGAGCGAGACTATAAGTTTGGCTTCAAACTCCATCTGGGCGCCGGTCTGCAGGCGGTCTTGGAGAGTACGCTGCCCAATCAGGAGCGCGAAGTGTCCTATGACACCTCTGTTTGCGCTGGAAGCGCGGTTCAGAGCGTCATGGAGACGAGAATCACCGACATGGTGATGAAGTCGGGGAAGATGGCCTCACCGCAACTGTCTGCTGCGAAGCGCACGAAACTCCAAAACCTCCGAGCCGTCGCGGATCGCTTGAAGCGAGAAAGCACGGCAGAGGGCAGGAGCGCCCCGAAAGCAGAGTCCAATAAAACGATTGAAGGAGGAACACAGAAATGAGCTACTATGGCGGAACCGTAACGGTCGCCGGCCGCAATCTCATTACGAGCCTCATGGCCGGGAAGACGATTGAGTTCACCCGCATCATGGTCGGCTCTGGTGCCATGCCGGAAGGCGTTGAGCCTATCGACATGGTCGCGCTGGTCACTCCGGTTGCGGAGGGCGTTTCGTCCGTCCCGACTGTGGAGAACGGCGTACTGAGCATGGTGGTCGAATACCGCAACGACCTGAATGGCGGTTTGCAGGAGGGCTTCTGGCTCCGCGAGTTTGGCGTATTCGCCAAGACCGAGGACACCGAAGAGATCCTGCTCTACTACGCAACGCTGGGCGACAGCCCGCAGCCGGTCAATGCCTACAAGGACAACCGCATTGACATTCGGCGCTATCCCATTTCGATTGCCCTTGAGCTGGATGCCGACGTCCAGATTACCTACAACCCCGGCGCGTTCATCACGTCCGCTGAGGCTGAGGAGCTGGTGCGGACGATGGTTCAGGAGGCGATCAGCGGTGTCGGCACCGCAATCATCAAAGACATCACGATTCCCCACACCGGCTGGACATGGCAGGAGGAGAGTCCTGGTGAACAGGGCGCGTGGGACATGGACGAGTATCGCTACTACGTCGATGTTCCCGTGACGGAGGCTGCGGAAACGCAGTTCCCGAACGTCGCTCTGCATAAAGCGGCCCTTGAGACCGCGAAAAACGCTGGCCTTTGCCCAACGGTGCAGACCCTTGCCGGTGCGCTGCGCTTCTGGGCAAAGAGAAGTCCTGACGAGGATATGGAGGCGACTATCGCCCTCGTATCTCCCGGCGCCAGCAGCAGCGGGGGAGGCGGAGGCTCGACCTATGTGCTGCCCGTGGCTACGGCAACGCGGCTCGGCGGCGTAAAGATCGGCAAAGGCATCTCTGTGGCAGCGGACGGCACGATCACCGCATCGACCAGCGGCGTCAGCCCCGACGACATGGCCTCCACCGAAGACACGGAATCCATGCTGGACGAAGTCTTCCCCTCTGAGGACGAGAACCCCTAAGCTACCGGCAAAGACCATTGAGAGGAGCGATTAAATGGCATACGACACCTCTAAACTCGCAAGCCTTCAGGCTCTTAAAGATACGGCTACCCGTATCAAGAAGGAGTATCTGGCGGCTATCTCCAAGGCTGGTCACGCTTCGTTCCAGAAGGCCGAATCCGTACCGACTGCGGAGGAAGCGCAGGAGAACATCCTGTACTTCGTGAAAAACACCAAGACCGGCTTCTACGACATCTACGCTCTGGTGGATGGCTCCGTGGAGTGGCTGGACGACACCACGGTTGACCTCGACGGCTATGTCACCGACGAGGAGCTGACCACGGCTCTGGCGGGTCTTGGCGGCGGCGCTCTCTATGAGGGTACGAAGTCTGACCTGTCCGCATCCGACAGCAGCGTCATCGAGGCGTACTTCGCGGCGCACACCGACATCACCCCGAAGTCGGGCGATGTGTTCGTCGTGACCACCATCGTCGGCGACAAGGAGTACGAGAAGTCTGCGTACCAGTACACCGGCGAGGCGTGGGAAGCGATGACCGGCAACGTGGACGCTGACAAGGTCATCATGCGCGAGAACCTGATGCTGGCGGGCGATTACGACCGCATCGGCAACTGGACGAAGGACAAGAACGGCACGGCCACCAAGGAAGTGTCTGGCAAGTCCGTTGCGGCGATCCTGAAAGACCTGACCTCGAAGACCCTTCAGCCGACCATCACGGCGAACCCGTCCATCAACGGCTTCGGTCTGAGCGGTGCGGCCGCGGTGGAAGCCGGTACTGCGGTTGCGACCGCGTCCTATCTGGCCGCCACCCTGAACCCCGGTTCCTACAAGTACGGCCCCAAGGCCGGTACTGGCGTCGTGGCGTCCAACTGGAAGGTTGAGCGTATCACCGACGGCGGCACCGAGCAGGTGGCCTCCGTGGATGCCGCGTCCCTGCCTGCGGGCGGCGACAACAACGGCGGAAACGGCTTCATCATCGGCGATGCTGGCGGCGCTAACGCTGTGGCAAGCCTGAAGTACCGCGTGACCGCGACGCATGGCGCTGGTGTGCAGGCCGAGGACAACCTCGGCGGCGCGTCCAACCCCGCTGTTGCGATTGCGGCTGGGTCTAAGACGAAGGACTCCGCTGCGTACACGCCGTTCCGCAACTACTTCTTCGGCGCAACCGCCGAGAAGCCGGCTCTGGACAGCGCGTACATCCGCGGCCTGACCAAGTCCGGCAAGGCATACGCTCCTGGCGTCATTACCGTCAACGTTCCCGCTGGCGCGAATCGCGTTGTGATCGCCTGCATCGCTGGCAAGACCGGTGTAAAAAAGGTTATCAACGAGACTGCGCTGAATGCCGATGTGACCGATACCTTCACCAAGAAGACGGTCGCCGTCGAAGGCGCCAACGGTTACACCGCGAAGGACTACAATGTGTGGGTTTTCGAGCCGGCCGTTCCGTACGAGAACGCTGCCGTCCTGAAAGTCACGCTCGGTTGAGAGGAGGGAATGAAATATGGCAGTCATTAACACCCAGAATAGCTACGCCAAGATGGAGTTCCCGCTGACGATCAAGCGGCAGGATGCGTTCAGCATCGACCCCACCGAGATCTGGCCCTCTCTTGAGGCAGCTCAGGAGTACGCGCAGAACAACCCCACAGCTTACGTCGGCCAGAAACTCTCTGTTGTCGTGGATGGTGTGTCCACACCGTATCAGATCAAGAACGCGGCCGGTGAGCTGGAACCCCTCGGCGGTACTCCCGCGACCGACGACGAGGTAACTGAGATGCTCAACGAAGTGTTCAATTCCGAGGAAACTGGGAACTGACGCTTCGGTGAACAAATATTTTTAATCATCATTAGGAGGAAAACAAAATGGCTTACGATGTTTCCAAACTCGCAAAACTCGCAGCACTGAAGGCTCTGGCTGAGAAGGTCAAGAGCGACTACGCTACCAAGGCTGACCTGAAGAAGGCGTCCGACTCTGCCGCTGCCGCGTTCAAGTCCGGCAAGGTTGATGGCAACACCGTCTCCCTCTACACGAGCGAGGACAAGAGCGGTACTGCCGCGTTCACGTTCGACTTCCCGACCGAAATGTTCCTCGATCAGGCAAAGACCGAGTTCGTCGCCAAGTTCAAGTGGGCTGAAGCCACCTATCCCGGCTCCACCAACCCCAGTCTGGATGGCAAGCCCGTCATGGTCCTCGCCGTCAAGGGTGAGAACCCCGACAGCGTTGCTTACAGCTTCCTGAACATGGCCGCTCTGGTCGATACCTACAAGGCCAAGGAAACCGGCAAGGATGCTTCCACCACCATCGAGATCTCTGGCTATGAGGTCGAGGTCAAGGTCAACATCTCCAAGGAAGACGGCAACGTCCTGGAGCTGAAGGGCGACGGCCTGTATGTCCCCACTCCCGAAAAGACCGATATCAGCGGTAAGGCCGACAAGGTCAAGAGCGCCACTTCCGGCAACTTCGCCGGTCTCGATGAGAACGGCAACCTGACCGACTCTGGCAAGAAGGCTGACGACTTCGTCGCGGCTGAGGCTGGCAAGCGCCTGATGACCGACGCCGAGGGCACGAAGCTCGGTAAGATCGCTGAAGAGGCCACCAAGACGGAGAAGTCCGATACCAACGGCTGCGTCAAGATCAACGGCGTTGATACCGAGGTCTACAAGGAGCCCACTGATGTCATCCACGGTTCTATCGCCACCGACGACGAAGTGACTGAGATGCTCAATGAGGTCTTCACCACAACCAGCGTCTAATCCACAGGAACACGCGAAAGGGCAGGGGGAGAAATCCCTCTGCCCTCTATTATCCGACATGGAGGTATTAGCGCATGGGTAAATTGACACTCACGGAGCACCTGAAAGCCTGTGCGGAAGCGGCGAAGAGTTTCACGAACGGCCTTGTCGCCGAGCTGGCGCAGACCGTGACGGAGGCAATGCAGGAGATGGAGAACGTCAAGGCTGATAAGCAGGCTTCGGTGTCCATCACCATTCCGACTACGGGCTGGGGCGTCGATGAAGCGTCGGAAAGTTACCCGAACTACTGCGACATCACGGTCGAAGGAGTGACGGCAAAAGACCGCGCTGATATTGCGATTGCCCCGAACAGCATGGACGTGGCTATCGAATGCGGTATGTGCCCCACCAACGAAACGCTGGCGGGGAAGATCCGCGTGTGGGCGAGATCCGTCCCCACCGAAGCGATTGCCGCAGAGTACAAGCTGAATCAAGGAAAGGAGTAACCTGACGTTATGGCTTACGGAACTGTAAATGTCGGTCAGGCTCAGACCGACGACAGCAAGTATATCACTACCGAGCAGGTCGGTACGCCGGGTGGTCTGGCTACTCTGGACGCCAACGGCAAACTGACCGCTTCGCAGCGGCCCGACATCGACGCATACACGAAGCAGCAGACCGATGACCTCGTGGATCAGGACATCGCCGCCCACAACAACGACGCATCCGCCCACGGTGACATCCGCGCTTCCATCGCGGCTGTTGACGCAGCCGTCAAGGCTATCGAGCTGAAGTACGGCACGGAGATCACGAAAAATCCGTTCAGCGTCGGCTTCACCGACCTGAGTGCGGTCAACGTGACCGGCGTATGGAACGCATCGCTGGGCAGGATCGAGTTCTGATGGCAGAGGAAATCATTTTCTCACGCCCCGCTGATGAAATTTCCTGCATCATCGGGAACCTGTTCTCAGCGATTACGCCTCCGTGCGACCTCAAGCGCAGCACCGATCTTGTCATCTGCGGTATGACCCACGCTCAAAATTATGGGACGCTGACCGTCAAGAGCGACTGCTGCATTTTCGTCGGCGAGCCTGAAGATTTGGCTGCCGTATTAAACGGGCAATGCCCGGAAAGGAAGTGCAGACATGGCCGATAAGGAGTTTCTGCTTGGCAACAGAGCAAGGGAGCTTCTGAAATATACCAAGCAGGCGACGAGGGTTGTCTCCGGCGACATCAGCAAGGCCGACGTTCGAGCAATTATCACACGGGTTGCCGAACTCGACGACATCTGCGATGTCAAGATGGTCTGCCAAGAGGTCGTACACGTCCTTGATACCAAGGACAAGGAGGGCTTCACAAAGAGTACCTTCCGAATGTATGGAGAGGATATGCGCGAAACCGCGAAGAAGATCCTGACGGACATCCACCGCGCCAACAACACGAACTTCGTGGTGGCGTATGAGGATAGAATCCACAAGATCGAGGAAGTGGTGGACGGCTGCTCATTGCTGCTGGAGTATATCACAATCTGTATGGACGAGGGCATCATCAGCGTGAAGAAGGCAGGCGTCTGGACGAAGAAAGTCACAGACGTCAAGTATATGGCTATGGCGTGGCTGAAGGGAGACCGCGGCAGAGCCAACAAGCTCCGTTCGGAAGCAAAGGAAAAGGAGGACAGAAGCCTCTACAATCTGGTGATGTCCGCCTGCTCCGCAGCCCAGTCCGCACGGAAGTAATCAGGGTTCATGGCGGAGGCATCCGCCTTGAGTTAGGGTATGACTCGCATCGGCCGCCAACTGGTGGCTCCGCTCCCCGAACACCAACAACACCAACAACGTGTGGAACGTCAACTCCAACGGCAACTACAACAACAACAACGCATCCAACTCGAACGGCATCCGCCCCGCTCTGATGGAAAGTGAGATTAGTAAACCCTTCGATGGGTCGAACACGGTACACCATCATCAAAGGGAGTCATATCCTGTCGCCCGTCTGTGCATGGATGGACGATAAACACATCACACCGAGGCTCGCCATCCTGACTTGGATGCTGCGGCTGCCGGGGGCAAGACGACCGGTGTTAGGAGTGATGGCTGGTCTGGAGCTTGCCCTATACCCAGACCAGAGGAAGCACCAACAGCAAAGAAGCGAGTTTATGACCTATCAAGAGATGTGCAGCTTTGAAACGCTGTACGCAGCTTACTTGGAGGCCAGAAAGCGGAAACGGTCAAAGCCCGGAACGGCTCAGTACGAGCAAAATGTTCTGGCCTGCACCGAGAAGCTGTCAACGATCCTGCACACCAAGACCTACGTTCCGAGCAGGTTTGAGGTGTTTTATGTCTATGAGCCGAAGAAGCGGCTCGTCCAAGCGCCCGCGTTCGTGGACAAAGTCGTCCTCCACGCGGTCGTGGACAACATCCTGTATGAAGCCATCACGAAGAGCTTCATTCGGGACAATTTCGCCAGTCAGACCGGCAAAGGCACCAACGATGGTTTGATGCGGCTGAAGCAGCACATGGTCGATTACTACCGGCGAGAGAAGCACGGAACCGATGGGTGGATTCTCAAAGGCGACGTGCATCACTTCTTCGCCAGCATCGACCACGACAAGCTGAAACGCAAACTGAAGGCGCTGCTCGATAAGCGTGGCGTAGACCCGCAGATCTATGACCTGCTGTGCGTCTACATCAATACGACCGACGGGCTGCCCCTTGGCTACCAGACCAGCCAGCTACTCGCTCTGATGTTTCTGGACGAGTTCGACCACCTGATGAAAGAGAAATACCGCCTGAAGTATTACGGGCGATACATGGATGACTTCTATGTCATCCTCTCAGACAAACAGCGGTTGAAGGAGATCCTGAAGGACATTCGGGCGCTGATGGACGGCTGGGGTTTGGAGCTGAACCAGAAGACTGGCATCTTTCCGCTGAGGAACGGCATCGACTTCCTCGGCTTCCATTCGTACATTACCGAAAGCGGTGGCATCATCCAGAAACTTCGACGGGACAGCATCCAGCGAATCCGTGCGAAGGTGAAGTTCTGGGAGGAAGCCTACAAGCGCGGCGAGGTTACGAAGGACGCTATCCTCCAGAGTTTCGGAGCGTGGGACGCACACGCGGCATACGGCGATACGCACGAGCTGCGGGCGAAATACGCAAAGAAGGTGGAGGCTATCATCGGTGAGCCGGTGGAGATCCACCGGAAACTCAACGGAAACCGTGCGGTACGCGATAAGCGAAGGCTTCGCCAATGCCGCAACCTCTACAAGAAACAGCATCAGAACAGGGAGACGGAGAAATCCGGCTCCTTTTCTTATGCCCAACGCCCCACGGACGTTCCTCCGTGGGCTGACTCTTAACTCTTATCAAGGAGGAAAACGAAATGGCAAATGTGCTTTTGAGCACCAAGGCCGTCGGCAGCACCGTCAAGCTGAAAGTCAACGGTACGGCAAAAGAGTTCATCGTCGTCCATCAGGGCAAGCCGAGTTCTCTGTACGATAACTCCTGTGACGGCACCTGGCTGTTGATGAAGGACATCTACGAGAACAGACAGTGGCACAACTCGAATGTGAACAATCTGGAGAACAGTACCATCCACAGCTATCTGAATGGAACGTTCCTCAACCTGTTTGAGAGCAACATCAGGGACGCAATCAAGCAGGTAAAGCTCCCGTACCGCAAGAACGGCGGTTCTGGCGGCACTAACCAGAGTGGCGCGAACGGCCTGTCCTGCAAAATCTTCCTGCTGTCCGGTTACGAAGTCGGCTGGACGTCCAGCGACAACCAGTATTTCCCGCAGGATGGCGCGAAGCTGTCCTACTTTGAGTCTGGGACCGGCACGTCCGCCAACAACAAGCGTATTGCGAACCTGAACGGCTCGGCCGCCTACTGGTGGCTCCGCTCCCCGAGCACCAGCAGCGCCAACCTCGTGTGGTTCGTCTACTCCGACGGCTTCTACAGCAGCAGCAACGCATCCTACTCGTACGGCATCCGCCCCGCTTTGATTCTTCCCTCTACACTCTTGGTCTCTGATGACGGCACCGTATCCACGAATACGCCCCCGACTATCACCAGTACCAGCGGTGCGAGTGGCGTGAACCTCGGCAGCAAGACGGCGGCGTTCAGCTTCAAGTACACGCCCAACGATGCCGACGGCGACAAGCTGACGGTCACGGAAAAACTGGACGGTGTCGTGAAGAAGACGCGCACGAATGTCACCAGCGGTACGCAGCTCACCTTCGAGTGCGCCAGCACCGCGGCGGAGTTCCAGAAGATTCTCAACGGAACGCACACCATCACCATCGAAGTGAGCGATGGAAAGGCGAGTGCGACCTTTACGGCCACCTTCACGAAAGCCGTCCACAAGGCGACCATCACGCTGAAGACGCCGCTGGCGGTGTCCGGCGACATCACGGCGGCGGTCATGTCGGTCGTGGGGCAGATCCCGGCCGGCGCGGTCTACAAGGTCGAGGCAACCAACAACGCGAAGGACACCAGCCCTGTGTGGCAGGATGTCACGGCGGAGGTCAAGAGCGGCGCAAACATCGTCTTTACGAACAAGACGGCAGCAAACGGCGCGGCGTTCAACTTCCGCATCACTGTGGAGCGCGGCACGTCCACCGGCGGATATATCTCCGGCGTGAGCGGCGCGTTCCAGTAAGGAGGGAAAGTCATGGGACTCGTATGGAGAAAGGATGACCTGCTGACGCTGTCCGAGAAGCAGCTCAGCATGGCGAACGAAACCTGCCAGCAGAAGATCTACGCCGGTATCGACGTAGAACTGAGCGGAGGGACCGAGCATTTCTCTCTGGAGACGCACGATCAGGCGAATATCGAATCCATGTTCACCGCCGTCACTCTCGGCGCGAAGGAGCAGCAGTATCACTGCGACGGCGGAGAGGTCAAGACCTATTCCGCTGCCGATGTGGTTGTGTTGTACGCAGCTTACAAGAACTACGTCACGAAGCACACGACCTACTGCAACCTCCTGAAGAAGTGGATTAAGCGCGAGACGGACAATGCCGTCATTGGAGCCATCCAGTATGGCGACAACCTGCCGGAAGACCTGACCGCGCAGATGAAGACGATCCTCGACGCCGCGACGGCACAGCTCACCAGCATCACCACTGCGGTCAGCGACGGTGCGTTCGCCGACAAGATCTCGTCTCTGGAGACCCAGATGACCGAAACTCAGATGGCATTGTGCGATGTCTACGAGCAGGTCATCGCAGCGACTTCGGCTACGGAGGGATAAAGCTATGGCAAGAATTTACGCGACCCTGATTCGCAAGGGTGAGAAGACCATCGAAGATGTCCCGGAGAGGCTCCGGGCAGCCGTGGAGGCTCTGCTCGCAGAGGACGCCGTATGAGCGCCCTCCGCGAGTTTTGTCTTAAATATCTGCTGAGAAAGGAGGAAGACGAAATGGCGGTTGTGTACGCTACCCTGATTATCAAGGGCAAGAAGACCATCGACCAGGTGCCCGCTCGTCTGCGCAAGCAGGTCGAGGAGATCCTGGAAGCCTGTGAGGTGGAGATCTGACCTCCCAGCGGAGGGAGCCGGTCGTTCTGACCGGCTCCCGTTTTACATGAACGCAATCTGGATGCCTCTCGCCATGCAGTTACCCGGTTCACCGGCGAAGAGCGAGTCCAAACCAAGAAACTGTTGAGAGAGGTACGAGAGTATGAATATCGGAGAAATCTTGATCGCCGTGTTGATGGCAGTCGCCGGCGGCGCGGCAGGAGCGGCCGTTATCAACGGCATCAATGAACGGTGGAAGTTCAAAGCTGGCCGCAAGGCGGCGAAGGAAGACCGCGAGGAGGAGAAAGCGGATAAGACCGCTGAACTGACAAAGACGATCGCCGGTTTGCAGGAGGACATCAAGCGCCTTCGTAGCAGCGATGCCGCTCAGTCCGAGGCACTGAAGCAGATTCTGCTCGACAGGGTACTTTATCTCGGGCAGGGATACATCGCCAAGGGAGAGATTTCCTACGACGACAGACGCCGCTTTCACGCCATGCACGACTGCTACCACAAGGGACTCGGCGGGAACGGAGATGCAGACATCATCGTTGAGGGTGTCGATGCTCTGCCGCTGAAAAAGTAAGGAGGCGGGCGTATGAGCGTCCTGAATATCGTCCTGTTCTGCGCCGCCGGCTTCCTGCTTGGCATCGTCATTTCGTGGTTGGTGAGCAACATCGTGTCACGTATCCGTAACCGCACGGCACGGCGCCGCGTTGAACCGCAGATGAACGTGAAGAAGAAGGGCATCAAAACGATGGACTTGATTCTGGTCATCATCGGCGTATCGCTTGTCTGGTTCACACACCGTATGCTCACGCTGTATGAAACGACCGGCGGCATCCCTGACACGCTCTGTCAGTGCGTCTTTGCCCTGCTCGGCAGCGAGTGCGGCGTTATGGGCTGGATCAAGACCACCAAGGACAAACAGCAGGATCGGAAATGGGCGGAGGAAGACCGGCAGAGAATGGAGCGCGAGGCACAGCAGCCCGCGCAGGACTTCGAGCCGTCGTTCACCGCTGAACAGAAGAACCGCGACCAGTAAAGGAGACATGAAATGTCGCTGATTGGAAGCACAAATGAAGAGAAGATCTGGAACTACCTGAAAGCCAAGGGACTACCCGATTGCGGGATTGCCGGTCTGATGGGGAACTTGTATGCGGAAAGCTGCCTGATTCCCACCAACCTGCAAAACAGCTACGAGAAGGCCCTCAGCTTCACCGACGCCGCCTACACGGCTGCGGTGGACAACGGGACGTACCAGAACTTCGTGAAAGATAGCGCCGGCTACGGTCTGGCGCAGTGGACATATTGGAGTCGGAAGAAGAACCTGCTCGACTTCGCCAAGAAGAAGGGCAAGAGCATCGGTGATTTGGAGATGCAGCTTGATTTCCTATGGAACGAGCTGCAAGGCTACACGGTCGTCATCTCGACACTGAAAACGGCGAAGACCGTGCGGGCTGCATCCGATAGCGTCCTGCTGAACTTCGAGCGGCCGGCAGACCAGAGCGATGCGGCGAAGGCCCGCCGCGCTGGGTTTGGCAAGAAGTTCTACGACAAGTACGCCGCCGACTCCACGGCCCAGAAAGGAGTGTCTGGAGTGAGCAAATGCTACGCTTCCGCCGTGATCGCCGTCGCAATCGGCGAACTCGGCTATGTCGAAAAGGCGACCAACAGCCAGCTCGACAACAAGACTGCCAACCCCGGTCGTGCGAACTGGACAAAGTACGCCAGAGACTTCGACGAAAAGTACCCGAAGTGGTACAACGGCAAGAAGAACGGCTACGAATGGTGCGATATGTTCGTGGACTGGTGCTTCGTGACCGCGTTTGGCTATGAGAACGCCCTGCGGCTGCTTTGCCAGCCTGAGCGTTCCTGCGGTGCGGGCTGCACTTGGTCTGCGAAGTATTACAAGCAGAAAGGGCAGTTCCACACGTCCAATCCGAAGATGGGCGATCAGATTTTCTTCGGTACGTCGATTGACAACTGCACCCACACCGGCCTTGTGGAGAAAGTGGATGCCTCGAAGGTCTATACCATCGAGGGCAATACCAGCAACCAGTGTGCGCGTCGCAGCTATGCGCTGAACAGCGCGAAGATCGTCGGCTATGGCCGTCCGAAGTACGACGGCGCTGGAACGACCACGCCCGTCACGCCGACGAAGCCCAGCGCCGGCGGTCAGACAAGCGGCGCAGACTACAAGATCGGTGACATCGTCCAGTTCAACGGCAAGACGCACTACGTCAGCAGTCAGGCAATGAACGGAGTGCCCTGCAAACCCGGCAAGGCGAAGGTAACAAGTATTGCGAAGGGCGCAAAGCATCCGTACCATCTTGTCAATCAGGGCGGCGGCTGCACCGTCTACGGCTGGGTCAATGCCGCCGACATCGGCGCCGACTCTGGCGCAGAGCAGGCGGTCTATACGGTGGTCGCCGGTGACTCTCTCTGGGGTATCGCCCAGAAGCGTCTCGGCAACGGCAACCGCTACAAGGAAATCATGATGCTGAACGGCTTGAGTTCGACCGTGATCCGTCCCGGCCAAAAGCTCAAGCTGCCGTCGTGAGCACCCTGAGATGCGCGGTCTGCGGAAAAGAGATCGTAGAGGTCAAGCCGTGCATCTACAACCAGAAATACGGTCCCACCTGTGAAGAGTGCTGCGAGAAATGCCACGACACGGAGCCTTTTCCGTGTCCAGAGTATGACAAACGGCACCCGAAGCAGGAACAATATTAAGCGGCCATGAGCCGCAAGTCAGGAGGAAAATGCAATGGATTTTCTCAGCGTACTCGAAATCATTGTGGTCGTGATCTGCGCGATCACCTACGGCTTCATGCTTTTCTTCAAGGTCAGAGGCAACGTCCTCGGTGCGGTGAGCGAACTCATTGCACTGGCTGAGGCGTCTGGTTTGACCGGCGCGGAAAAGATGTCTCAGGTCGTCAACGGCCTGTACGTCAAGATCCCGGCCCCTCTGAAGAAAATCTTCACCCCCGAGCGCCTTCAGAGCATCGCCCAGACGATTTTCGACTGGATGCGGAAGTATGCCGACGAATACAAGGCGAACAGCGAAGCAGGCGTGGTCAAGACGCCCGAAGAGGTGAAGACTGATGTGGCGGTAGCCGCCGCTGACCTCGCAATCGAGCTGCTCAAGCTGACCGTTCCCGAGCTGAAAAAGAAGGCGGAGGAATACGGCATTGAGCTGGACGGCCTGACCCGCAAGGACGAGATCCTGCGAGCCATCATGGAGGCTGTCCTGAAGAAAGCGTAAACGGGCTTCGACCTCCGGCCCGATACGCCCGCCATGCAGAGGGCTTGCGCCCCCTCGCTGGCCCTGACAACTGCATAGCGGATAGATTGAACACCCCCATTTCGGCTTCGGCCGGGATGGGGGTGTTTTTGCGTTTTCAGGAGGTTTCTCTCCGAACCGGCCCCAGCATACCGCCAAATTCGCCTACAAGACCGCTACGATGCGCTACGCCTTTTCCTATATACTTTCACCCCTTCTGCCAAAACGCCGCCAGAGGCCGTCTACGGGCCGCACAGAAAGGCTCTGAATTTGCTTCAAAAGCGTAAACGGATATAATGATATACGGTAAAAATATTCGTAAAAATATGCAAAAACCTATTGACATAGGTAGGTAATAAAGTATAATTAACACATAAGATAACCACATGGATAATCGAAAGAAGCCAGACGGCAAATCAGGAGGCAACTATGAAGCTGAACCAGACCTATCCTCTCATGGATCTGCTGGACGCTCTGACCGCTGCAAGCGACAACACCAGAGAGCTTGCGAAGCAGCTCAAGGCGGAGGGGCGCCACATGACGGTGTTCACCGTGTATGAAGCCGAGAATATGCTGAGCGTTTCTCCCCATGCTCGCGTGACCCTGACCCGCAAAGAGAGCGAAGACCGCTGGGCTGGCTACATGGAAACGTCAGCATATAGAGACGGCGAGCGCGTTCCCGTGGCTGTCAACCGTAAAGAGTACGTGCTGACCGCAAATGATGATTTCAGCCGGTTTGAAATTCAGATGTGAGGCAGGAGGCAAGAACATGAACGTGCAGTACAAGGGACGCCAGACGGTGAACTCCTTCGGCGACAAGCTGGTGAGACCGCTTGAACCGGCGGCAATTATCTCTTTCACCGAAGAAGAGGAAGGCAAGGTGGTAGCAATTCTGGAGGAGACGGGCTACGACTTCGACATCTTTGGAGAACCGGGGTTCCTCTGGGCGGAAGTGGACGTGGATGGCAAGGAAGACTACAAGGACTTCATGAAGGAATGGAAAGCGGGCAAGGAGGCGTACAACCTGTGAAGAGCAATCCGGTCAAGGTCAGCGGCAAGCTGTTCCGATACGATTTCGACCATTCGGTGGTCGAGTACATCATCAAGGCTGATGCGGAAACCATCGACGCGGAGATTGAGTGGGAGCAAAAGCACGGCTCTCAACTGTACGGTGTGGGAGCAGACGGCTACATTGTTCTCGCATCCGCTGGGTTGAGAAAAGAAAATTGGACGAACACGGCCGCTCGAAAGGAGTACCTGAGCGGATGGGCCGACGAGCTTGAGGAAGAGGCGACCTGTTTGGCCGATGACTTCGTGAAGTACGAACTTCCGAACATGATGAAGGAGGCGGCAAAATGACACCCGAACTGTTGGGCGAGGCAATCGTTGACTTCGCATTTCTGGCCGTGTTCCTCGGCGTCCTTGGCATCGGCGCTCTGATCGCCGACTACGTTTTCCCGCACATCCCGTTCATCCAGCGATACCTCGACCGCCTGCCTGATTACGAGGACGACGAAGAGGTAGAGCGCCAGTACAGAGAAGAACTTCGCCAGAGACGGCTTGCCCGTCAGCGGCGCAGAGCAAGCAGACGGTAAGGAGGTTTTGAAATGAGCGACCTGAAGAAGTCCATCGACCGCAAGGTTGAGGAACTGAGCCGGAAGATTGGGGAGACGGGGTGCTGGCAGGCCAGAAAGGTCATGGAGCTGCGACAGTACATCTCGACTTCCGATGTGGACGACATCATCAAGTTTGTGCCAGCCATGATTGAGGAACTGGCGGATGCCCAGTGCAGGCTTGTAGCGATGCACGACCAGATCCGTTTGCTGGTCTGGCTCGGCAAGGAGGAGAACTGATGGACAAGAAGAACGTGAATTGCCCGTTCTGCGGCTACGAGAAGCAGATCGGCGCAGACTGCCCGAAGTGCGGGCGCGGCGGCGTGATTTTGAAGGTCGAAGATGTGGCCGCCGGTTGCCGCTACCACAAGCCGTTGTCTGAGCACGACAGCTTCGACAGCGCGTATGAGGCCGCCTGCAAACTGTTCGATGACGGCACGTGGGACGACTTCCTGATTGATGACGGCGGCCACCTGACGTCGCTTCCGGGCTATCGGCTGGTGAAAGAGACCTGCCCGAAGTGCGGCAAGGAGGCGCGCCCGTTCGAGATGTACGGCACCCGTGACTACTACGGCATCCCGTTCCGCCGTGTCTGCGCGAGATGCTACGAGCGCATCATGACGACCACCGGCTACGACGGGGTCAAGTACGACGAGCGAGATGAAAACCTCGACGCTGATTATTGAGGAGGAGCCATGAACAAAGCGACACGGGCGGCCATTGAGAAAATCGTCAACGCCCTTGAAGTCCTCGGTGACGAGGTAGAGAACCTGCGCGATGACGAGCAGGAGAAGTTCGACAACGCCCCTGAGGGGCTGGAAGGCAGCGAACGCTATGCGGCCATCGAAGCTGCAGCCGACAATCTGGACACGGCGCACGACAACATCACGGAAGCAATCGAGGCCCTGAGAGCCGCGATGGAATAGGAGGATCTGATATGTACCTGAAAAGAGATGGAACGCAGGTCGAGCACCTGCCCGTCCTCGACGATTACGCCAAGGATGACCCGAACATGGGTGTGGAGACGGCCTACTTCGTGGAACTCTTCGACGAGAACCACCATCTGCTCGGCCGCCTCGAAAACGGGAACACCTACCCGAACGAGAGCCAGCGCCGGTTTTACCTGCTGAAGCACCCGGAGGCGGCGTTCATCAGCGTCAAGCGCGTGTACCGGAGGGCGTTCTGATGAAGAGATGCAGACAGTGTCCGTACCGCAAGAACTGCAGAGATGTCTGCTACGGTGACGCTCCCTGCGACTTCGCCAGAGCGTTTGACTCGCTCGACCGCAAGCTGAAATGGTGGCAGGCAAAGGCCAAGGCCATAGAAGCGGCGGCGAAGCCGATACCGGAGCCGCAGATTTTCGGGAATTACGTTTTCTCCCCGGCCAGAAATGCGTTCAACAGAAAGACGAGTTGGTGGATCAGCAAGAAGGGTTACGCGGTAGCGTGGTACTGCTTCACGGCTGATACGGAGGCAGAAGTGGAGCGCCAGCTTCAGAGCGCGGACAGTTACATCGAAATGTTTGAGGAGGGCTTGAAATGAAATTGACCTGTGCGGACTGCGGGTTCGAGTTTGACGAGGCTATCGCGCGTGACGGCCTTGGCTGGAAGGGAATTTGTCCGAAGTGCGGGCAGTCCTTCGACGTGGCTATCCCGAAGGGGCTGGTCGTTATGATGTTCGTGAATGACAGCGACCCCGAGAAGGACGCGGAAAACTTCGTGGACGACTTCAAAGATGCGGCCACGATCCGCACCTGCTATGTCTTCAACAGCGTGGCCGACTTTGCAGCGGCGTGGCGCAAGATGGTTGGAAACCCCGACGGAATGTGGTACTTCGTGCTCTACAAGGGCAAGCAGATTATGTCCGGTGCCTGCGATGATGGCGACGAGGACTACTTCAAGGAAGAAATGGAAGGGTGGCCCGAGGGATGAAAAGGTTCGATTTTGCAATCGCTCCGAAAGAACTGGCAGAGGCGATGATGGCGGATCTGGGCAACGGCCCAACCACGGTCAACGGCGACCGCTCTTCGACCTACTTCCTCGTGGCAAAGGCCGAGAAAGAACAGAACGGAGAGATAACGGCGGCGCTGATTGAGAACAAGGCCGGTTTGGAGCCTGACGAACAGTTCTACGGCGTCCATCTGATCGACGACATCAGCATGAGCGATTGCAGGCTGGTTTCGACGGACAGCCTTGAGGCAGATGGACTCGTTGAAACCCTTGAGGGAGTATATGCAGGGCTGAAAAAGCGCCTGAGTGATGGAGGAGCAAGCGATGATTTTGAAAGAAAATGAGGTTCTGCGCTGCCCACGTTGCGGCGGAAAGACCTTTTGCGCGACGGCGCACGTCACGCAGGACTGGGAACTGGATGACAGCGGCACGTTCGTTCGGTGCCTGAATGACTGCATTGAGGTCACGCACGAACCGGACAGGGAAGACGTCTGGGACTGCAAGACCTGTGGTTACAGCGACGCCGGCGAGAAGTTCGTGACCACGGTGGGCGAAGACAGCGAGATCCGCCTTTGCGAGTGTGTCTATGACCTCTCGGCGCTGGCGGCGCAGATGCTCGGGTCCGACTGTGGCGAGATTGACAGCCGCGACCTGTTCCACCACATCCTGAATTGGAGCCGTGAGTTCGAGGAAGGCGGTTTTGAGCATGAGGACTACATGACAGCCGTGATTGAGTTCGGCAAGCTGAAAATCGCTGAGTACAAAGAGGGATTGGCGCAGAGCCTTGAAGCCGAAGAGGCGGAAGAACCTGAGAAGCCCGCTCCGACGGATGCCGAATTGACCTTTGCGTTGGTGTCCGCAGCTCCCGAAGACCGCGAGGAGATTTACCAGCAGTTCGAGGCAATCGGCATCAGCCGCGAGACTGCAGATACGATGGCCGCTGAGTTCCGACGCGGGGAAAGCGCAGAGGGGCAGACGTGAAGATTTTGTCCTTCGGCGCGGGAATGCAATCGACGGCCTTGGCCCTGATGTCCTGCGAGAATGTGGACGCCGAGCGCAAAGGCCACGAACGCCCGTACCCGCTGGTTCCGGTTTACGATCTGGTCGTCTTCTGCGACCTCGGCTTCGAGCCCACGTGGGTCATGCAACAGGCCAAGTTCGTACACCGAGCCTGTGACACCGCCGGCATTCGATATGAGATGCTGGACGCGCCGCTGCATCGGGATCTGATGCAGAACTTCGGGAGATGCCGCACGGTCAGCATCCCATGGTGGACGCTGCGGGATGACGGCCACAAGTCAAGGATGCCGCGAAACTGCACCCTCGACTACAAGGTGGAGCGCATCTCAAAGTTCGTCCGCTGGGAAGTGCTCGGCTACAAGAAAGGCCAGCGACTCCGCGACGAAGACAAGAAGGCTCACGAGATGCACATGGGGTTCAGCTTCGAGGAAAAACAGCGGTGCAAGGATAGCCCAAACCCGATGTTTGTGAACCGTTTCCCACTGGTGGATATGGAACTGACGAGGGCTGACAACTACGCCTACATACTGGATGTTTGGGGGCTGGACACCAAGGCGTCTGCCTGCTGCTTCTGCCCGTTCCACCGGAACCATTTCTTCGAGCACCTCAAGGAACATCAGCCACAGACCTACGCGAGTTTGCTGGAGGTAGACGAGCTGTTGAGGGATAGGAACCCAAAACCACCTATGGACTCCGACCTGTTCATCTCCCGCAGCCGCAAACGGCTTGCGGATCTGACGCACGAAGACTGCTGTGACGCCGAGTGCTTCGAGTATCACGGCAAGCAGATATGGAATGGATTTTAGGAGGGAGTATGAAAATGAAAAGGAAGTACAAGCAGGGCGACCGTGTTGACAGCGTGGCCGAATTGCTGGAGCACGACTGGTTCATCGTCCATTTTGGCCCTCGCACCAAGAAGACTATGCACAAGGCTGTGCTGGGTGAGTGGAAGCTGAAGCTCTGTCAGCAGTTCGTTGACGGCGGGCGCATCTTCATTGCGGTGAAGCTCACCAACGCCGAGTATTACGGGGACATGACCGATGACCAGATTGTCGATATGCTCGAAACGGATCTGTGCGAATACTGCGAAGGCAGGAAGGGCGTCGTCGGCCAGTGCGATGGGGAGTTCTGCGACGAAGCAATCGAGGCATGGAAGGGGGCGTATGTGAAGTGAAGTTCTTTCAGGTGTTTACGATGATTGTAATGGTGCTGGCAACCGTCGGCGTCATCGGCGAGAGTGGTCGAGGCAAGCACGTCTATATCGCGCTGTTCACGGCTGCGGGCGTTCTGCATCTGGCGGCATGGGCGCTGAGCATGATGTATTTTTGAGGAGGATATGAGCATGAAAGACAAGTTCATCAAAGCGTACACAGAAAATATCACGCGACCGGGCGCGGACAAGCTGCTGGCGTGGATCGAGTCCTCGGACTTCTTCACGGCGCCGGCCAGCACCCGCTTCCACCTGTCCAGCCCCGGCGGTCTGCTGGAGCACAGCCTCCATGTGTTTGAGCGGATGAAGGCGATTTGCGCCAACGAAGCAACCATCACTCCGGGCTTCAATGAGCCGTCGATGGAGACGATTGCGATTTGCGGCCTGCTTCACGACATCTGCAAGGCGAACTTCTACGCGGTCGAGATGCGTAACCGCAAGAACGATCAGGGCAGGTGGGAGCAGTACCCGTTCTATGTGGTCGATGACAAGCTACCCTACGGGCATGGCGAGAAGAGTGTCTACATCGTTTCTGGGTTCATGCGCCTGAGCCGTGAGGAGGCTATGGCGATCCGTTGGCACATGGGCTTCTCCGACAACGACTTCAAGGGCGGCGGGTACAGCGTCGGCAATGCCTTCGAGAAGTTCCCGCTGGCTGTCCTGTTGCACATCGCCGATCTGCAGGCGACCTATCTGGACGAGACGGGAGAAAAGACATGAGCGCGAAGCGGTGTAAAAGCCAAACGCCTGACAGCGCAGAATGGGTGGAAATCCCCGGCTACCGTTTCCGATACCAAATCAACCGCGAGGCGGTCGTCCGAAAAGAACTGGAGAGCGGCGAGTGGTACGTCCTGAAGCCGTACATCAGCGGACGAACCCGCGCCTGCGTGAAGATGCGGACGGAGGATAACCGTAAGGTGGATGTGCCCGTCGTATGGCTCATGGCCGACGCCTTCATGGGAGGCCGCCGGCCGGGGTACAACATCATCCATCGGAACGGGGCGAAGATGGATTGCGAGCTGGTGAACCTGTCGTTCGCCAGCAAGCAGGTCAGCGGTAAAATCTCCAGTGCGAACCGGCGCAAGGCTGTGATGAAGGTCGATCAGGCCGGTCAAGTGGTTGCCATTTACTCGTCGGGACGAGAGGCAGCCAAGAAGAATTACATCAGTCAAAACGCCATCTGGGCCAGATGTGCGGGTAAAGTAAAAGACCCGTACAGGCTCGACGGCTACGATTACAGATACGAAACATCAAGGAGGGCTTGAAATGAAAGTCAGAATCAACACGCACGGGAACCCGCTGCCTGAGTCGCATGGCGAGTGGGTTGACCTCTACACCGCCGAGGACACCGTTCTGGAGCCGCTGGGCTTCAAAATTATTTTGCTCGGCGTTGCGATGGAGTTACCTGCCGGCTACTATGCGCAGGTCGTTCCCAGAAGCTCGACCTGCAAGAACTTCGGCATCATCATGGCGAACAGCGTGGGCATCATCGAGCATAGCTACTGCGGCAACGATGACATTTGGGGCTTCCCTGCGGTGGCTATCCGCCATACGGAGATCCCGAAGGGGACGCGCATCTGCCAGTTCCGCCTCGTGAAGCAGGACGAGCCTGTTGAGTTCGAGCAGGTCGAGGATCTCGGCAACCCGAACCGCGGTGGCTGGGGCAGCACCGGAACCGGCAAGGAGGCGCAGTAATGGCTTGGGAGATGAAGTATCAGCCGAATGTGGTGCTGGATTTTGACGGCGTCATCCATTCCTATGTGAGCGGCTGGCAGGGCGTAGACGTTGTACCCGACCCGCCCGTGCCGCTCATTGACGAAGAAATCAAGCGGATCAGAGCCGCGGGGTACAGAGTGGTGGTCGTGTCCACCAGATGCGCCACGCCTGAGGGCATGGGAGCGGTGCGGCGCTACCTTCGGGAGAACGGCATTGAGGTCGATGATGTGGCGGCGGAAAAGCCACCCGCAAAAGTCTATGTCGATGACCGAGCCTTGCTCTTCGACGGCAATCCGAAGGGCCTGCTGGAAAAGATCCAGCAGTTCCGCCCGTGGCAAGAGGGAGGGCCTCTGCGTGGGAAGCCGCCTGTGCCGGACTGCCGCAAGTGTATCGCCCATGTGTATGAGCGCACGAACGACGGGTGGCGCGAGGATGAATTTGTCGCATGGTTCCACACATGGGGAAGCACGTTCGAGGAGTTCGATAATGGGGCCGTCCCTGTCACGACGGGCATTGTCGAGGACGAGCACGGCAAGGTGTGGAGCACGGCGGCGGAGAACATCCGGTTCATCGACTGAGAGGAGGACTGCAGATGCCGATTAAGAACTACACGACCAAGGTGCCGGCGGTTCAGACCGTCGGCGAGATCCAAGGCATCCTCGCCGCACACGGGGCGCGGAAGGTGATGATGGATTATGCCGAGAACGGCAGGGTCACGGCGGTCACATTCGCGCTGGACTGCTGCGGCTCCCTGCACGGCTTTCGGCTGGAAGCGCGACCGGATGGTGTCAAGGCAGTAATGGCTAAGGAACGTACCAAGTGCGATGATGAACAGGCTGAGCGCATCGCATGGCGCAACCTGAAAGACTGGATCGCAGCGCAGGTCGCGCTCGTGGAGACTGAGCAGGCCACGATGGACGAACTGTTCTTCCCAAAGCTGGTTGACCGGAATGAGAAGACGCTCTATGAGGCGTTCCAGACCGGCCAGCTTATGCTCGGTGATGGAGGTAGATGATGGCGCACGGATGGACGGCCACGAAAGAGGCGCTACCGCCTGCTGGCGAGAAAGTTTTGATTATCAGCAAATGGGGCCATGTGAGCGATGGCTCCCTCGTAGCATACGACCCGAAGGAGGCACCGCTCTTTCGCCCGGACGGCTTGGAACCGGACGTTCATGTGAAATGGTGGATGCCAATGCTGGAGAATGGATGGCACACGCTCAAAGAGCAAAAACCACGGGAGGGGCAAGAGGTCTTGACGAAGGACTCCTACGGTCACATCTTTAGCTGCGTATGGAAAAGACTCTGCGGCTCTGAACACCCGACGTTCGTTCCGTTTGTGTGGGTGCCAAGGTTCTGGCGAGAGATGCCGCCGTTACCAGATGGCGTGAAACTGAATTACGGAGGAGGGCAAGAATGAACACAAACAAGCTGCGCCCGTGCAAAGTGGGTGAAGAGTTCTATCTGTTTCACGGGTTCACGCAAATCTCGCAGATCGTGCCGCCGTCGCTCATGCGTGGCGGGCATGGAGGTGGTGTTGTTGCCGGCGCCTATGCCGTACTGGAAAGACGGGATGGCACGGTCGGACTGGCGGAGGCCCAGCGAGTGCAATTCCTCGACACGGCAAAGGAGTTCGCCAAATACGAAGAGGAGGAGACAAAAGATGTTTGACTACACGAGGGAGCACGAGAATGACTTTAGCTTCTGGTATCCGAAAATCAAGGACTGCGGCATCCCGACACCGCTGACGTTCTACACGAAGCTGCCGAGTGCGGAGGAGGAACCGGAGTATGTGAAGCGACTGTACGAGGCGTTTTACATGGAGCATCCGAAGGAGGACGAAGAGACCGTCAAGGCGTATCTGGAAGAACGCGTTATCCCGAAACTGAAAGAGATGAAGCTGACCGGCCATGTATTCGTCAAGAATGGCCGCTTCAGCAACAAGTTCAATGCGAACGGGACGTGCAACCTGTACGGACTGCACGAGCTGTACCGGGCGATCATCCTAATCAACTACGAGGCGATGTGCTGCGGAGCAGAAGGTGCAGACGAGATCGTGGTACGGAAGTTTATCGAAAGCCCGCACGGTACGACACCCTGCATCTACAACGGCCTGCCGCTGCGCCCTGAGTTCCGCGTGTTCTACGACTTCGACACCAGAAAGCCGATTTTCACCGCGAACTATTGGGACTACGACTACGTCTACCCGCATTTGCACGATGCCACCGACAAGATCGTTTTCGAGCATGAGCGGGAGCGCATCGAAGGCGCGTTTAAGAGCGAAAAAGACCGCGTTCAAGCGATGGTCGAAACTGCGATGAAGCGCGTGACGGGCCTTGCGGGACAGTGGTCAGTTGATATTTTGATGGATGAAGGCGACAACTTGTGGCTGATCGACATGGCGATTGCCCAGCGTTCTGCGTACTGGGAGATGCGACCGGAGGGGTATGCGGAATGAAGTATCAACCGGTTTACAAATGCCCGTTGTGTGGTCGGCTGTTGTCCAGATCGCAGCCTCAGGAGGTGCCGACGGAAATGCTCCCGGCCCTGCTCGGCAAGGTGATCCAGCATCAGCAGCTCGCAGCGAACCCGTTCACGCGGAATAACGTGCCGATGCACATTCCCTGCAAATGCCCAGACGGGAGCGCAGGTCTGGCGCAGTTCGCCGGTTTCAGGTGCGTCAAATGAGAGTACAAGGGTTCTTGATTTATCGGATCTGGTACGGAAACTGCCTCGTGTACGTTGGCCGCACCAAGCAGCCGTTGCAGAGCAGAATACGCGGCCACCTGTTCAGCAAGCCGATGCACCGTACCGTCAACATAGAGCAGGTGACGAAAATCGAGTATGCGGAACTGGGAAGCGAAGCAGATATGAACCTGTACGAGATCTACTACATCCTGCGGCTTCATCCACCGCTGAACGTGGACGATAAAGCGCGGGATGACCTGAGCGTGACCTTACCAGAGCTGGAATGGAAGGAGTTCACGACGCCGCTCTGGGAGGGCTGGCGGCAGGAGATTGCGAAGCAGGACTCGCGTATCGACTACCTGCGGAAACGCTATGCGGAGATCCCGCAGGAGATCTCGATACTCCGCGGCCTGCGGAAGACGGGCGAAATCACGGAGTACGAGTTCGAGGAACGACTCTCTGCACTCAAAGAAGAGTTGGCCGAGGTTTCCAAGGAATTGTGGCATCGGTAAAGACCAGCGTAGGTCGATTTACGTTGCCGCCAGCATACAATCCATCATTTTGCGATGCTCCAGCGGCTCCAGAGGGCAGTAAAATAGCGGCTATGCTCCATTTCGGGGCGTAGCCGCTTTTCTTATTCTTCGGGAATGGCCTGAACGATTTGCGTGATGGCGTTCTGGAAGTGCGAGAGGTTTAATGGCTCTGCGAGTAATCGCAGGTCGATATATTGGAACTGGCTGGAGCCGAAGATGAATTGCTCGGTGTCGGTCGGGGAAGCATCAGGGAACGACAGGAGCATGGAGCGCAGCGCACCTTCCTCGAACGTGCCGCAGGTCTGGTCTACCAACGACGGTAAAGATACCTCGACGGCTGTTCTGAGACCCGTATGGCCCTTTTCCCACGAGGTCACACTGAATACCTTGCGGCCGTTCCGAAGCGCCCTGCACACGCCAAACTTCGTACCGCGGCCATAACTGATCTGCAGCCCGGTACTGGAGGCGAATGATGTGAGAGCGGCGACGACTGGAACGATGGCTGAGTTTCCACGCTGGTTGAGTTGCTCGGCCATGCTGTCGGCGTCCCAGATAGTGGCGTATCTGGCAACCTGCTTGACAGGCGAATTGCCGCCGCCGACAATCGTGGAGGAGATCAGCTCGGCACCGTCCTCAGAAACGTACCGCTTGATTTCGACGCCGCAGACCTCAATAGATTCCATGCTGCGGTCGAGGAAGTCGATCATGGAGGCCAAGGAGTCGGGGATAGAGTCTGCCGCGAAAATCAGCCGCATCCGCTCGGCCTTCAGATTGCCGTCGAGAGCGGCCCATAGATCGTCTGGAACGTCCAGAAGCGACGCGGAAGCCCTGAGTTCGCTGGCGCTCCACGCCCGCATACGGGAGGCGTAGTCGAGCATCTGGCCTACGACCTCGCGGCGGATTCTGGTGTCGGTGCTCCGCTTCACCTCGACGAGCACGGGAAGACCGTCTTGGTCAATGAAGAGATGGTCAATGGAGAAAAGGGCTGGCCCGTCTGGAACATCGCGCACGGGCTGCTCTCGACGCAACAGGTAAAGGCGCTGGCCCTCGTTGGGTGAACTGAGCAGCAGTTGCGGATTTTCTGCAATAAGCTGCTGGAGGTCGGCCTCTGCGGGATATAGAGCCTCGCTGGCCGGGATGACGGTGCCACCGGAAAGGCGGTAGAGTTTAGACCCTGAAAGACCCATGAAAATATCCTCCGTTCATGTGGTATAGTCTACTGGCTCATGGCCTATATTCTAACAGTGGATTTCGTGAGCGTCAACGGGGCTGTAAGCTATGAGAAGAGGTGGTATGAACCGACGGCATACATCATTGGAGGAGCAAAAAGTGGACAAGAAGCTATTTGGAACGAGAATCAACAAAGCCCGAAAAGACCGCGGCCTGACGGCTGAGAAGTTGGCAGAGGCTTGCAACATCAATTCGACGTATCTGCGCCAGATTGAGGGCGGTAAGAAGCTGCCGAGCCTACCGGTATTCGCCACTTTATGCCGCGAATTACGAGTTTCACCGAATTATATCCTGCCAGACCTCGTGGAAGGCACGGAGGCCGAAAAAATTCAAAAAATTTTTTCTGAGTCCGATCCGACGCCGTCCCAGATTGAGATGCTTGCGGAGATGGCTGGGGTCATTCTGAAAGAGAGGTAGGCAAAGTATATGAGCGTAAAAACGAGTATAGCCCCGCGTCGTCTGACGCAGGGCTTTTTCGCGTTTTTGCTGTTATCCGAGCGGTTAAATGTTATTACCGCGCACCTATCTTGCTTTAGGTAGGTAAAATGTTATAATCAAATCACAGGAAATAAAAAAGAACCCTCGGTGGTTGCAACACCAAGGGTTCCGGTGGTTCGGCAGTCTCCTGTGACTGCGTTACACACCTCCAAGCAAGGTAAGTGTAACATGGCTGCCGGCCGCTGTCAAGAACGACGAAAGGAGCAATACACTTATGATGACGACCCCCGACAAATTGAGAACGGACGCGGCAAAGCTGGATGTATTTCTGGAGATGTTCGAGTCCACCTACTTCTACTTCCTCGACATGGCCGAGGGAGAGGCAGAGAAGAGGGACAGAGGAGCCTTGGCCTTCTACGAGATCAAGGACAGAGTTCACGCGCTGATGGGTGAGATGGAAGAGTTCGCCGGCCACATGGAGGTCTGCAACGCCATCTTCGCAGTGAACTTTGCGAACCGTGAAGCGGAGAAAGGCGGTGCGGTATGAGTGAGACCGTCAAGAGTTTCATTGGAAGAGTAGCCGTTGTGGAGCAGGAGGGCAGCGCAGTCCGCGTTCTCCTGAACGAAGGCGAGACGATGTATGCGGCACGGGATCTGCTGGCCGCCTGCGGCTGTGCCTATCCGACCAAGTGGTGCCAGCGCGAAGCGAAAAGTGAGAGCGACGTGAAGCTGGTGAAGCTGCCGTTTCCGGTCAACGGGAAGACGGGCGGCGCATCCCGCCGGTCTGTGCCGATGTACTTCGTGACCGAACGCTGCGGGCGGATGATTTTGGACATCTTCGGGTGCAGCAAGGAAACGAGGGCGTGGATCGAGGGCAAGGTGTTCGCCTGCAAGCTGGGCAAGCCAGACGAACAGACGCCGACGGAACTGCCAGCGCCGATGCAGGTAGCTGTTCCTGAGAAGCCGACGCCTGTCCCTAAAGCTGGAAGCGACGCCATCAACCGGCGGATCGACGCGATTTTGTTGGAGCTGCTTGAGCTCAAGAAGTACATAGTGACCGCAGAAGCGTGAGTGGACGGCCTCAGCCTTGTGCTGGGGCCGTCTTATTCTGTCTGTTGAATATAAACGTATGTGAATATAATATGGAAAAATAATTTACAAAATTAACGGAAACATATTGACATAGGTAGGTAACGCAGTATAATAAAGTTACAAATTAACCAACCGGCTAATCAGAAAGGAACGGAGACCATGAAACGTAAATCTGACATCGTGCGCGAAGCCGTGGCTGCGGGCAACTTCAAAGAGGCCCTTCGGATTGCAAAGGGTTTCCGCATCAACATCACGGCGGAGCAGAGAGATACGATGTGCAGAGCTTACGAGTGCATCGTTCACCCTGATTTCTACCAGCAGCTCGGGACGGACATCCCGGCGGCCATCAATGCCGGCGTTGAGATCGTCACTCAGATTTATGGATAAGGAGAACAGCGATGGGGAAGGCGTATTACTTCATCAAGCGTAGCGACAACTGCAACCAGTGCGGTTCCGAGTATATGCGCTGGGCGTTCAGTACCGAGTACACCAGCAAGACGGCGCTCAAGAAGGCGTACACGACCGGCCGCCGGTCGGTTAGGATGGCGGACATCTACACGCCACAGCAGCTTCTTCAGGAGTTCGGCATCGTCAAGGCCAAGCACATCATCGAAGAGGTTCTGCAGTATCAACCGGAGCTTTGCTCCAGAAAGGAAGCGTAAACATGGAAGACAAGAAAATCGTTGTTGACGGCATGGAGCTGATTCCGGTATGGCGCGTTCTCTATCAGGATGCGTGGATGAAGCGCAGCGGCCGCGGGTTCTGGATTTTGGAGAACATGGCAGAGGGATGGAAGGAAATGGGCTGGGTCAGCCGCCATACGTTCAAGAGCGAGCAGGCCGCGGTCAATGCCCTGAACGCGCTGATCCGCGAACGCAGCAAAGGCGCCCACACCCAGACGCAGATGTGCGGCGGCTTCGGCATCGACATTGTGATCGACGAGGACACCGCCAACGATATGCGTATCGTTGACTGGAAAATCCAGAAGCAGTACAAGACCCGGTGGGAGCTGGTCGATGAAATGGAGGCGTCGGAATGAATAAGACTGCGGTGGAGCTGCTCCGCACGAACGCCAGCTACATCGACGCCTTAAAGGAGGCCATCGACCGCTGGGAGAAGTCCAACGACACCGACGAGAAACGTGACTTGCTTGTCGCCATCGGCGAGATCGGTGTTGACGTGCATAACCGCAACCGGCAGCTTGGCATCCGATAGGAGGAAGCGCAGATGAAGATAGCACAGGCGAGAAAGCTGCTCACCGAGGACATCGGGCGGATGACGCTCGAACAGCTTCAGAAGCATCGGGTCAAGCTGACTGATGCTTGGCGAGAGAGCAGGGCTGAGTACGGCATGGGTCAGGCGGCAATGGACGGCTTCTACCGGCAGACGGGGGAAGACATCACGGAGTACACGCCGACCGATTTGTGGCTCACTCAGAACCTCTCGCACAGGCTGGACGAAACCATCGAGAGAGAGTTGGAGTTACTGAGCGACCATAACAGCAAGGCGTAACCCCGGCCAAAACCGCCGCACAAGACCGAGAACGTGCTCTACGGCGGAAAGCATACACTTTCACCACCGCACGGAAACGTGCCATACAGAGCCTCCCAGGGGCTTCTACGGGCGTCGGTTTCCACGTGGCTAATTTGAAATTACGTCCGCGTCAATGCGGATGTGCAGGAAAGGACAGACGATATGAGTGAAAACACGGTAGCCATTCGGTGCAAATCCGAAATGAACCGCTGGATGGACAGCGTTATGGTCGTTCCGCAGGAACAGGCCGACGACATTGAGCAGAGCATCAAAGAGCGGATGCGTGGCTTCGAGCGCAACGGCTCCTGCTATGGAGACGTGATGCGCGAGATTGCGCAGGCCGCTGGCATCGAAAGCCTCGCCCTCTGCGATTACGACGAGGACACGGACGAGCCGACTGACGCTTGGTGCGAATACTGCGCGGGTCTCAGCCAGAAGATGCCCGTCATCGAAATCGACATCGGCGAGCTGGGGAACGACGTGAACATCGACGATCTGCTCGATAAGGCAGAAGAGCTTGGCTGGTGCATCCATGAAAGCGACACCGAATGGGAGTTTATCCAGAACAGCCCCGCCGGTGAAGATTTCTCTTTCGACGTCGGCACGGACGATGTCAACAACGCGGACGACATGGTGCGCGAGATTCGTTCCTATGCGAATGGCTTCGACGCTGAGGAACACGCCAAGATGTGGATTGAGGCACAGGGACGGGTGTCCGGTGTCCCTGACCTCAAGACGCTTGTGAAGGATGCTGATGACATCAAACTGATGCTGAACAAGCTGGCGTCTGCGATGGAGGATGTGCTGAAAGGCGAGTCTGATGACGAAGATGACCGAGCAGAGCTGTCGCCTCGCCAGATTGAGCGTCTGGACGAGATCGACAACGCTATGTACCGGTTCCTGCTGGTTCTTCTGGAACAGGACGAGGACGAGTTCGACTGGGATATGTACCACATCGGCGAGGCTGTCGATGCGGTGCAGCAGGTGATGCTCGACCACGGGTTCGACATCCGCCGCCCGTACATCGAGGATGATGGGAAGCACCGGACGGTGCATGAGTACGAGAGAGCGGGTGCCCGCTGATATGGAAAAAGCGTTTGAATGGCTGCTTGAGGAGTTCAGCCTTGAAGGCCCTGCGGCGCGGATCGTCCGAAACATTCTGGAGTATGCCGACCGGATGGACGGAGACGAGCAGTATGAGTTCCTTACTGAAATGCTTGATGGGACGATTGGACTCTCGGACCGTGAAATCCGAAACCTGTGCTGGAACTGAAGGAGGATGGCATGAAAGACAAGCCTATTGTGAATGTGGTCGTCTGCGTGAAAGGCGGCATGGTACAGGGGGCGTACACGAACGCAAACGGCGTGTATGTTGACCTTGATGTGATCGACCTCGACGTGAGCAGCTACCCTGATGACGGCGAGACGGACGAGGCGGATCTGAACCAGAAGCGGATCGACGCAATCGAAAGCAACCCGTCTTGGCGGGCAATTTACTGAGGAGGTGCTGAGATGATGGTTCAGGCTACAAGATGCCCCGACTGCAGCAGCTACGTTTCGAGGGACATCTACTTCGGAAGGTTCGGGAAGCGCAACAACGTCCCGCTTTGGGTCTGCCCCAACTGCGGCGTGGTACATGAGGACTATCGGTGGTTCAAATACGTCAGCCAGCAGGAGGCAAACGCCATCATCGAACACCGCGGGCCTCGTGGCCTGTTCGTGCTGGAGACTGGCGTTGAGTACATCGGCATCGACAATAGCACCGGCGACGCTTGGACGGAAGAGTTCCCCGACCTGACCGAGTGCATGATGTGGCTGGCCGGGGAAAAGGAAGCCGCGCAGGCGGCAAAAGCACAGAGAAAATACGAGACAGGTGACGGGCCTGCCGAGGACGTGGAACTGCGGCAGTATAGATGCCTCCGGTGTAACCACGTCTGGTACGAGGACTGCGACGCTCCCGATTACCCCGACTACTGCCCCGGCTGTGGTGAAAGTCTTTGCAGAGGAGGCACTCAGGAATGACAAAGGCAGAATTGCGAGAGAAGCTGCTCGGTGGAGCCGTCATGGATGACCTGTTCGCATTCAGAAACGGTCAGGATTGCGAAATCTTCAAGGCCACTCGGTTTGAACGGAGCGACGACATCATTTACATTCCCGACCTTGCCCTAAACCTGATTCCGGTCACGGAACCTGCAAACGGCCCGGAGGACGTGGAGGAAATCGTCGGTTGCTGCTACACCGGCAACGACTTCGTTGAAGAGTGTGGCGGGGACGTAGAGAAGGCAAGACACCTGTTCTGGTACTGCGACTGGCAGCATCCGAGTTCAGCTCTGCCCGAAATCGAAGACGATGAGGAGGAATGACAAGATGAGCGAAAATGCGAATGAGACGGTTTTTCTTACGAGCGAAGTGGAGGCCAAGGCTGGCGTGGTGAATTGCTGCGATACGGCGAAGTGGTACGGCAAGGACATGACGCCCGAAGAGAAAGCTGAACTCAAGAAGGGCCAGCGCGAGTGGGAAAAGTCTCGTTTCAGAAAGTGGATCTGCCAGGAAGCGCTCTCGGCGATCAATGAGAGTGACGTGAAAAAGATCAAGGAGACCGGACGACAAGAAGGTGGAAAGATGAACAACCATTGGTGCAAGGTATCCGCGATGGTTTGCATCACCGCGGAGGATGTAGACCTGATTCTGTACGAGGCGCTCAATGCTGGCGGTATTTCTGCTTGGTCTGATGCGGTGAAAACGGTAGGCGACAAACTGGGCAAGCGTGTCTGCGAACAGGTCGCGCTTGGCGGCGAACTGATGATCCACGAGATTGGCGGAGAATGGCACAAGCTGTCTTGGCAGAACCTAATGAGCGGTGTCGAGCAGTATCTGAACGAGAGCTGCCACATCCGCATTGAGGATGAACGGCTGGCTCTGGATGACCTGACAACGAACGAGGCGGACGTGATCGTGCAGTTCGCCCTTTTCGGAGAAACGAAGTTTTGAGGAGGGACAACATGGAGAAGAAGCAAACCTTCAGCGTTCACACTGAGCGCGATGTCAAACTGACGGTCGAGGACATCGACGACATCATGGTTGCGGCTTTGGAGGGCGGCATCAACTACTGGTGCTCCGAAGCCGAGGTTGTGGAAGAACGGCGCTGTGCCGACTGGGGGCATGAACAGATTGCCCGCGGCGGCGCCCTGGTTCTCCACGACGTCGAGGACATCGACGAGAAGTGGGAGCTGGATCTGAAGAAGTTCCTGAATGGCTTCAAACTGTGGGTCGAGCAGGGCCTCGACGAATACGGGGCTGTGCAGAAAGACGGCACTGTGGACTGCTGCCAAATCGACGCTGCCTGCGCTGACGAGATTGTGCAGCTCGCTTTGTTCGGGGAGGTGATGTTCGGATGATTACTGAGGATATGGTGCGTGAAGGCATCCGAAACGGCAGCGTCCGTTTCGTCAAAGACCCGAATATGGAGCACGGGACTGTCTGCCAGATTGGCGAAGACTGGTTCTACTTCGGATGCTTAAAAGCAGAGGAGCTCGATCCTGACGAATACATCAAGGCAATGCCTGAGGCTGATGTGGTCGGCCTGATTTGCAACACGCTTGACGAGTTCCGAAAGAGCGGCGAAACCTTCGGGGACGAGTACGCATACTATGAAGCCTACCTGAATGAGCAGAGAGCAAAGGCAATCCCGACGCTGAAAGAGCGAGACAAGCGGCTGGAGCGGCTCTGGGCTGAGTTTGGGGATGTGCCAATGAACCCCGAGACGGAAGAAATCGAGGCTCAGTTCCTTTGCTTCCCGGCTGGAACGAACCGGGAGGAGGTCTGGGAATGGTTCGACGAACGATACAGCCGCGGCGTTGCAAAGCTGCTGCTCGTGGGCGAGCCAAAGGATAGAGAGGTTGCCCGTGCTTTGTATCTGCAGAGCCTCTGTACCGAATGCGACGCGGAGTATTGTGTGTTCAGTTCCGACGGGATTTGCAAAGCCCCGTTTGTCACCGGCAGGGCTCCGGGCCTGAATGATGACGGATGCACCGACTACTGCCGCAAGGAGGTGGATTGAATGGAGCGAAAGTGTCAGAATTGCCGCCACGTTGACGTCTGCCTGAAGCGGTCGTTGGCGATCTTCAATATGTTCATCGTCACCGGGCGCTACAACGAGGTCGAGAACGCCAAGAAAAGCCTCGACGTATCGGTAGGGTGCGAGCACTACGACGCGAAGGAGGCGTGATGGATGAAACGAAGCGACGCAATCGCCATCATCGAGCGAGAACAGAGCAAGGGTCACTTCGAGCCTGAACTGGACACCGCAATCAGCGTTGCCTTACACGCTCTGCAAGAGCCGCGGGAGATGTGCTGCGGCGGATGCCAGCGATTCGGGGACGAGGACGCAAACGGTGTCGGGTGGTGTGAAGAACACGACCGCGAGGCTTACTGTGACGAGCCGCCCTGCGGGTACTTCGAGTGAGGGTGGTGCCACATGGAGCGCAAAGACTGGAACTACAAGACTTATCTTGGGGACTGCATTGACGGGATGCGGCTCCTGCCGGCGGGAAGCGTGGACTTTCTTTTCACGGATCTGCCGTATGGGCGAACAAACTGCAAGTGGGACACACCGATTGACCTTGAGGCGTTCTGGAGCGAAGCTGATCGCGTAGTGAAAAAGAACGGAGCTGTGGCCCTGTTTGCGCAGACGCCGTTCGACAAGGTGCTGGGATGCAGCAACCTGAGAAATCTGCGGTACGAGTGGATCTGGGAGAAGAGCAACGCCACCGGCCATCTGAACGCGAAGAAGATGCCCATGCGGGCGCACGAGAACATCCTGATTTTCTACCGCCGCCAGCCGACGTACAACCCGCAGAAGACGGACGGCCATCAGCCGGTGAACAGCTACACGCATTACATCGACACACAGAACCGCACTGAGATCTACCAGAAGGCGACGAAGGAAGTCAAGGGCGGCGGCAACACAGACCGCTACCCGCGAAGCGTTGTCAAAGGCCCCAGCGATAAGCAGACGAGCCACTTGCACCCGACGCAGAAGCCGGTATGGCTGTGCGAGAGGCTGGTGCTTACCTATACGAACCCCGGCGAGGTTGTGCTCGACTGCTGCGCGGGCAGTGCCTCCATCGGTGTTGCCTGCTGCAGAACGGGGCGGCGGTACATAGGCATTGAGAATGAAAAGCAGTATTACGACGTGATGCGCACCCGCCTCCGCGAGTGCTGCAGAAGCCACAGCAAGGAGGTGGGCTGATGACACCGCAAGAAGTTCTTTTGGCGCTTCGATGCCATCAATCGGCCATCGAAACAGGGCGCTGCCCGAAGGAGCAATGCCCTGCGTTTGAGCAGCCAGCACGGTTCAAATGCGCCGGCACGGTGGCAAAGGCTGCCGCAGACCTTATCGAAGAGCAAGCGGCCGCGTTGAAGCGGCTGACGGACAAGGAGGAGAAAAGCTGTGGAATCTCAGATGTATGAAGTGACGACCTGCCCACTGTGCGGCCAGCTCATGTTCAACGGAGAATGCGAGAACCCGGACTGCCGCTACCATTGGCACCCGATGGAGGAAGACGATGAATAGCGCAGACATCATCACCGTACAAGACCTTGACCACATGGCGAAGCGATACAGGGTGTGCGACTCTGATGGGCGAGAAATCGGAGAGAAAGCTGGCGAGGCCGAGTACAGAAAACCGGTGTATGACAAATACGGCCGCAGACGCTTCGATAAATGGGACAGTTTTGAGAGCAGAAACTACAAGGGCAAGCCGCCTTGGTTTACGGCCGAGGTTCAAGGGCTTGAGGCAAGTTCGGGCGTTCTGAAGATTATCGTCAGGAGGCGAGTGAATGAGCGAGGCTGATTTTTGTGGCATGGATGCTGGCGAATACTACGCCACGAAAGACTTCCTTGACCGAGAACGGTTTTACCGGAAGCAGGAAATGGAGGAGCAGATGAAGAACAGAGTGACGGTCAGGCACGGGATGCTGTCCGACCTCAAGACATACCTGAAGCAAAGCGGATGGAAGCTCGAAGAGCCTGTTGGCGCATACGAGGTTCTGAGAGCGCGGAACCCGAACTATCCGCGTCCGCTGTTAGTCCACGACCGCGCCGAACGCGGCGTTGGGTACAGCATCGACGAACGTGATGTGAAGGTCTACAACGGCTGGCGACGCAACCGCCGCAAGCGCGGCATCGACCCCGACTGGCCTACACCGGAAGAGCGAAGCCGATATTTTGAAGGGAGAGATGGGGTATGAGCTTCAGCATCAGACGTGGCGACATCTTCTACGTCCATAAGTTCGGCGTTCAGGTCGGAAGCGAGGAAGATACGGGACGCCCCGGCGTGGTCGTTTCCTGCGACGAAGGGAACCGATACTCCGAAACCGTGCAGGTGGCCTATTGCACGACGCAACCGAAGAACAACCTGCCGACCCACGTTGAGATCCTGAGCACGGGTAGGGCAAGCACGGTCATGTGTGAGCAGATCAATACGGTGTCGCTGGAGCGGCTCGGGAATTACATAGGTCGGTGTACGGCCGAAGAGATGCGTGACATCGACATCGCAGTTGCGACAGCTCTGGGCCTCAAGAAGTACCCAGGTCTGATTGAGCGTCTGAAAGAGCGCGAGCAGCAGGTCGAAAAGCGGGAAGCTGTCGTCGGCAAGGAGACCGATACAAAGGCCGCTTTGGAACTGGCGACGGTAAAGGCTGAGCGTGATACATACCGCAGACTGTACGAGGATCTGATCCGTGGGTTCATCCCGACGGCACCGGCGGGGGCTTGATACGATGGCCTATGACATCTACTGCGAGTTCGACCTCGAAAAGCACAAGCAGACGTATGTGCAGTATTTGGAGGTCGTGATTTTGGAGGATGGGACTGTGGAATACGCGGTTCCGTCGCACCAAGAGAAGCTGATTGCCTTAGCCTGCCAGAAGAAGGGCGTATCGCGGCAAGAACTGAACGATCTGTGCCCTCGGGAGTATTACTACGATTTCCTGACGTGGCTTTGTATGCAGGCGAATGCTGTGGCCGTGTGGAACAACGACTGCTGCTGCGGCCGTAGCATCAACCGAAAGCAGATAGCGACGCTGCGGAGACTGAAAATGGCCGGCGTGTACGGCGGCACTATTCCGAAGATTTAGGGGGAGTAATTTCCACGATATGAACGGAAACGATAATACCGGCAAAGAAAATGTTGATTTTGCATCTGTTTCGATGTATCATAGCAAGCATAGAGATACGCGAAACGGAGGTGAAGAAATGACATCGAGAGAACTTATGGACGCGGCTCTGGTGAAAACGAAGACCACTCAAGCGGGACTTGCCCGTCAAATGGGCTGGACGCCTCAGAACTTCAACCTGCGCCTGAACCGGAACAGCATCAGAGCCGACGAGTTTCTGGCGATCATGGATGCACTCGGCGTCGATGTGACCTTCACGATGCGTGAGAGCGGCGAGATCCTGAAGCCTCACGTCCGCGGACATGGCCGCCGGTTGTGTGGCAACTGCGACAAGATTACATTCGATACTGCGGCGGCGGAGGCGATCTCGAACAGCTTCTATGAGGACGGCGTCAACGAGTTCAATGCAGACGGCGAAGCTACCGAGCTGTACGTTGACAGCGAAGGCCGGTATTTCATGGCGGAGTATCACACGGACACGTCCAAGGACAGACTGCGGACAGTCCCGTCCAGCGTGGCCGCCGCGTTCGTGGAGAAGTATGGAACTCAGATCGAAAAAGGGCCGACAAAAGAATAAGAACACGACGAAATCACCCTCTCGGTTACGACCGGGAGGGTGTTTTTTTATACCCAAATGCGCCGTATGCTCGCTATGCCCTGTACGGCCACGCACACGACCGTTACGGCCGCCTGCATCCATTCACACCGCTGACGCTACGAGGCGGTATAGGCCCTGTACGGGCTGTTTACGGGCATATCCCGAAACGTATATAGATAGAAAATTTCTTCATAAAAATTAACGAAAACATATTGACATAGGTAGGTATCGCAGTATAATAAAGTTACAAAATAACCAGATGGATAATCGGAGATAGCCAGAGCAACAGTTCAGGAAAGTCTCCGGTTCTCTTACAAAGAAAAGGAGACAGCGATATGGCAAGCCAGTATGACAGCATCAAAACCGCGGAGGAACTTCTGAAGGAAGTAGCGGCACACGGTCTGAGCACCAAGCCTGAGGACATTTGCAGAGCGCAAGACATTTTCGGTCGCAGCGAAGTGAAAGAGCTTATTCGGCTCGCCAATGACAACGGCCGCCTGAATGGGTTCGACGGCGAACCCGATCCGCGTGGGACTTATTCCTCTGGCCGCGTTGGACTGAGCAAGTATTTCTATCAGGTCGCTTTTAAGATCTGGAGCTGGGAGGATGCGACGCGCTTCTACAATCAGCACAGCAACTTCCCGGTCATTGATGCGCTGGAAGAGAACAAGATGCTTCACCAGCAGGTCAAGGAGCTGAACGGAGAACTGAAACGGGCCAAGGATGACCGCGATGTGGAACACAGAAGATGCCGGGAGGCTGTTGACGCTGAGCAGGCCGCTCAGAAGAAAATCGGCCATCTCGAAGCTGAGGTTCACGACCGTGACATGACGATCATGGAGCTGAAGGCCAAGCTGTACGACCTGATGATGAAGGAGGGAAAGTGATGGCTATTTTCACCAACGTCTACGGGGACGGACACACCCCTGACTACGAGGGCTGCGTCCTCGACTGGTACGAGCACAACGGCTACGACGATTCCGACTGGTACGCGATCTGCTGGAATGAAGAGAAGCAGACCATCGACAAGGTTCTGTTCAACACCACCCGCTGCGCCTGCAGTGGCCGCGCTGAGATCGACGCCACGCCTGAGGTGCTCCGCAAGGTCTACCACTACTGGAAGGCGCTCGGCAAGTCTCTGTTCGACGGGCGCACGAACCGGATTCAGGCCATGAAAATCCACGTCGGCGATACCGTGCGTGTGATTGCCGGCCGCAAGTTCAAGAAGGGGAGCGTTGGCAAGGTCTTCTGGTGCGGCACCTGCCGCAACCCGTACTCCGGTTGCACAGAGGAGCGCATCGGCGTCGAGGTCGATGGAAACCGCCAGTTCATCAATGAGTCTCAGGCTGAGCTTATCGGCTGGGAGACCCGCTTGCAGACCGGCAAGGAGCGCAAGCGCCAGATCCGCAATTTCGCGGTGAACTCGATGCCGAGCCACTACCGCCGGTACTTCTGCGAGAACGACTGGCTGCGGGCGATGTGGCTTGGCGAGGAGCCGGGATGGAAAGCACTGGTTGGAGGTGAGCAGTAATGGCCGTGGCTGATAAGGTCGGAACGGTTCTTACGTGGAGCCTGCAGCTCAGATACCAGATGCTCGACCGCATGAGGCAGGATTGCGAGTATTTCCTCGGGTGTGGCAACCGAGTCACGAAGTATCTTTGGGCTGGCAACGTAGCTGACCATATCGAGTACATGAAGGCTCTTTGGTGGAGCTTCCCCGAAAGCGGCAAGCCTGAGTGGCTGACGCTTGAGGAAATCAAGGACTATGAACGGAGGATGGCGGCATGAAGATTTTCGCAGCCTGCCCGGAGTGCGGTTGCACCGACTGGATCAGGTTCAACAGCGGCGGGTTCGTTTGTAACGGATGCGGCCGACTGATATTCACAGACGAAATGACCTTGAAAGGAGAGGATGACGATGAAGTTGGTAACGGCGGCTGACGTCTGGTACACGCAGCAGCAGAAAACCCTCGACGAGATCGCGGAGAAGCTGGGCGTGGTCGCTTACCGCCCGAGCTATCACGGGGCCGAGAGAGATAAGAACACGGTTTTGTTCTATCTGAAGGAGGACGAGGAGCACAACCGCGAGGTTGACCGTCAGCCGGTTCGCTATTCCCGCTCTGAGGCCAAGGACAGGGGCGTGAACGTCAACAGCGAGTGCGTGTATCGTGACCATTTCTGGTCGTTCGAGAACAGCGACGCAAACGGCCAGCTCGACATGGGATGGGCGAACAATGGGAAGCTGAACCTGAGAAGTCTGGACTGGAAGACCAGGCTGGAAGGCAGCATCACGTTCGCCTTCGCCAGAAAGATGCAGTTCAATTATGTCCGCAGTACGGGCGGGTATTGGGCGCTGCGAGAAGCTGACAAGACGTATAACGACTGGAACCGCGAACAGTTGCGGGCGCTGAAGATGATGCACGGGCGGCTGTTCCTCGGCAGCATCAACTTCCACGGCGACCAGCGAAAGAAGGTTATTGCCGGCAAGGAAGGTGTCTACGAGGAATTGCTCGATCAGATGGTCTACAATTTCGGGTGCGACTTCGCCGTACCGACCCCTGACAAGAAGCTGGAAGAGCTGATCCGAGCGTGGAACGGAGACGAGCGACTGCCCAAGCGGCTCGTAGATGTTGAGGCGATGACTGGCCGTGTGGAACAGCTCGGCGGCCTCAACCTGATTTGGTACTGAGGGGAGGAATAGACGATGGCGAACAAGCCGGTGGTCGGCATCATTGAGTGTCCGCACTGCGGGAAATCGAACATGGTCGGGTGGAATGGGAATTGCAAGTTTCCGTGCTTCTACTGCGGCAAGACGTTCACGGTGAAGCGGACGCGGCTTCACCATACGACGCCGATTACAGTCAACGGGAATGAGAGGGAGGCGGCGAGAGATGGACGAGTATGAAGCGACGTTCTCCGGGGACGGTCAGTACATCACGGAGCGGCGCTGGCCATTCCCTGAGCACACATACGAGATCGTGAACGCCGTGCCGCTCGGCTATACAGTTTGGAACATCGGCCATCCCGTAGCAGGGGAGTATCTCCCGTTATGCCGGCTGTCCCAGCACCAGCCGTTTCCGGGCGGCCAGAGTATCGACGTTGATTCGCTGAAGGCCATACGTTGCGACGGCGCCCAGACCATCCTCGACGCTGTGGGCTACGGCCCCGGCACTCTGGAGGAAATGGAACGCTTCGTTGAAAAGAATAAGATGGCACAGCCAAGAACGTCGAGGCACAGAGAGGTCGAGCGAATGAAGGCGGCTCTGCCGTTTATGCGTTCGCTTCAATGGAGGTGAGAAAATGCAAATCGAGATTAGAGACATCACACCCGAAGAGGCTGCTCCGTATGGCGAGAATGCAGACATCGTTCTGACAGGACGAAAAACGGTCGTGTTTACCGATGCCGACGGCAATGTCGGAAAGCTCTACATGAAAGAGGAGGACATTGACCTGCTCGGAAAGCAATATATCGCCGAGAACTCGACGCTGGAGTACAGCAAAGTTTGCGGAGAATGGTTCCCGAAGGTGTCATGGAACGCATACAAGAACGACCCGCAGAGAAACCCGCCGAAGACCATCGACGTAGAGTTCGTTTGCGGCATGGAGGGCGAATGCACAGAAATCTGGCGCAGGCTCGACACTGGAGGCTACCTTATGCGGCAGCTTTGCAGAGAACCATTCGCCCGCTGGCTGACCTGCCGGAAGTTGCAAGGAAGATGGCTGGACGGAAACTGCATCCGTCCGAATGTTACGTTCCGGCACGGTACGCAGGTGGAAACTGTCGTCTACGACGACTGGAACGAAACGGCCGCGTACAGCGGCACCTTCAATCCGAATTTTAGGGAGGGATAAAGATGCCTGAAGTGAAATTGATGACGCCGCTGTTCGACGGCGGTATGTATAATCGCACCGGCCGTCGGATGCGAGCCGTGTTCATCAAGGAGGTTTCCGACGGAACCACGGCCTATCGGCTGTGGCGCAAGGACGGAAAGCCTGAGATAGAGTACCCGCGGTGCGACAATGACCGCTATATACTGCACGTTGAGGTGAACAGTTACCTGATTCCGTTGCGCATGACGGAGTTCCAGATGATCGACAACTGCGGCTACCTGCCCGCGGTGAACGAACTGTACGGCAGCAAGGAGGGGCGGGTCGCCTTCTTCAATGAGCTGAGAGAACGGGATGGGTGGAACCAGCCGACCAGCGTGTCCGAGGCAATGAAGCGAGAGGAAGAAGTTGTTACGCGCCTTGGGAGCCAGCCTGAGAGGTGGGTTGCCAGCATCAGTAAGCAACTTGCAAGCCACGTTAAGTTCTATCTCCAGAGCGAGAAGAACGGCGGCCTGACACATCCCGATTATGTCGGAGCCTGCGTCTTGAACAAGTTGGACGAGTGCATGAAGCTGTCTGAGGCCCATCAGGAGTACATCCAGAAAGAGAAAGAAAAAATAGCCGCAGAAGAGGCAGAGAAGCGGCACCGAGAGGCCGAGGAGATAAATGCGAAGGCAAAGCAGGAGATCGAGGCAGCCGTCAAAATCATCCGAGAGGGTGGGCGCCTGAACAACGACCGCATCGACTACCGCGTGGGGGATGTCGGACACAACGAGCCGATTGTTTTGCTCCTCATGCGCCGGTACAAGGTGAGTGTTCCCCTGAGAACGCAGGGTTGGATCTGCAGCAAACTGGCGAACGTCACCATCAAAGACGGCAGGTGCGACGGTCTGCAGTATTACAAGGCCAAAGGCGCTGCCTGCTCACAGCGGTTTTTCGACTGCATGAACGAGCTGGTTCAGAAGGTAATTCAGGAGGAAGCAAAATGATTACGATGGAAAACACCAGAGAGCTGATCGACTTCGAGTATTATGGCAAGTCCTACCGGATGGCCCCGGAAGAAATCGAGGCGGCGTACCGGTATCAGGAGATGCAGTATCGCAAAGCGGACGCGCTCCGTATGCTGACCTCGTATGCGTTCGGTATCGAAGATCTGGACGCCGTTTCCGACGAAGACCGAGCCGAATACGAGAAAGAGTTTGAAACCAGTTACGGTATCACCTTCGAGGAGGCTAAGGAGAGCATCCCTGAGATCGTGAGTTACTTCTTCCAGAAGACCGATTGCAACGTCGGCGAGAATACGACTTGGTACGAAGCCATTGAGGCGGTATTTGGAGGAAACAGGGATGGAGACTGAAAGCAAGAGATGGAAGCTGGGTGACGATGTGAGCGCCGAGGACAACATCCTCGACGGGTTCACGTTCAAGGATCTGATTCTGGCCGTACATTGCAACTGCGAGAGCATCACACCTGAGGCTGTTCGCAGAGAGGCGGCCGAGATTTTGGAGGAGCGGATGCAGGACTACCGCTTCTTGCTCCGAAACAACATCGAGGAAATCATGGCCGAGGCCAAGAAGGGACGTGCGCAGTATGAGTAACGGCATGATTGCCGGTGGAGCGTGGGAACAGATGACGCTCTTTGCACCTCTGCCCATTACGGGAACGCCGGCTATCAGCCTGTTCGACCACACGACGCACAGCTCGGAAAAGCCGAGCGAGTGGATGAAGCAGCTCGTGCCAGATGGCGAGTATGTTGTCATGGTCGGCACCCATCCGCTGGTGATGCGGAAGACGAAGCTGGCGGTAGACGAGGTTCCTGAGGGACACCAGTTCTACCATTACCTGATTGACGGCGCTGTGTACGCCGGCATTTTCGTAGGAAAGGAGAATGCGGAATGATTGGAAAAGGAAAGACCCTGCTCGTGCATGACGACTGCGTGGTTTCTCGGGTGGCCCATCGGCTCGAAGAGCTTTGTGGCGAAATCGAGCTGTGCCAGAGCATCCTCAAAAATGCCCCCGACCTGCCAGTGGAATACCGCCGCGCCAACAAAGAGCAGGTAAGGCAGCGGCTTGAGTTGGCGCGGTGGAATCTCGATGATCTGCTGGAGGACATCGAGGACGGCATCGTTGCGCGAGAGCTGAAGCGCATCTACAACGAATATTGCGGAGGCGGGGACGATGGCGAGGTTTGATGATCTGTGCGCTGACTTCCAGAAGCGCAAGCCCCGTGGCCCCATCACCGCAGAGGTTCCGTGGTTCAATGTTCCTCTGGAACTGCAGAAGGGCAGCGAGAGTGTGAACGACGTCCTCAGAAAGTACCTGAAGGACTTCAATCTGGAATACCTGAACGAGATGGGAACCGTGTGGTTCCTCTACCACGACCTGTGGAAGTGCTGCACCCACGAAATCAAGGATGGGAAAATTCACTTCTATATGGCCTGTTTCGATTACTGAGAAGGGAGGCAAAACATTGGGAGACGTGAATTGCTTGAGATGCAAATACCGGCACACAGATAACGGGAATTGCACCGCGGTCGGCGGATTCTGCACGGCGGTCCCGGCGGCGCACTGCCCGCTGCTGCGGGAATATTTGGACACGGAGCTGACGCCGCAGGAAGTCCTCAGTATGAAGTTCGAGTGGTGCGCAATGATGGATGCGTTGAACAGCATCGGCGGAGGTTATACCCGCCTGCGCGAGCTGGCCGAGGCCGACAGGGAAGGGCGCGTGACAGTGGAGGTGCCGGCTGGAGGCGGTAAATGGCGGTGCATGGAATTGCCTCCGCTGTGGGACACAGAACGCCCGATGCCATTTATGCCGTCAGAGTTTGAACTGAAAGCACAGAAGTCCGCTGACGAGATTGAGGCGCAAGCGAGAGAGTTCAGCATCAACATCCGCGAGACACTTGAGACACAGGTGGCGGTGGAGGCAGAAAGCGAGGAGGCGGCCCTGCGCGAAGTTGAACGCCGCTGGAAAAATGGCGAGTATATCCTCGACGCTGATAACTTCCAAGGAGTTGACTTCTGGACGGCAGACCATCCGCCCGTCAAACACATTGACACGCGGGAAAAAATCGACTGGTTCGAGCTGTTCCTGAGTCGGATGCGGGACTATTCAGATGGCGAGGTTTGGGGAAACGGCGACGAGCTGATGTGCAAGACGGAAGCCATTGCGGATGCCATGTGCGACCTGCTTTTCCAACTCTACGCTGCACAGGGCGAAGAAGTTGTTTTCCATACCGGGTATTATGACCCGGCAGAAGATGCACGGTCTGGCGAAGAAGACAGATGCACCGGATGGTGGTATGTGGACTGCGATTGAGAGGAGCGCGAAGAGACGGAATGAAAGTGCCGAAGTATATCCGCGAGAAGATGCACCGGATTGCACTCTACGCAGGAATGGCCAGCAATCTTGACCGTGAAGTGGGACTCTGGTTGGAACGGAACGGGATAGACGTGGAGAAATTGAGCGATGGTGGCGGCAGTGGTTACGAAGAGCTCAGCTATGGCAATGACGTAACGGACGAACTGTGCGCTCAAATTGAACAGATGGAGGCGTAAAGATGGAGAAATACGCGAAGAAACTGCAAGACATCATCAATGAGCAGGACTTTTGCTTCGAGCCCGAGGAGATCAAAACGGTTGAAAAGGCGCTCGGAGTGTTGAGAATGTACGAGGATGCGAACATCCCGGCTGAAGCCTGCGCGGAGTACAGGAAGTTTGAGGACGAGCTGATCCGAGACGGCATGAGCCTTCAGCACGTTCTCGACCTGCTCAAAGCGGAGAAAGAAGGACGGCTGAAGGTCAGACCCGAAAGCCTCGGCCAATGTTGCGGCCAGTGCCACCACTTCCTCAGAGAGCCTATGAAAGCGTCAGGCATCTGCGAGGTTCGCAAGAACAAGCACTATCCGCGAGCTGGGACGCCGCTTTATTGCTGTCAGTCGAAAAAAGCCTGCCTTGACTTCGACGAGCGCGGCGAGCGGCCCATCCGGTATCAGGAGGCATGACGATGGAGCGCCTGACGATACGAAACAGCGACGGCACGGTATCTCAGCCGACCGGCACGACGGTCGAAGCCGTGTTCTACCGGCTGGCCGACTACGAAGACACCAACCGGGAGCCTGCCGAGGTCCGCAAGCTGGAACGGGAATACCGCACGGCCGTCAATGAACTGTGCTATATGTGCGGTAAGTACAAGCAGGAACACGAAGGAGCCTGCCGCGGATGCCGGTGGAAAAAACCTGTGTGATAGGAGGTAGCCTGAATGGCAAGAGGACGGCAGCAAAAGTGGATATGCCTTGACTGCGGAGCTGCCTTTGCCGTGCAGGGCATAGCCCCGAAGATGTGTTGCGCCTGTGGGTCTGCGAGGCTTGGGCGGGCGCCGAGCTTGGAACTGGCCGAGAATTTCGCAGAGAAGCGAATTGAGCTGGAGCGGGTCTGCCACGAGTTGAACGGTGCCTATGGCCGATACGCTTCGCTGAAGACTCGGTACGACGAGATCATGGCCTACTGGAAGCAGCAGAAGCGGCGTGGATATATCACGCCAGAAGAGTATCAACAACTGGCCGAGGAGTTCATTGGAGCACGGCCGGTGGAAAATAAGGAGGACGAAACAAATGGCAAAAATTCCTGAGAATGTGCTGAATGTGCTGGGCGAGTGCAGAGCGGACGGCAACCTGCTTTACCTGCCGAGTGTTCAGCTTGACCGCAAGACTTACACGGAGGTCAACAAGGTTCTGGAGAACATGGGCGGCAAGTGGAACCGAAAGGCAAAAGCCCACGTCTTCGCCGAGGATGACGATGTGGCGGAGATGCTGGAGAACGTCCTGCTCACGCAGGAAGTGAAAGACCTGAAGCGAGAGTATCAGTTCTTCCCGACGCCTCGCGCCGTCGCCGAGCGAATGTGCGAGATGGCCGAAATCGACAGCGCATCCGAGGTACTGGAGCCGTCCTGCGGCAACGGCCAACTGGCGGATGTCATTTGGGAGCATTTGCCCGCCGGTATGTGCTGTATCGAGCTGAACACCGACATGAAGCGGTATCTGTCCGAGAAGCCCTATGGCGTGAACTACCGCGATTTTCTGGACGTGACGAAGAAGGAAATCGGCACTATCAACCGCGTCGTGATGAACCCGCCCTTTACGCGCCATCAGGACATCGACCATGTGCGTCACGCCTACGATCTGCTGGATGCCGGCGGCGTTCTGGTTGCCATCATGTGCGAGAGCACGTTCTTCCGCAGCGATAAGAAGTCCGTAGAGTTCAGAGACTTCCTCGACAGCGTGTATGCTCAGACGATCAAGCTGGAGCCGGGGGCGTTCCGCGAAAGCGGCACAGATGTTGTTACCCGCATCGTCAAGATCAGAAAGCCGCTGTAAGACCCGAATAGAGCGATTCCAGCCGAGGGCGGCAATACTTTCATCATTGCGTGATGCTCCAGAGGATGTAGAGCCTTGCTCTACCCTCTGGTTGCCGCTTGGCTAATTCAAAATACCGCAAAGAAAGGAGGCGCGGCCATGAGCAAAGCAGTAGGCTTCCACATCGACGTGAAGCCGGTATCGGTCACATTTACTTGCCCGCACTGTGGCAGAGAAGTCACGGTTCCGTGGCGAGAACTCGATGTCCCTGAGTGCTGGGGTGATGACTGGGGCTACGTCGAATGCCCCGACTGCGAAATGGAGGTGAAGCTGGGTGACTACGAGTACGACTGAAATGCCGAAGCTGCGGCTCGGAGATCGAGTATCATGCAGCGCGTACATCAGGCCAAGCGGTAATCACTTCGAGATTGACAACAGCGATTTCGGAATGGCGCTTCTGTGGGAGAAGGGCGCAACGGAGGGAAAAGAAATTGAAGATTACGAGTCCTGCGAGAAGTTCGTCACGAAAACGGCTTTGTTCACCGGAGTCTTCGTCGGCGTGACATGGCTCTGCACGGAATTGTTCTGCGAATGGAACGAACCTCCGTATGGAAGAAGCGGCTTCCAATGCAGCTCAATCAATCCGAAACCGTTTGCCATCGTCTACTACGCTGAAAACAAGAAGCGGCTGGTGCCGATGGACGGCATTGAGAAGGTGGAGCGATGAATTACTACGAAATCTACGACCGATACAGCGGCGAGCTGCTGACCAGAGGCAACGCGGCTGAGTGTCGAAAAGCCCTCGGATGCGCCAGCATTGACAGCTTCTACGCTTTGGCAAATCGGGCGCGGCGGGGGATCAACAAAAAATATCGGGTTGTCATCAAAAAAGGCGGGCAGGTAGATTACCCCGTGCTCGGTAAGGATGACCCGCTTTACAAGAAGGAGGGATAGCAAGTGGCGAAACTGAAACCGATCCTGTTCAACACAAAGATGGTGCAGAAAATCATGGCCGGCGAAAAGACAGAGACACGGCGCGTAGTTCTCCCGCAGCCTGAGGGCGCACGGTTTGTCCTCGACTGTGATGAAGAGAACCAGACGTTCGACCTGATGTGTGGGAACAACGGTGTCGGCGGTATCTTCTGCGACTGGGCGGAAACCGTGAAGCCGAAGTTCTGGTTCAACGACGTGCTCTACGTTAGAGAGACTTGGCGCGTCCAATCTGCGCACCGCTTTGAGGCGGATGCAAAGATCGAGTTCCGAGCAGGTGGCCCGCTCGGGAAAATCCAGTTCCCCGGCGGATGCTCCGACTCGGAATCCAGAGAGGCGTTTGACCAGTTCGTTGCAAAGTGGGGCACCGGCTCCAAGTGGAACCCATCGATTTTCATGCCAAAAGAGGCGGCGAGGACATTCCTGAAAATCGTGGACGTTTCCGTGGAGAGGCTCGGAGACATCAACGGCGGCGGGTTGAAGGCTGAAGGCATTGACCGGAACCAGCCGTACAGAGCCATGCGCATGGATTTTCGGGATCTCTGGAACAGCACCATCTCTGCAGACCAACTCGACGAGTTGGGATGGTATGCGAACCCGTGGGTCTTCGTCTACAAGTTCCAGCAGATCGGCAGAGAGGAGGCGCTGGCATGAGACGAGGGGTTATCGTGAAGACGCTGAGGTGCTGTGCTGAGCTGAACTGCAGGGGATGCCCGCTGGAGAAATTAAGAGAGGGCAGAGGATGCACGACGAAACTGGCAAAGGAGGTGCTGAAACAGATGCAGGCAGACGACGCAGAGCGTCGGAAGCAGTATGCGCAGACGTTGCCGAAGGCAATAGCCATCGACTTTGACGGCTGCCTCTGCGCAAACGCATACCCGGACATCGGCGCTCCAAACTGGGAGATTATCGTCGCAGCAGCGGCAGAGCAAATCGCCGGAGCGGGCCTCATTCTCTGGACGTGCCGAGAGGGAGAACTGCTTGAGAACGCGCTCGAAGCCTGCGCCAGATGGGGCCTGCATTTCGATGCCGTGAACGACAGCTTGCCGTCGTGGAAGAAGTTTTACGGGAACGACACCCGCAAGGTCGGCGCGACTGAGTATTGGGATGACAAAGCATACCGAGTTCAGAACGGGAAGCTGATGAAGGAGGTCGCACATGAAATGGATTGACAGGCTGAAGGCAAAAATCATCCATGCACTCGGCGGCCTGACACGCGCTGAGGCGACGTTTCCTGCGCCCATCGCGCAGGTCCTCCATTACGACATCCAGACGGTCAGGATGGTGAAGATCGTGCCTGCCTTTACCGGAACGCACGAGGCCGAAATAGAGAAGATGCTCCGAGCGGAGATTGCGCACAACATCGCGGAGTATGTGATGGAACACGACGCTGTCGTTTACGAGAGGCAGGAAGAAGAAAACAACGACCTGCAGCTCTCGGCGACCTTCCGGTTCCTTCGGCCGCATGAGGGGGAGTGGAAGATATGAGAAATTGCGCACAAATCGGCATCGACGACGAAATCTTCGTTGACAGCTTCGCGGGAGGCGGTGGTGCATCGACGGGCATGGAGGTCGGCCTCGGCATTACGGTGGCGGCGGCCATCAACCATGACCCTGCGGCGATCCTGATGCACAAGACGAACCACCCGTACACGGAGCATTATCAGGCGTCCGTCTGGGATGTAGATCCGCGTGACGTATGCCGTGGGCGTCCCGTGGGCGGTGCGTGGTTCTCGCCCGACTGCAAGCATTTCAGCAAGGCCAAGGGCGCGGCTCTCGTTGATAAGAAAATCCGTGGTCTTGCGTGGATCACCCTGAGATGGGCCGCTCTGGTGCGGCCGCGAGTGATTTTCCTCGAAAATGTCGAAGAGTTCCAAACATGGGGGCCGGTCAGGAAAGGCAAACCCGTAAAGAAGCTGGCAGGCACGACGTTCAGAAAGTTCATCGGCCAGCTTCGGGATCTCGGCTACGAGGTCGAATGGCGTGAGCTGGTGGCGGCTGACTACGGCGCACCAACCAGCCGCAAGCGGTTCGTTCTGATTGCCCGTTGCGACGGAAAGCCCATTGTGTGGCCCGAACCGACCCACGCTCCGCGGGACAGCGAAGCCGTAAAGAGCGGCAGGCTAAAACCGTGGCGCAGCGCGGCGGAGATCATCGACTGGAGCCTGCCTTGCCCGTCCATCTTCGACACCAAGGAGGAAATCAAGGAGCGGTACAATTTGAAGGCGGTGCGGCCTTTGGCGGACAACACCATGCGGCGAATCATCCGCGGCGTGGATAAATTCACCATCAAGAGCGGCCAGCCGTATATCGTCCCGACCGGCTATGGAGAACGAAAGGGACAGGCCCCACGGGTACACGACATCGAGGAACCGCTGCCTACGGTGGTCGGGAGCGGCAAGCACAACCTCTGCAAGCCGGTGCTGGCACCGTTCACGGCGACGAACACCAGCAACAGTGTCGGAGCACCTGCCGGTGATCCGGTGCATACCGTGACGACCGCGGGGAACCAGATGCTTGTGACCCCATATCTGGCCGAGTGTAACCACGCAGGAGGCGGCCACGTCGCCGATGTGCGCGACCCATACAAAACCATTACGGCCAAGCATACTGGCGGTATTGTGGCGCCATCGCTCATTCAGTACCATACCGAGCAGACCGAAAATGTCCGGGCCTCTGGCCTCGGTGCTCCGATCCCAACCGTGGATGCCTCGAACCGCTACGGCCTGACCTGCGCAAATCTGGTGAAGTATTACAGCGGTGTGGTCGGCGAGAAGATGGAAGAACCGCTTCCGACGGTGACAGCCATCGACCACAATGCTGTGTGCGCGGCCCATGTGGTGAAGTTCAAGGGGAATGAGGTGGGAACACGCCCGACGGATGCGCTGCCGACGCAAACGTCGGCTGGTGTGTTCGCCCTCTGCGACACGCTGCTTTGCAAGGCGGGCCCCGACGAGAACCTGTATCGCTGGCCGCTGATCCGCGACCTGCTGAACCGATACTGCGGCTATGAGCTGGCCGATGACGACCTGCTGCTTCTGAGCATCGGCGGGACGCTCTACTTCATTGCAGACATCGGCCTGCGGATGCTCTCCCCGAGAGAGCTTTACAATGCGATGGGGTTCCCGCCCGATTACATCATCGACCGCGATTATATGGGCAACCCGTACCCGAAGAACGAACAGGTCGCCCGCTGTGGCAATGCCGTCTGCCCTCCGATGGCCGCGGCTGTTGCAAGGGCAAACTTCCCCGAATATGTCGCCAGAGTGGGCGACACCATCACGACAATGGCCGCCCTGCTGGACATGGTGGCGGTGTAGAAAGGAGCAAGACATGGACAAAAAGAAATTGATGGAGCTGGCAGAGCGGTATCAGCGCAAGGCTGACACGGCGTTCCAGAACTATCAGGAGACGGGCATTACCCGTTACGACACGGCCAGACGGAACAACGAGGATATGGCGGAGGCGTTACGAATGGCTGCCGCTGCCAAGGAAGACCACGACCGGATGATCCACCTGAGAGGGGTGCTCAGCCAACTGGCGTGGCGGGCTGCGGAGGCAAACCGTGCCAGCGAAGAGGAGCGGCCTCGGAAGATGCAGGCGGTGCTCGGAGAGCTGCTGTCTGCGGCCCGTATGCAGGGCTTGATCCGCGACGAAGGAGGTGATTTCAAATGAAAATCGTCATCGTGCATCACCTGAATGATGCGCAGCACTACCTTTTCGGAGTACCCGAGGAGAGAGACTTGAAGAAGGATGATCTGGTGCTGGTGTGCAACAGCCGAGGCGAAGTGCCGGCGGTCTGCGTCTGCGACAGCTTCAGCGTCCCCGAAAACGTGCTTGAGCAGTTGCAGAAAATGTACGGCGGGAAGACCCTGAAGTGGGTCATCGGAAGCGTTGAGTTCCTGCGCTGGAAGCAGGAGAAGGAGGAAGCGAAATGAAAAAGTATGTGCCCATTGTGACCGACGACCCGCAGGACAATGTGGAGGCGGCGCTGAACTTGGTGTTCATCAAGGATGAAGAGGTTTACGTCCGCGGCTATGGGCCGGCGCCTGACTTCTCAGACGCGACCCTGAGCAACGTGACGCGGGACATTCTGCAGAAGTACAGCCCCGAAACCTTGGAGAACGTACGCCTCAAAGACGATTTGGAGCTTTCGTGTGCGACCTCTGAGTGGCTGTTCGACGGCATTGATACGATTGAGGGCGTGGTTGCCCTGCTCTACACGATGGCGTGGGCCTTCGCAGAGACCAGAGAGCGCCTGCGGATGTACGAGGAGACGCGCCTCTCTCCGATGGACCTGAAAGACCGGCTGATCGCGCCGTTCCAGAACGATATGTTCGCTATGGTCTGGGGAGCGTTCAAGAAGCTGTACCCCGACAAGGAGTGCGAGATTTACTGGGAGCCGCAGATCCGCGACGAAGAGGACGGCAAGCCTGTGTATGGCCTGACCGACTTTGCCGATGATGGCTCTGTTGCTGTCTTTGTCAAGCCGAGCCTTGAGGTTGCGGACGCAGTCGAAGTCCTTGCGCACGAACTCGCCCATGTGGCGGTCGGCGTTGAGCACGACCACGACGAGGTCTGGCAGGAGGCGTTCGACAAGATTTTCGAGGAGTACAATCGCATCGGAAGCCAGATGTTCCCCGACGGGGAGGACAGTGCGATGGACGACCCCGATGAAAAGTGAGCTGCGGTTTTCGTGGCCTGATACTGGAGAGCTGTCGGTGCGTATCAACGGAAACGAGTCGGCAGCTCTCCGTTTCTTTCCGTCGGAAGAGGCCATCATAGACGGCCTGCGTAAAAACGGCGTAGAGGCCGCGTACGGCGATTTTGCAGATGCCCACCCACACACCCACGGAAATGAAACAGACACGTTACTGACGGTTTCAGGCGATTCCTGACGGTGTCCTGACTTCACAGTCACATTTTCTGGTGGTATAATCACAAATACAGAGGCTTTGCGAACGCAATCGGCCTCTTTGATAACGGAGGGAATGACTATGACAACAGGCGAGCACGGCGGCTATGAGGCCGCCGCACGGCAATACAACGACTGCATCCGCACCGGCCAGATCGCGCAGGCTGTCGAATGGCTGACGGAGATGGCCGAGATCCTTGAGAGCGAGAAGCGATATACCGACGCCCTGAAGCTGGGAATGCTGACGTTCTACTTCGCCACGAGCGGCGTGTACGCCGAGCCGGTCATTGAGGATCACCTCGCAAAGCAGATATGCCGCGTAGTCTGGGAGACTGGCCTGACGCTCCACGAACGCGAAGAGCTGTTCCTCGACACGATCCGCGACGACACGTTGCCAGAGCACATCATGTCAGCCAAGGACTGCGCGTACATTTTCGACGTATGCGCCGCCGGCAGGGTGGAGGACGCGAGAGAAATGCTGGGCCGATTCGTGACGGCTCAAGCAGCAAAGTAAATACAGAAGCGGAAAGCAAAAAGAGGCACGGACGTTGCTCTCGACGCTCGCACAGGGCCCGTAACAACTCCCCACCAATGAGAGCAGCCGACAGCGCCGCTATGAATGAAGTCTTTACCCCGGTGTACGAGTGCCAATACATCACGAAGGAGTAAAGAAAATGAACAGAAATCTGAACGAGGCAATTTTCGACATCGCAAAGGTGGAGGCCATCATGTTTGCTTTCGAGAATACCTATCTGGAGCTGGATGTGGCGCCGGCTGACAGAGCGCGAGCCGACATGGCGACGGATGCCTTCTATGCCCTTTGGGACGCCATCAGGAAGGTGTCGGATGACCTCGACCGTCTGGCTGGAGATTGCCGAGTGGTGGATGCCATCTACGCCGTCAATGACGTTCGGCGGCGTGTTGGCACCTTGAAAACCGAAGACTGAGTAGGAGAGAGGCCGGGGTTTTCCCGGCCTCTTTGCTATTCTTGCCACAAAATATGTATAACATATTGACTTCGAGGTACAATGTGGTATAATATACTCAAAGAAATTAAAGGAGTGATTTCAGATGGCGAAAGTATCAACCAGCATTTCCATTGACGCCGATGTGAAAGCACAGGCTCAAGCTCTGTTCGCAGACTTCGGCCTCGACCTGTCCACCGCAATCAACATCTTCCTGCGGCAGTCGATCCGTGAGAATTGCATCCCGTTTTCCATCCAGCGCGAGGTTCCCAACGCGGACACCATTGCAGCTATGCGGGAAGCTGATGACATGGTGAACCACCCTGAGCAGTACGAGACCTTCCACAGCATGGAAGACCTGAAGAGGGCTTTGGAAGCATGAAGTACGATGTGAGGATGTCCACCCGCTTCAAGAAGGATATGAAGCTGGTGCAGAAACGTGGGTACGACCAGAGACTCATTTTCGAGGTGATCGAACTGCTTGCCAACGGCATGAAGCTCGACGAGAAGTACAAAGACCACCTCCTGACCGGCGACTACGGTGGGTTCCGTGAGTGCCACATCACACCCGATTGGCTGTTGGTGTACCAGTACAGGGAGCAGGAACTTTTGCTGCTGCTGTCCAGAACTGGAACCCACAGCGACCTGTTCTGAACTATGGAGCAGGCGGCGATGACGTACAAGGGGTATTCGGCAAGGCCCGAATACTCCGCCGAGGACGGGGTCTTCTTCGGACGGCTCCTCGGCATCAACGACTTAGTGAACTTCGAGTCCGCAAATGCAGAGGGCTTGGAGGAAGAGTTTCATAAGGTGGTGGACGACTATCTGGTGTTCTGCTCCGAAATAGGGAAGCAGCCCCAGACGCCCACCATCTGA